TGTTATAGGTGAGGATACCCACGAAGATATCTTATTATCAAATTTGATTACAATTACTGCCGTTAAAGACTAATTATAATGAAAAAGAGTCACTTAATGGCTTGAGTTTATAATTGGAATTTTACTATGAATGAATTTAATTTTCGTAAAAGCGTAAGAGACGCTATTTTATTAAGGGAAGGGTGGGAAGAAAAGTTGGCTCAGCTTGAGAAAGAAGATGAAGAAGAAGCCAAACTTGTCGCTCATGGAAAAACGCCTGAAAAGAAGCGTCGCTTTGGGATTGCGTCGGATGTAGAAGATGGAGAAAATAGTTCGCTTCAAAATATCTTGGGGAAATTGAAGTTCCTTGAGGCCGCCGACCAGATGAAATTAATTAATATTATTGATAAGATTACTCAACACATCACCCTCGAAGAAGCTGTAGAATTAACTGGAGACCGTGGTGAGGCTCGAAGAATTGTTCCCTCTGTTAAGACGAGGGGAACTTCTCGCGGCTATCGGCGATCTTGGTTTGACTCCCGAAGAGAATGAGGCAATACTAAAAGCCATTAATTTTTGGGGGAGGACGAATACAGTAAGATTTGATACTCCCGATGGCGCCATCTCGACAGGCGCAGATGCAGACGGCCCAACTTCTTCGGACAATGATGATTGGGATCCCGATGCCGACACGGAAGAGGTTCCCAAGCCAGATGTTGATTTGGAGATGCAGAAAGAAATGGACCGCGCAAAACAAGCCGAACCCGCTATTTCAGCCGAACTATTAGATATAACAGATGCCACTTCTGAAAAGTGGGGAAAAATAAGAAATAAAACCCAAAATAAAAATCTACAAAAAGCTATGGATTATATTTATAATTTGTCGCTTGCAGAACAAAGGTATCTACAGCTCCTACAGAGGTTTAAAATTAATGAAAATAACAAATAATTCAAATCGGAATATTTCCGAAATTACTACAATGCTGGAGGATTTTTATCCTTTTGCCCAAAAAAGAATGGGGTTCGATCGGGATACGGAAATTATTTTCGAGACAGATGTTGAAAATGCCCAAAATGTATTAGGCAAGACAGCCTACTATGAACCTGCCACTGAAAAAGTCACCGTCTATGTTGACGCCCGGCACCCAAAAGATATAATGCGCTCTATTTCGCATGAGTTAGTACATCATACACAAAATTGTAATGGACAATTCGATGGCCAACTGGGAGTTGGTGAAGGCTATGCCCAGACCGACGAGCACCTTAGAAAGATGGAAGAAGATGCTTATTTGCGTGGAAACATGACTTTCCGTGATTGGGAAGATAATTATAAGCAATTAAATCCGCTTCAAGAGCGACACGAAAGACTTTATTATAAATTATTAAGGAGAATGCGATAATGGGACTTATATGGCAATGGAAGTGGCCTTCTATACCTTATGCTGATAGTGGAATTGAGAGGTTAGAGGATGTATTTGGTTGGGATATTGATTGGTTTTCTACTAAAGATATCGATAAATTTAACCCTGCCTTTTCACATGACCCCTCTCTCCAGTGGAAGCCTGGAGGCGCCACCTACGATTCGAAGCCTGTCTTGCTGGGCTACAATAATACTTGGGCAACAGCAGCGGGAATTACAGGGTCGCAGGGCATATATTCTTGGGCCTCATATGCGGGATATCAAGCCGGAGCCTCTGCACTTAATTGGAGAAAATATGATGATGAAAGTGGCTGGGCATTAATTAATCTCAATAATTCATGGAATATCTTAATTAGGCCCGAACTCGGGGGAGGAAGTACTCCCGTGCGCATGCAATTACTAATGTGGGCCGATGCCGGCGCTGATGCTGGAACATATCCCTGGAATGATGTCTCTTCTGTGAAAGCCACTAGCACCGTGACAATTTCTCAAGAAAATTGGCAATGGCTAAGTTTAAAATTTGAATGTACCGGAACCAACATCCGCGCCGCCGTTGAGCTTAACGGCGGCACAATTATTCCTACGACTACTTTAGCTATCGCTAATACTCCTTCTTCCGCTTCACACTTGCGAATAATGACGCCTATTGAGTGTACAGACGCGAATAATCAGAGCGGGGAACTTATCGGAGATGTGGTAATGTATAGATATTACACAGACACGAGTCCGGTTGCTTATAATTATATGAGGATTGTCGATACGGAAGATTCGAATGTCGGCGCTTGGACAGCGGTGGGAGCAGCAACAAATGTAGTTGCCGTGAACCCGACCTCGTCTAATATTTCTACTGAATATTCTGAAAATACATTAGCAGTTCCTTCGGATGAGTTGACGCTGAGTGATTCAAATAATTTTGACACGGAATTAGGGATGGCAGCTGGAACGATTATTGGTGTTGGATCTTATTTTTCGATGAAAGCAGATGGAACAGGGGAACCGCTTTTCGCGGCTGTTGGTCATGGCGGATCTTTTGAAGCCGGACCGGTGACAACTTCGTCGCTGGGGGATTATAGCACCATCTATAAAGTTGCCACAACTTGCCCGAGCACAGCAGGAGCATGGACTTCTGCCCAAGTTACGGCATCTAAAATAAAAATTGAAGTAGACTAAGGAGAGAAATATGGCGGTTAAATGGTCATGGTCCTTTGGGGCCGAAACAGCAGAAGAATTAGAAACAGCAGGATGGGATCCACAGAGTACAAATGTAGCACATATAACCGAGGATAATTCTCGGATCTACACTTATGTGGGATCGCCATCACGGTACTCTTTGAATATGCGTCGGGGGTATCAAATCGCTGCACCGCCGGGAGTAGTATCCCCTTCTGGATGGGTGGCCGTTGCTTTTTATTGCAACGATGTGTTCGACCAATGGTATCAGGATCGGCATATTATAATGATTAAGGACGATAGGGGAAAGGCTATTAGCATTTACTGCGACAATAATGCAACTCAAACTGTAAAATTAAAGGTAGGTGATACCAACGATCCCGCAGGAGCTTTTACAGTATCTCAAAATGATTGGCATTATATAGCCCTGCAGTACGATATGACCTCCTCTGTATGGAGCGCGCGCTGGTATTTGGATGGCGTGGCTATGGGAACCCTAACTTCTGATGCGAGTGAGGAAGCGACAACGGCGCAGGAACTGCGCCTAAGCGTTGCTGGTATTAGCGATGCCGATGCTTTAGGGACTTGGTACGGCCAGATTATCGCCTGGGATGACAAGCTTGGAGATGCAGGGGAGATTTCTAAATTTGCCACTCGCATTCAGCCTGGCATAGACACTGCAGAAGGCGGCGTATGGAATCCAAGTACTGGAGCTACAAACTGGGAAGTATTAAGCGGTACGATGGCTACCGGAACCTATACGGAAATTGCAGGCGCAGTTGTTGGGAATTATGTAACTTGTCAAGCATCCACGGGCGCGGGAGTTGATATTAGTGATATGGTGGGAGTCATTCCCACTAGTATACACGGAGTGACTTGTCATGGGTTAGTCTCAGGGTCAGGGCCCTACGGAAAAGTATCCCTGGGTGACGATAATTCTAACTGGGTGACCGGCACCAATGTTCTGCCAGCTATTGCGGATCCGAAGTATGCTTTTGCAACAGCACCAAGTCAGAGTTCCGGAGGAGTCTGGACTAGTGCAAGCACTGTATATTTAAAATATGAGGTGAGTTAGAGGCCATGGCTATTTGGGACGATCTAGTTGCCTATTATCCAGGTGGGTCAGAGTATGACTTATGGAATAAGTTCAAAGTCTCACTGACATCTGTAACAGTAGGGGCTAATGCTGGGCCAGCTGGCGTTTTGCCAGCGTGGACATATTCAGCTTTTTTGGGAGGAGGGTATGCCGATATTCCTCAGCCCATTCCCAATAGTACGGGGATTTTTACTATCTCCTTGTGGTTTAAAAATCTTAATTCGGGTAACTGTACAGGCGTCTCTTTGACTAGTAATTATAGCCCCATTAGGATCGCGTCTGCAGGAACTGATCTAGGAGTAAGACATTCGACAGGTGCCTTCTTTGGGTCCGGATATAACCCTTCTGGTTTAGCAGCTGGTGTGTGGCACCACTTGGTAGTGACTGCCGATGGCGCGGGAGGATATACTTATTATATAAATGGAACTTCGGTAGGTACAGCTACTGCTCCTGCTGGCCTGTTCACCGACTTTCTAACTATCGGAAACTTGAATTCTCATACCAAAGAGTTCGCCGAATACCTCTCAGAAATAGCTTTTTGGCAGCGCGAGATTACACCAACAGAGGTATCCCGCATTTATACTGCCACCAATGTTGGTCACCCCCTAGATAGATTAATAGAGCCGCAATTCGCCCTACCGGGGGGAGGAGAGTCCACGTCGTGGGCTGATATGAGCAATAATATTGTTTTATATCATCTTGATGATGTGGGTACCGCCAATCATGCACATGATGATTCTGGAAACAATTTTGATGGATCCGGATCCAATGTTAGCAATATAGCGGGATTAAAATTACATAGCGGATCATACACGCCTCCGGGTGTTGTATTAGCGTCCGGCTCCTTTTATAATGGAACTAACGCCGTTGTCGACTCTAATCGCACGCCAGCAACCTTAGATATAGATGGTAATAAATCGCGATCGATTGTGATGTGGTTATCTTCTTCAAACTGGCAGAATGATGATGTTATTTGGACCATGGGGCAAAATTCGAGTGGCCAAGACTTTAGTTTAGTAACAAAAACCACAAACCGCATCAGTCTCAATACCTGGGGGAATGATGCATATTGGGATATCCCTTCATCGCCCCTGGGCTGGAATCACTATGCCATCACCTACCACTCGGGGACATATGAAGGGAAGTTTTATTTTAATGGAAATTTCGTTGGCACGCATGCTTTTGGAAGCTCGCGAAATACTTCTAATTCTAATACATTAAAAATTGGAGGGCCAAATTATCAATGGGGGTATTTCCCCGGCGCGATACAGGAAATTGCCATTTTTTCAGGAAGCGTACTCTCTGATTCTGATATAAGATCCATTTATAACTATCAAGTGGCCAATTTTGTTCCTTCGACGGGCAGCGCTACGTTGGATACACTCTTTAGTACCGTTGTACACGGAAGCCCTAGTGATGTTGCCTTAGATACTCTTTTTGGCACAGTGGTGCATGATTTAGCTCTCGGAACTGTAGCCCTTGATTCATTGATTGGTACTATCGTTCATGGCGTAGCACCACCTTCTGCTTCCCTTCCAGATATTACAGGGACAGTGGGCATACCACTGTGTTTTGATTCGACGGGAAGCGTCGGGGTCGAATATTATCATTGGTCCTGGACTTCAGTTCCTAGCGGGAGCAGTATAGGGAATACTATTTTACCTCTTCCTTCCGGAGGGGCACTTGGCACAACCACGCCGTTCGACATGAATGGAAATATGGCACTGTTTCACTTCGAACAGACCTCTACTATTTCCTATGAAGAGGATTTTGAAAGTACCCCTATTGGCTCATTACCCGGAGGATGGTCTACATGGGGCGATAATGTTTGGCAAGTGACAGGCAACCTCTCTCATGGTGGAACTGTATCTGTCGGAAGTGGAGATGTCGCGGATAATCAGCAAGCGCTTTTGGCGTATACAGCCAGCGTAGCTGTTGATTCTCAGATAAGTTTTTGGTGGAATGTGTCCTCCGAGGCCGGCTGGGATAAGCTCAAATTTTATTTAAATGGAGTCTTTCAAGATGAAATTTCTGGCGCACCAGGGTGGACACAGCAAACCTACGTTCTCCCTGTAGGAACCCATCATTTTAAATGGCAGTATGTTAAAGATGTTGTCTGGTCAGCCGGATTAGACATGGGATGGGTTGACGATATTTCGATTGGGACTGTTCTGTATGCCAGTGATTCATCTGGATTACAAAATTCGGCTTCAATAGACGGCCCAACCCAATTATCGGGTGCCGGCTATGTGGGGAATTATTGTTACGCTTTCGATGGTATAGACGACACAATGACGATACATTATCCTGCCGGTATTTTCGCAGCAACAACGGGTGTTTCTTGTGCGGCATGGGTAAAGAAGCTGGCCACAACCGGATATAAAACTATTTTTGGAATGGGATCCTCTAAAGGATTCCAGCTGGGGACTGCCAACGGAGAGGCTTATTTTACTGTTCAAAACGGGGGTTGGATTGGAACTGTTGATGACGCTGCGACACTTATTCCCACCAATACGTGGACTCATGTTGTGGGGACATATGATAGCACTACTCTAAAAATTTATATTAATGGAGTTGAGATTGAGACAAATAGAACCACAACAGCGGGCGCTATTAATTATGTGGGATCAGGTTTTCCTACTATTGGATATTCAAACGGATCGGATTATTGGACTGGAAGTATTGACGAACTAGCACTTTGGGACAGAGCCATTTCTGCCGAGGAAGTGCGGGATATATATTTTCTCCAATCGGGAGGATATGCAGGTATTGCAACTTCTTCACTCTGTTTTACTCCCGACGTCAACGGAACCTATACCATGAACTTAGAAATTGGCCCCTCAGTAAGTGCATCGGCCGATGCTGTTATAGGAAGTGCAGCAGCAGGTACCTCTAGTGTTTTTGCGGGATGGGGAATTTCCACTTATGTGCCTGACAATAGCAAAATTTATGGTGGATGGGAAATGGCCACGTACGTGCCCGATAATAGTAAAATTTATGGCGGATGGCAAATCGCGACCTGTGTTCCCGATAACAGCAAAGCATATGCCGCATGGGAAATTGTAACTTGGAATACGGCCTCTTCTGCCGCACCATTACCCTGTATCAGCCCGACTAGCAGTGAGGTTCACGCCTGGTTATCTGAAGGATTGATTATCAATAATTATTTGAATTTAGCCGAAGGTCGCGCGAAAAGAAATTGTCAAGTACCTTTTAAATTAAATATCAAAGATAATTTAGGATTAAGATGGTCAGATTTGATCGCCACTCCATCTGGAACTGCTCCAACTTTCTGTACAAGTTCTTGTACTTAATATAATAATGATTTTGAATTTAAAAAACACTAATTATAATTAAATATATTTTTTAAAAGGAGAATATCATGGGTAAGAAATATAAAAGATTTATTTTGCCTCAATTAGAGGCTAAACAGCGCGAGGCTAAACAGCGCGAGGCTAAACAGCGCGAGGCTAAAGCTGCCGCGATTGAGACAGCCGCAGCTAAGGCGTCAGCCGAAAAAGCATCTGCTGCTAAAGAGGTTGCGAAAAAAGCGACAGCGGTACCAAAGGCAACGAAGAAGCCTTCAAAGGCAACGAAGAAGCCTACGAGAACCTCTACATCCAAAAAGACAAAAGGATCTTCGAGCAAGGCTTCATGGAAAAGTGGAGAATAAAAAATGTTTGATTTCGATAAAATAACTCGAAAATTTCTATTGGGTGAATGGTCTAAAAAACCCTCTGTATTGTCTCGTGCTCGAACGATCAAAGAGGCTCTTGAAAGTTTAAAACCAAGGACTATAAAAGAACGCCAGCGTATTGAAATCGCTCTTGAAAATCTTTCTCATATGCGCAGAGGCTATCGCAAATTAGAAGAACAGAATAGGACATTGGTCGAAGAAAATAGCAATTTAGCCGAACAACTTCAAATTTTAGAGGAAAGTAGAGAATAATATGGGCGGATTAGCTGGACATATGAGTCATCTTTATGATAATCCGAGGTTGACTTTCTCTGAAATTAAAAGTATTTTACAAGATGCAGCTGCAGGTAATCTTGAGGGCACTGAAAAGACTGATGGCCAGAACCTGTACATTTCTTTTTCGGTCCCCAAGCAAGAACTAGAATTTGCTGAGGATGGCCCAAAAGCTGCAAGGAATAAAACAAATATTAAAGCCGGAGGAATGTCTACTCAACAATTAGCAGACAAGTTCTCCTTCAATCCGGCTCTTAAAAAATCCTTCTCTCAGGCCCTTCGAGATTTCGGAAATGTAGTTAAATCTTTTCCGAAAGACAAGCAAATAGAAATATTTGGACCAGATACCAATATCTACTATAATGCTGAAATTATTAATCCTGAAACTGCAAATGTTGTAAATTATGATTCTAAGCTAGTTTCTATTCACAGAGGTGGTGGCGCAGAATTTGATAAAGAAACTGGCGCGCCAGTTCAAATTGAGATTACTGATCCTGAAACTGGAGAGATTATTACGGGCCCCAAAGATGTATCGGGGCATGCCCAGATGCTGTCTGATGTTCTAGAAGATATCCAGCAAGACTTATCCGATAATAAATTTAAAATTGAAATGGATGCAGTTTTTAATCTAAAGGCCCTGGAGGATAAAGAAGCTCTACAAACGGCGCTTGGTATTATTGAGGATGAACTTTCGAGTGAAGGAATTTCTGATAGCCAGATGGTTATTGAATATATTATGGCACGGATTTTATCCCTATTTCAAGAAGAGGGTCTTAATTTAGATGAAGAAACAGAAAGATTAGTTTTAAAGAGGATCCTTTTATCCAATCCCTCTTATAAGGAGGCTTATGGATATGATAAGATGCCCAAAGAATTGGATCCTCGTACAATTTTAAAAAATGCCAGTCAAAAAGATAAGAATCGTGTAATTTATTTGCTGAAAAATGCGAAGGAAATTTTAGCCAAAGCTATAGAGCCGATAGAGGGCGCAATCCACGATTTTACCGTTGAGATGTTACGCGGATTGGAGAGTTTATTTATTTTAGATAATAAAAAAGAAACAGAAAGACTCAAAAGTGAAGTGGCAAAAGCCATCGCCGCCATTGAGGCTTCCGGGCACGAAGGGGCTTTGGAAATATTACAAAAACAAATGAACAAATTAAAAAGCGTAGAAAATGTATCTACCGCAGCAGAGGGTTTTGTTTTTGATCACGATGGCTGGTCTTATAAATTTACGGGAAATTTCGCACCTATTAATCAAATTTTGGGCCTCTTTAAATATGGGCGTGCCGGAATACCTCCTTTGGAAAAATTAAATGAAAAAATAGAAAATGAATCTAAAAGGCAAGTCGTCTTGTACCCCGGGAGATTTCAACCCATGGGTCGACATCATGTCGCCGTATTCGAAGAATTACAAAATCGCTTTGGAAGGGGAAATGTATATATCGCCACATCTGATAAGGTGGATCCTCCAAAATCCCCTCTTAATTTCGAAGAAAAGAAAGAAATAATTTTAAAACATGGCATACCCGAGGAGCAAATATTAAATATTCGAAGCCCCTATCGCGGAGATGAACTAGAAAAATATTTTGATCCAGAAACTACGATAGCTATATATGCCCTCGGAGCAAAAGACGCTGGCAGGCTTTCTATGGCAGGCTGGTTTAGAGATTATGAAGATAATTTAAACGACCTAAAAACTTACCAAGATCACGGTTATGTTCTAGAGGCTCCCCACCAATGTATTATCCTTCCTACCGGTGAGGAGATGTGCGGAAGTAGTATACGGGCAGCTATGAAAAATCTTACTCCTGAGAGCTTTAATGACGTCATGGGATGGTTTGATCAGGATATCTATGACATGTTAAAGAGTAAGATTAGCGAAAGCCCCACGAGCCTCTCAGAGACACTTTTTTCTTTAATTGAGGAAGTTATTGAGGAGCGCTCAAAAAAGGCAGAAAAAATCTCTAAAAAGATTGCATATCTCATTGATAAAGAAGGTAAAGATAAGGACCAGGCTGCAGCAATTGCCTATTCCATGTATGACCGGGGAGATCTGGATGAACTTCGAACTAATATATCTGGTTTTTACGGCGATCCTCCTAAACCTAGACGAAAGCCGAAAAAAAATAAATATAATGAACCCACACTTCGCGACGACTCTAAGTCACCTCGCAACTCTAAAGAAAAAGAGGAAGAAGAAATGGAGCTGGAAGAAATCTCAGCTATGGGAGGGGGTGCCGCCCAAGGCAGTAGTGGCACACAGAATTCTGTACCTTTTCCGGGATTTAAAATAAAAAGAAGAAAATCCAAGAAGAAACGTACTAATTATTAATAAACTGGAGTTTACTATAATGATTAATAGAAATGATTTATTAGAAGAACATCTTTTGAGAGAAAATATCCGGACCGCACTTCGAATTGTTAAGCGGCGACAAGGACAAAAAGAATTTTATGTTCGTAACATAGTTAAATCATTGCTCTCAGAGGTTGCGTCCGTTAAATATGAGTATACCTCTTTAAATTTACTGGCTCACTTTATTAAGGAAGTTGTCGGAGACCCCTCTAAACCGGATAGCAATCCTGCGTTTAAGGATGCTTATACCGATCTTACTTCCTCAACAGAGGATCGAGAAATATTTACCGAATTTATTCTGGATTTTGCCAATGAGGATTTTCGCACAATTGATGCAGACCGAGAACCAAAATCCCTAGGACAGGACTTTGTTGAGAGAGGGTTTGAAGAGCCTGAAGAAGATATCGAAGATGTAGAAGAAGACGAAGAAGACGAGGTGATCACTATTAGCGTGAATGATCTTGAGGATAGCGGAGGAGATATTGTCCCTGAAGAACCTGAAGAAGAAGAATTTACTATTGGTGAAGACTTAGTTGAAGAAGAGCCTGAAGAAGATGTTAATTCTGGTATTAAAAAATATAGCAGAGAAGCATATAAGAGAATCGGCCCTGCTCTTCGAAGATATTACGGCCAAATCCAAAAAGAAAGTGTCCTAAAAAACGCCGTAGAGATCGATGGCAAGGAGTATCCTCCAGGAGATGTTAGCGAAAGGGAACTTTTCAGAATCTATCTAAAAAAGAATCTCTTACTTTGGGCTTCAAGATATGAGGAATTGTTTTTTCAAGATTCTCCCGAAACTGATATTGAAATTGATGGACAAGCTGACGAAGAAGAAGCTGTTATTGATGCTGATACTGCTGGGGAATCTGAAGTTCTTGATTTAGGTTTTTAAAAAAAATTACATCTTTTTCCTTGACAAAGGTTTAGATTTACGTTATATTAATATTAATCACACTAAACATACTAATCACACTAAACATACTAATCACTCTAAACATACTAATATTATAATCACTCTAAACATACTAATATTATAATCACTCTAAAACACTCTATCATACTAATACTGTTATGTCAAATTGGAAACGCAGAAAGAATTACAATGGTAAAAACAAAGATTATAGTATCTCTAATAAACTTCGTAAAGAAAAGAGATCTCATGAAGAATTTGAGATTATGTTAAATAGTTTGACTCTCGAAGAGGTCATAGGGCTCAAGTTAGAATTGGCGTCACGAAATATAGCCAATCGCCTCTATGGCTTACCTATATGGTCATCAATAAATCATATAATTAAAGAAGCGGTTCTCAAGTATGCTCTGTCTGCCACGCGTACTCAAGCGGAGGCTATGAGATTCCTTGGCTTAAATCAAAGTCATTTTCACGAGCTGCGAAAGAAGTATAAAATTAAAGAATATTTTTTAAATCAAGAAGAAGAGGAATAGCTGCATAGTTATACCTGGATGTACCTTTGTACCATCCCGGACACAGGAGAAAAGTGTAATTATAAACGGAATGGTTCATTGTCTCTAACGAACCATGGGAGCGAAAGGAGAGTGGTAAGTGCGTTTTATATATTTAATTGAGTCTTTACTAACGCGAGTAATCCCCAAGTGCAGAGAGGCTAGGATGCTGGAAATCCAAGTTAACCAGCACTTTTCTTTTTTTTTGATTTTATTATGCTACACGATGATATGAAAAAAACTATGACAGAAGAGGAGGTCATTAATTTGGCATATGCAGAATATGAACCTAAATTTGATGCAACAGCAGAATTCCAGGTTAAAATTAAAAGTGATGATGGTGGTAAGACAATCGATTTCTTTGTAGTCGGTGAAGAAAACGCAGAATATCTCCGAGATGAATTAAAGCAGACATATAATGGATATCGTACTATTGTAGTGTATCGCAGTGAAATGAAAATAAAGAAATAAATGAAAAGACTAATAATTTCAGACACCCACATAGGGTCAAGATTCTATAGAAGAAATAAATTACTGGAATTATTACGCACCAAAGAGTACGACCAACTCATTTTAAATGGCGACATTGTTGAATTTCTTAAGGGCCCAGTGTTTCATGAGATTGCTTTAGAAATTTTTAAAGCTATTGATTTTCGAAAAGAGATTATTTATGTGATAGGTAATCACGACTTGGCTTTATCTAATTTTGTAGGCAAAGAGATTGGGGGGATAAAATTTGTCAAAGAATACGTGTTCGAAGAAAATGGCAGGACATTTAGGGTAGAACACGGCGATGCCTATGAGACAGGTATAGTCCATTACCAGAAAACAATGAAAGTAGTTTCTGTTTTTCAGGACATAATCGAAAGAATTTTCAACATTGACTTATCTGAGTGGCTCACCAATTTGCGATTAAAAAAACGCAAGCTTAAGCGCTTATGGGATATTATTGATAAAAACAGCGACGTAGATGTTCTTATAATAGGTCATATGCACATACCTGAAGTGGTGATTTGGATTGACGAATACGAAAAGATTAAAACATATGTCAATAGCGGAGATTGGGTCCAGCACGCCACCTATGTGGAAATTAATGATGGAATTGTGCGTTTAAGAAATTTTTTAAAAAAATGAAAATTTAAATAATACTTATATAAAAAAGAGGTAAGAATGTTTGTTGTTTGGGGTATAGTTGGTTTCTTTTTTACGTCGCTGATGTTTTATTTAAATCATCGTTTTGTTGGTCATGGGCCTTTAGGGAAGTGGCCCCTCTTGAGGCACATGAGAAGACTACATATGAAACACCACAGGCATGATTACGATGAAGAGCGAAATACTCACCTCACCCTTCCGTTGTGGGCTAAATTTTTATTCTTACTCACCTTCTTTCTTCTATCTTTAATATCCCTATCATTTGCTGTGGGTTATATCGTCTATGTGCTTTATTATGGCTGGCTCCATCATAAAATGCACAATGATGACAAGACAGGCTATTGCTCACAACACCATTATATCCACCACAGAAAATCAGCAAAGCATAATTTCTCAGGTACAATGCCATTTATTGATAAAATTTTCGGAACTCATTTAAAAAAAGCTTGACAAAAGTATAGAAATCCCATATAATGTATATATGGACTTTTAACTCAGTTGGTCAGAGTACCCGGCTCATACCCGGAATGTCGTAGGTTCAAGTCCTACAAAGTCCACCACTATTACAGGCCTCCGTAGCTCAACTGGATAGAGCATCGGCCTTCTAAGCCGAGGGTTACGCGTTCGAGTCGTGTCGGAGGTGCCATTATCATGAATTTAACAAAGAGAGAAAAAATGAAAGATATATATTGGTCGAGCTTACCTACCCACGTTCCGGGCTCTGATTTAGAAAGTTCAAAGTCGGATGATAATAACAAGGTAGAAATTAAGAGTAATAGAGTATATTTTTATTCTGAAGTCTCTCGTTCTAAAAATTTAGATCTTAATATGAAACTGAGAGATCTGGAAAATGATCTGCTTGCCCAAAAACAAAGGTTAGCGCTAGAAGGCCCAGGAAAAATATATCTCCATATCAATTCTTATGGAGGGTCGGTATTCGCAGGATTTTCTTCCGTTGATTATATTGCGACATCTCATGTTCCAGTAACATCGGTTATTGATGGCTGCGCAGCTTCGGCAGCTACTATTATGAGTGTTGTGGCAGAACATCGGCAGATCAATAAACATGCTTATATGCTGATTCACCAATTATCATCAGGCATGTGGGGTAAATATCAAGAGCAGAAAGATACCATGATGAACAACGACGCCCTCATGAAAATGATTATTGAGATTTATGAGGAGCATACTAAGATTCCAAAAAAGGAATTAGATAAATTACTTAAGCATGATTTGTGGTGGGACGCATCTACGTGCTTAAAATATGGATTAGTAGATGAAATTATTTAAAAGATTATTTAAATCCTATCTGGTGTTTGGGTTGGGCGTTATTTTTGGCTCTACTATTTCTTCTCTGGTAACTTATGCCATAATGGCCTTCTCTTATGGGAGTCCAGACGCGATTAAAATACTTCAAATTCAACAATGTTTAGAGGAAAAAATTAGTGAATAAAGAAAATAAAACAGTTATGGTATCAGGGGGATTTGATCCAATCCATGTTGGTCATGTAAGAATGATCCGCGCTGCAGCTCAATATGGTAATGTCATTGTGGTTGCCAATTCAGATGAGTGGCTCTATCGCAAGAAAGGGTATAACTTTATGGGGTTTAACGAAAGAAAAGAAATTTTGATGGCTCTAAAAGGAGTTATTGACGTTGTTCCGGTGCATGATGACGATGGTACTGTTTGTACAGCACTTTTGGAGCATAAGCCAACTTATTTTGCCAACGGAGGCGATCGCACATCTGAGAATACTCCCGAAAAAATGGTTTGTGAAGAGCTAGGAATAGAAATGTTATGGAATGTCGGCGGCCAAAAGATTCAATCATCGTCAGAATTGGTGCAAGTGGCTCATGAAAAGTCGTAAAAAAATTAGAAAATTAGTATGTAATTCAATTCTGGCCGCTGGCTGGACAGCTATAGGAGCAGCGGTGGTAGCTCATTTTCTCTACTATTCTTTATTAGATGTAGAAAAATTATAAAATGGGAAATCGCCGCCATAATTACTAATAGGATGAATTGGTTTTTATATATTGTTAACACAGATTTTCTTGATGATGATGGAGAATTAATAAAGAATGGCGAGGCCGGAGTAGGCCAGTGTTCGATGGATCCTGGGATTGTCGATGCGCCGTATGGAACAATGTATATAATTTCCGGATTTGAAGTAAAAAAATATTTTAAAAAAAATAAAATTGTTAATCTGAGTGCTTATCATGTGAGAAAGGCAATAGAAAATTATTATTTCAGAAAAGACAAGAAAAAACCAGAGCCGGAAGAATTTATTTTTGATTAGGAGAAAAGAATGATACAGTCAATAAAGAATGTCCTATCTGCGATTGGAGAGGGAATAAGGGGATATATTTCTGATCCTATTAAATATTCTTTCATGGTTTCTTATAAAATTTTATGTATAGGGTTGGGGATATGGATTATTCTATATATCACCTCTTTTGTTTTAAAAATTCTTGGCATCGGCGCCTGAAATGAAAATCAAAAAATCCACACGATGTTACTTATCTTCGGTTGGTCATAATAATTTTTTTTATCCTGACTATGAGAATGGTGAGACCGTATTTTTAGAGGAAGAAGAAAATCCTGAGCTAAAAATGTGGTTATATGAAAATAAAAAATTGCGGCCTGTCTTGGTTGAGGCTTCCAAATTAGAAAATGTAATAGCTGCGCCGGGAATCAAGACTGTCGTCTGGATTCGGCCGAAGGATTTAATTAATGACGAAAATAATTAAAATACTTAACCGCCGAACTACTTAAAAATACATGGCAAGTAAGATTTATATAATTGATACGAGCGCCTGTTTGACAGATTTTGCATGCATTAATCATTATGGGCCCCATGATATAATAATTCCAATGAAAGTATTGGAAGAGATAGACAAGCACAAAAAGCGCCAAGATTCAGTTGGAGCAAATGCTAGAAGTATTATACGCGAGTTCGACTCCTTGAGAGAGAAGGGTAGCCTTCAGACGGGCGTCTCTCTTGGTCCCAACCGGGGCACGTTGGTAGTCGCTCATCATATCTCTGATGATCTCCCTTCGGACTTTAATAATGCAGATGCGGATCATATAATTATGACTTCCGCTGTCACCGCTGGAAAAAGGTTTCCGGAACGTGACGTGATTTTGGTAAGCCGCGATATAAATATGAGAGTCATGGCAGATTCCATAGGCCTTAAATCTGAAGATTACATAGAAAATAAGATTTTATCGGTGCAAAGTGAATTATACGGGGGATATTCCCAAAAGTCAATAGCTGACTCTTTAATAGACAGAGTATATTCGACCGGATGTCTAAACTTGCTAGAAGACAATTCACCCGGATATCCAAATGAATCTATAATGCTGATGTCAGACTTAAATGAAAAAAAGACCGCTTTATGTCGAAAAAGAAATAATAAATATTGTCATGTGAATAATGATATAAATAAAAGGGGAGTGTGGGGCCTCAAGCCAAGAAACAAAGAGCAAGTATTTGCCCTGGATTTGTTGATGGACCCGACACTTCCACTCGTTACACTGGTTGGAAAGGCTGGGTGTGGAAAGACGCTTTTAGCCATCGCCGCCGGCATAGCTCAAACTATAAGTGATCCATTCCGTCCAGAACTCGACGCGCCTTATAAAAAGTTGGTAATCTCCCGACCAGTGCAGCCCATGGGTAAAGATATAGGATATCTTCCCGGAACCATGGAAGAAAAGATGCACCCATGGCTTATGCCTATTCAAGATAATCTTCAATATATTCTTGGAAATGATAAAGCCACCCTAGAAGAGTATATTGATAAAGGAATTATTGAAATCGAGGCCCTCACCTATATACGGGGCCGCTCTATTTCAAATGCTTATATTATCATTGATGAGGCACAAAATTTATCTCTGCATGAAATTAAAACAATATTGACCCGGGTGGGGGAAGGTACAAAAATTGTACTTACAGGTGATGTGGAACAAATAGATAATATATATGTAGACGAAACCTCCAATGGATTAGTTCATATAGTAGAAAATTTTAAGGAATATGACCTGGCCGGCCACATTACACTCCAAAAGGGCGAGCGCTCTCCTTTAGCCACCCTTTCTTCTAAAATATTGTAGTTTTTTCCTTGACAATCAGAAGATAATGGGTTATAATAATGGTATTGCATGGGAGAGATATATGCACACAGAAGATGAATTAAAAAATGGTATTTTAAATCGAATTGTCATAACCGACAAATCACCGCTAAAAGAGATTATCGTGGAATATGTGGGAGAAAAGCTAAGTCCGGATAACGACGAAGTTAATTTGTCAATGATTATAGATATATTAGCAGCAGAATTTCCAGATTTGATATTAGCCATTGCAGAAGAAAATTATTTGAGAGGATATGAACAGGGCCTAGGCGATGGAGAAAACTTAAAATGATATTCAAGTATGGAGATTCTAATGACTAATTATAAAGTAGGATATCTGCAAGAATCCCTGCAGAGGTCAAAATCTCAACAAAAAGAATATCATATGGTAAATAATATCCAACTTTATATTAAAGATCCTGTTTCCGAAGAAATCGATATTAAGCAAGTACTTGATTATGTAGTCTCGTCGGTTCCAGTCCACCTGATGAAGGAGGTGGATTCTATATTTATTGGAATGTTTGAGGAATTCCAAAAAAAGAGCACCAACGCTATGTATAAGGATGGTGCTATTTATGTCTCCAATGAACAAGACGATCATATGGACATGGTGGATGATATTGTTCATGAAATTGCGCATTCTCTTGAAAATCCGCATGGTTATATTTTATATGCGGACGGTAAATTGGAAGCTGAATTTATGGCAAAAAGACATAAATTATATGATATTTTGAAAGCAGAGAATTTAGATCCCGATAAATCTTTATTTTTAAATCCCGACTATACCATAGAGTTGGATAAATATTTATATGAAGAGGTTGGATACGATAGATTAAATTTCATAGTGTCATCATATGGTTTGTTTACATCGGCTTATTCTGCTACAGCATTGAGGGAATATTTTGCTAATGGATTTGAATATTATTTTTTAGATAACGAATCTGAATTGAGAGAGGTCTGTCCGGAATTATATAAAAAAATAGAGGAATTACATCATTATGAAGATTGATATTATTGAAGGTGAAAATAAAATAAGAGTGATAGCCACTGCTCAGTCGATCCACCGTAGAAAATATAACGTAAAGGAAAAGATAAAGACCGAAGATATTCTTCAGCACCTCTCTCAAACGGGAGTGAAGGTGGGAAAATGTATTCATAATGGGGGCCACGCCACCAATATGACAGACGCAGAGTCACTCACAGCTGAATGGATTTTCTTAAAACCTAGGGAGATAAAAAAAACAAATTCCCCACGATCCACCTCTTCTTCTAGGAAAAAATCACAAAAATCCAAAAAAACACTTGACAAAACTACACAACGTGTTATAATAGATAAAGAATAAAATATTATAGCGCCCCGAGGTGTAAGTGGCTCATATATCATTTTCCGAATTGAAAAATTGGAATTTTTGTCCTTTCTATCATAAACTAACTTATATTGATAAATTAAAAGGTTTTCGTGGCAATGAATACACGGCATTTGGTACTGCTATTCATGATGTATGCGAGAAAAAACTCCTTCAAGAATCATTCGACCCGGAGGAATATTTCATTAAGAGATTTGAGGAATGTTTAGCAGAATTAGATGACGACATTGAGTTTCGGGAAGATCCTGAAAAGATGGCCATCCAGGCCATGGGGATATTGCCAGAGATAAATTCATCGGTCAAAGATTATTTTTCCGCAGGCTATGAGGTAGTCTCTACAGAAGAGGCTTTAATGGAGCCAATCGACGGCGAGGAGTATAACTTTAAGGGTTATATCGACCTCGTAATTAAAACTCCTGATGGAAAATATCATATTATTGATTGGAAATCTTGCTCATGGGGATGGGATATGCGACGTCGATCAGACCCCATGGTTACTTATCAGCTAACATTATATAAAAAATTCTTCGCCCAGAAACACGGGATTGATTTAAAAAATATTGAAACACACTTTGCCCTATTAAAACGAACGGCGAAAAAAGATCGTGTTGAATTTTTCAGAGTTACCAGCGGGAATAAAAAAATGGACAATGCCTTTAGTCTCTTGAAAAAGGCGTTATTTAATATAAAACAAAAGAATTATATAAAGGACAGGCGCTCTTGTGCAAAATGTGAATTTTGTCGATCAGATCACTGTCCGTAGGAGAAATAATGACAACAGAAAAGAAAAAGATCCTAGTTATCTCGGATCATCCTCTGGCGCCTTCGGGCGTCGGCACCCAAACTAAGTATGTAATTGAGGCGCTTCTCAGAACCGGTCGCTATAAGGTGGTATGCCTAGGCGGAGCAATGCAGCATAAGGACTATACCCCTCAGAATGTGGATGGCTGGGATGATGATTGGGTAATTTATCCAGTCAAGGGATATGGAACTCCGGAGATGGTTCGATCAGCAATTTTTAATGAGAAGCCTGATATGTTATGGTTTATGACAGATCCCAGATTCTATGAGTGGCTGTGGTCTATTGAGAATGAGATTCGTGTCCATGTGCCGATGATTTATTATCATGTATGGGATAATTATCCCTATCCCCATTATAATAAAAAATATTATGAATCTACAGATGTAATTGCATCTATCTCTAAAGTAACACACGATATTGTTAATAATGTGGCTCCAAATGTGGAAAATCATTACGTTCCCCATGCAGTAGATACGCATATTTTTAAACCTCTTCCTCCTCAAGAGATTGAGGCTCAACGATCTCAACAATTTGGAACAGGGGATGATCGAGTAACTTTTTTCTGGAACAACAGAAACGCGCGTAGAAAACTTTCTGGATCTCTTATTTTCTGGTTTAATGAATTTGCCGAAGAAGTAGGCCCCGAGAACGTTCGACTCATCATGCATACCGACCCTAAGGATCCTCACGGGCAAGATTTAAACCTTATTATTAAATCTCTCAATGCGGACGATGGCCGAATTTTATTATCCACAGAAAAGGTTCCACCCGGAATCCTAGCGGCCTTATATAATATTGTAGATTGCACAATTAATATTTCTGATGCTGAAGGTTTTGGATTGGGTACCCTCGAATCACTTTCTTGTGGAACTCCAATCATCGTAAATATGACGGGAGGACTTCAAGAACAAGTCACAAATGGGAAATATACTTTTGGAGTAGCTATTGAGCCAGCCTCTAAAGCAATCATAGGCTCCCAACAGGTTCCCTTTATTTACGAAGATAGAGTATCTAAAGAGGACTTTATTGCTGCACTCAAAGAAATCTACAACATGACTCCAGATCATCGCCGAACACTTGGCCAACTTGGAAGAACACATGTTATTGAAAATTACAACTTTGAAAATTATAAAAAAGAATGGATAAAACTTATTGACAGCGTGGTAGAAAATCATGGGTCATGGGAAACGAGAAAAGGTTATCAGCCTTGGGAACTTAGGGAGATCGCGTGAAACAGAAAATTTTAGTAAAAGGGCCTGTCCTTTCTCAATCAGGATATGGCGAGCAGGCGCGCTTAGCACTCCGAGCACTTCGAAGTAGGGAGGATATTTTCGATATCTATATTATCCCCACTACGTGGGGCCAGACGGGTTGGATCAGCCTCCCAAATGAAGAACGAGGCTGGATTGACCGAAGAATTGCACAAACTCATCTCTTTTCGCAACAACAAGGTCAATTCGACATATCCCTTCAGGTTACAATCCCTAATGAATGGGAGCGCCTCGCACCCGTAAATATCGGCTATACAGCGGGCATCGAGACAACAAAGGTGGCACCAGGCTGGCTAGAAAAAGTAAATGCAATGGATCGCGTCATTGTAGTTTCCAATCACTCTAAAGAGGTATTTGAGAATAGCGCCTATCACGCCCAGCATCCTGTCACTGGTCAAATGGTCGCCCTTACCTGTACCACTCCGATTGATGTAGTTAATTATCCAGTAAGAGTCACAGAGAAGAAGAAATTAACTTTAGATTTAAAACATGATTTTAATTATCTTGCGATTTCACAATGGGGCCCTAGAAAAAACTTCGATAACTTAATCAATTGGTTTGTGGAGGAAAATTTTGACCAAGAAGTGGGGTTGGTGCTTAAAACTTCAATTAAAAACAATTGTATTATCGACCGCGAATACACTGAGGAAAAGCTAAAAAGTATCCTCTCCTCCCATGAAGATTGCAAATGTAAAGTTTATTTATTGCACGGAGACCTCACAGAAGAAGAGATGAATGGCCTTTATCAGCATCCTAAAATTAAGGTGCTTATTTCGACTACACATGGTGAGGGATATGGGCTACCATTATTTGAGGCTGCATATAATGGTCTCCCTGTGGTGGTTCCCGGCTGGTCCGGCCAGCGCGATTTTCTCTATGTAAAAGACAAGAAAGGAAAGAGCAAGCCTCTTTTTGCATCAGTGGAATATGACTTAAAAAATATCCAGAAAGAGGCCGTTTGGCCTGGGGTACTACAAGAAGATTCTCAATGGGCATTTCCTCGGGAGGCAAGCTTCAAACGTCGCCTGCGCGAGGTGAGAACCGAATATTCTCGCTTCAAGCGAAATGCTACGCGATTAAAAAAATCATTAATTGAAAATTTTACAGAGGAGAAAATTTATAGCGATTTTGTGACAAGCGTGGCGCCTTCGCTCACACAAGAGAACAGGACAATTCAAGAAATTCACCAACAATCACAAACAATTGAAGACATAAAAGAAAGAGTCTCATACCTCAAGAAATCCCTGGGCGCAGTCCATTCTCAATCAGAAAAAATTGAGATTCTTAAAGACTCTTTTAAGGGTAAAAAGTGTTATGTCCTGTCGTGTGGTCCTACTCTGACAGATCACGACGAGGTAAAACTTAAATCTTTACTAAAAGATAATCTTGTAATCGCAGTTAAACAAGCATATGATCTATTCGGCGAACATGTGGATTTTCACGCCTATAATTGTGCTAATTTTAAAGAATATGATTATTCGGCAAACAGCCCTATTACAGTAGAGGCCTCAACTTCTCCTTGGCATTTGGGTCCGTGTGATTTAAAGTTTCTAATTCGCGAAAGGAATTTTAATAATTCCATCTCGCAGACTCACGATTTCGATTCGTGGACCTACGATAACCAAATCAATACACGCCCTTATGGTCCTGGAATTATGTATGAGTCGGTATTTTATTTAGCTCATCATCTCGGGGTATCCGAAATCATAACGATTGGGTGGGATAATAAATTAACAAATTCTGATCCATCCAAAACACATTTCTATGATAAAGAAGGATCTATTTATGATGAGGCAGACTTCATCCAACAGAACAAGGTGGCAGACAATCCAGCTGCAGTGAATACTCTCGAACACGAGGCGAAAATTACGACCGCCGCCATCGCGAATTGGGCTAGTTGGCTTAGCAAAGAGGGGATAATTTTGAAAATTGTTTCTTCGATCAATCCAGCCCCTAAAACAATTGAAAGGGTAGAATTATAATGAAATATTTTATCACCGGCGGCACAGGCTCTCTAGGTAAGGCTCTCATTAGAAGAATTTTGAGAAATAAAAAAAATAAAGTTATAGTTTATAGCCGCGATGAGGGAAAGCAGGCTAATATTTTTAGAAATTCTGAACGCGTTAAATGTGTAATAGGGGACGTCCGCGATTTTCAGAAACTAGACACTACGATGCGCATTCATAAGCCGGATTTTGTAATCCACACAGCAGCCCTAAAGCGTGTTGATGACATGGAATTTCATCCTGATGAATGCATGAAGACTAATGTATATGGAAGTGAGAATATCGCCATTGCATCTTTAAATCATAATGTGAAAAAATGTATACTTATCTCCACGGATAAGGCTTGTCAGCCCGTAAACGTATATGGTTCATCCAAATTTATAGCAGAAAGAATTTTTACAAATTATGATTATAATTCAAATTCTACTATTTTTGCCTCCGTGAGATATGGGAATGTGATTGCTTCACGAGGATCTTTTATACCTCTCTGGATTCAACAAATAGCGGAGAAAGGAGAGATTACGGTGACTTCTAACGAATGCAGCCGCTTCCTTTTCACGTTGGGCGATGCGGTAGATACAGTATTGAGCGCCCTAGAGAGTGCAGAGGGGGGTGAAGTTTTTATTCCAAAAATTCATTCCTTTTCTATGAATACTATTATTGACGCGGTGAAACAAATGACTGCAAAATCTGAAATTAGGGTAAGGAATATAGGCATGAGGCCAGGAGAAAAATTGCATGAAGATATGCTTTCGAGGACTGAGTTACCTTTTACGAGAGTGATTAACGGCAAGCTCCTAGCCGTCTTACCTCAATACACCAACAAAACTCACTCTCATGCCCAAAAATACATCGGAAAAGAATTTAATTCTTCCCTTCATTTAAATGATAATATATCCGACCTCGTAGTTTTGATCACTCGCGGTCTTGAAGACGCTAATTAATAGAGGTTTAATATGAAAATATTCGAGACTACTATCCACCCCGAAGATATAGAAAAAATATCTAGTGTAGTTAGGGCAGGAAATATGGGGTTTGGAAAAAATGTCCAGCTGTTTGAGAATGCATTTGAATCATTTTCTAATAAAAAATATAATATAGCCACCAATAGTGCATCTGCCAGCGCCTTTATGATTTTCTCTTATTTGAGGGAAGTCTGCGGAGAATGTGATGTATATACCACTTCTTTGGGATTCACGTCTCCCGCATGGGCAGCTAAGCATTTCGGACACAATTTGATCTTTGTAGATGTCAACGATGAATTACAATTTAGCGTAGAAGATTATAAAAAACAAAGACAAATCCGCTGTGAAAGATATAGTGATGGCGGCATTGTGCCGGTCGTAATGCCTGTCTTATATGGTGGTGTAAGTACTATTCCGGGATTTGATGAATTTTTCGAAAATAGTTTATATAGAGAAATCATAATTGTCGATTCGGCTCACTGTGTCACTCCCACCATAAAATCACACTTTACTTTTTTCTCTTTTCATCCTTATAAGCCAATCTGTACCTCTGATGGTGGAATGATATCTACCGACAATACTCATGCAGATGAATATTTTAGGTGTTATAGGAACTTCGGTCGCACCAATGGCCAAGTTTCATATGACATAAATCAATCTGGTTTTAAATTTTATATGAACAATTTGAATGCAACCATCGGCCTAACTCAATTAGATAGATATGAAGAAAATTTACAAATTAGAAAACATAATTATTCCAAGCTACTAGATGAGTTCGAGGGTTGTTTGATGCCCCAGGATAAAAAATCTTCATTTTATTTCGCTACAACCTTGACAATTAACGCAAATGATGTTATATTAAATAAAGATTTAACAAGACTATATCCCATGTTACATAAAACATCTTATTTTGATAATGGTCAAAAGCTCCCAAATTTAGAACTTATCCATCCAGCTATCTTGAATATGCCTTTATATGCGGATTTCACATTATGAAAAATTTATTATTGGTAGGTACTGCAGAGAGCACATTGAGAAGGTGGGAAGATTTAGAAAGGTTCGCTAAGGATCCCAATATTGAAATTATGTGCTATAGTAATTCTATGGAATTATTCTTAAAAAAAGGCATAGAGCCAGATTATTGGTTTTTCGTTGATCCTACTTCTGCGCTCGATACTTTGAAATTGATTAACAATACCTATACTTCTGCTTCTAAATTAAAGACAAAGCTGCTTACCATACACCACAAAGGCGCCACTCATATTGGTGACACCACGACTTTAAATAAATATTTTGCTGGAGATACCGTACGTCTTCCGTTAGAATATTGGCGAGAATTTTGGAAAAATTTACAGGAGGCGCGCCACAACATAGAAGAAGTTCAAGATCTAAAATATGCATCAATCAAAAGTATAAATCAAAATCCCGAAGAATTTCCAGAGCTAAAAACCCTAGGCAAAAATTCTAGGCAGCCACACTTAAGATTCAACAATAGTGAAGGCATTATAATTTTTGGAAACTCGGGATATCCCCCAGCAGCCGAGCCATTTTTAAGGAGAATTTTTTCACAAGGGCGCGCCTATCCATACATAAACAAAGAAAAATATGGTTTCATGCATATGACAGAAAATAAGATGACCATGGTGGCACTCCCTGTCTGCGCTTTTTTACAAGTAGAAAATTTATATGTGATAGGATTCGATGGAATTGGAGGCCGCTGGGATGACCCGTCTAACAATGCAGGCGTCTTTGAAGACTCCTCTTTTCAAGAATTTTATTTAAAGGAGTGGCTGGAGTGGAGAAGGTATACTAATATGAATATTTATTCTATTGTTGAGGATAAATATACCATCCTTAATAAATTCATAGAGTATGTGCCCATATAGGAATAATATAATGAATAATAGGCAGTTTTTGAAATATATGCAATATTTGGAATTCGGTCGTCCCCCTCACGAATTTTGGGGCTCAACTGACTTAAATCAGAATCTCGAATACCTTGAAGAAGGTGGTCCATTCGACAATACTTCGACTCCACGAAAATACAGTGATATAAATAATTATGACCAAATTATTTATAATTATTCTATTATGAGATCGGGATCTACTCTTTTAAAACAAATTATGTCAGAGATTTTTGACTATCAAAAAATTCTTTATTTCTATAAGTGGCCACGGTTCAAGCTCTTCAATCCCCCCCAAGCATGTCACAGTCCCATCATTATGACCTATCGAGATTTCCGAGACGTAATTCTCTCTACGAGAAGGATGAGGCTTTCGATGCATGGACTCACTAAAGAGGAATCATTTAGGCACCTCCCTACAAAAAAAGAAATTCTTCTCTTGGCTGAGAGGGAGGTTATCCCCCAAATTAATGGTTTTGAGGCGGTATCAACAATGGCTAAGGATAGAATATTAATGTTAAGATACGAAGATTTTTACGGAAATTATGATCATATTTTCGATAAATTTGAATCTTTTTTTAATAGTGAATCTTACTCTGAAATTCTAAAGCACCACGATCATCATAATGGCCTACAAATATCTCCCGATATGCGCAAACGCCTAAAATTAAAATTTTCTTTTGAGAATAATTTTAAAAAAACTGAAGCGCATAAAAATTTTAGATCATGGGATACCAATACTAAAAGTGGACTTTCACTTCATGGCGATCACATGAATAGTGGGGTTTTGGAAGAATGGAGAGGGCTACCAAATGATTTATCTTCCTACATGACGGAAATATTATACCCATACCTGCAGCGCTGGGGTTACGAAAAATAATGAAAAATATTAAAGATATATGCTTCCTAATCTTAGCAAAATCAAACTCCCAGCGTTTACCTGGGAAGATGCACAGGCCTTTTTCCAACACCACCCTGTTAGATGTGGCAATAACGAAACTGCTAGATTCAGAGATAATTCCCAATAGTCAGATTTATATTGCGGGTCATGGCCCAGAAGTAATAGAAATAGCAAAAAAATATAAAAACGTAAATTTGTTTAAAAGATCTGATTCTTCGATTTCCGAAGACGCCACTATTCGAGAAATTTATGAAATTGTTGACCATATCCCTCATAAATTTTTTGTAGAAATAAACGCATGTTGCCCCCTGTTATCAATCTCGACGTTAGAAGAATTTATTGAAAAATATATTCAATCTAATTATGATGGACTATTCGGAGTTATAAAGAGACGGACATTTTACTGGAACTCTCACGGGACTCCCCTGAGGGAGTGCACGGCCCACCTAGACACCAAGAGGGCTAATATAATTTATGAGGCCGCTCACTGTTTATATGCTGGGTCCATGGACGATATTCGAAGAAATATTCACATGGGAACTTTCCGCTACAGCAACGACCCAGCCATTTTTGTAATAGAAAATGAAAAGGAGTGTTGGGATGTGGACTATGAATGGCAGCTAGAGATAGCTGCAAGTATGTTTGAAAATCTATTAAGAGAGGAAAAATGACCAAACGAACCGACTTGGAAATCATTGACGAAATTGAGCAAATTCGAACAAAAAATAATGTTAATTGGATGGACATTCTCAGACTGGTATTTACAGTCGCACCAGATGAGGCCAGAAAATTAATGTCCAGAGTTGATGATTTTGATAATAAAATCTCAACTTTAGTGAAGGAGTTAGCCGATAATGGCTAATAAGTGTCTTGTAATAGCTGAAATAGGAATAAATCATAATGGAGATATTTCTCTAGCTAAGGAAACAATTATAGCTGCAAAAGAATGCGGAGTAGATGCAGTTAAATTCCAGACGTTTAAAGCGGAGGAATTTATAGGAGACTCCAACCTAACTTATACTTATGAATCACAAGGAAAAACCGTCACCGAATCTCAAATAGAGATGTTCAAGAGATATGAATTTAGCCGGAACGAATGGCTGGATATAATTCAATTTTGCAATAAAAATGAAGTACTTTGCTTCACGACTCCGCAGAATAAGTCAGATTTAGACTTTATTTTAGATATTTTCAGCCCCCCTATTATAAAAGTAGGATCAGATGATCTGACAAATTTAGATCTTTTAAGATATTACGCCAGTAAGAAAATACCTATGATAATTTCAACAGGCATGTCATTTAGCGACGAGATCGAAGAAGCCATCGAAATACTAAGAGAATTCCCTAATTTAGATTTTACCGTCCTCCACTGTGTATCTTCTTATCCGACGGAAGATTTTGAAGTCAATATGAAAAAAATGCTGACTATTAAAGAAAAATTCAATGTTAAAATAGGATTTTCAGACCATACCCGAGACCACCTTGCAGCTATAGTGGCTGTAGCTCAAGGGGCTGTGGTAATAGAGAAACATTTCACTCTGGATAATAACCTTCCAGGACCCGATCACCGCTTTTCAGCAAACCCGACTCAAATGAAAAAATTAGTTCAAGGCGTACGCCGTACAGAGATCTTGCTGGGTTCGCCTGACTTGGTGCCTGTCAAGAGTGAGATTGCTATGAGGTCTTTAGCGCGCCGCAGTATTGTAGTTAATAAATCCCTTCCGAAGGGGCATGTCTTATGTAGGGAGGATCTATCTTTTAAGCGTCCGGGAACTGGTCTCCCACCCAAAAAAGTGGATGATTTTATTGGAGAAACTCTTAAGGTGAATAAATCAAAAAACGATATTATCCTTTATGAGGAGATTTTATAGTGAATATAATAAAGAATATTCTAGTAAAATTATTGGGCTTATATCCAAACTCATTCCATCCCCTAGTATATATTAAGGGTGCTCCGGAGATAGGAGATAATGTCTTTGTTGGTTTCTATTCAGAAGTTAACGCAACAAAAGGGCGAGTTGTATTATCTGACAATTGTGATATAGCTTCATTTGTTTCTATTAATGTGGCGGATTCTCACAAAATGTGCATAGAGATAGAAAAGGAAATTGAACGTGGTGAGATAATTTTAGAAGATAATGTTTTCGTTGGGTCTCATAGTTTTATAGGCGGGAAGACACACATAGGCCATCATTCTGTAGTAGCTGCAGGAACTATCTTGATTAATGGAGGTAAAATCCCTCCCTTTTCTTTAATAATTGGGAATCCATATGTGGTTAAAGAGGGATACTATAGAGAGAAAGAGAAAAGATAATGGTACTAACAGCCCATCAGCCAGCATATTTGCCATGGCTTGGTTATTTTCAGAAAATGATGTTGAGTGATGAATATGTCATTTTAGATACGGTTCAGTTCGAAAAAAATAGTTTCATCAATCGTAACAAAATTAAAACCTCTAATGGCGCCACCTGGATGACGGTTCCTGTTTTAACAAAAAACTATCGTGCCAAGACTATCGCAGACATGGAAATAAACAATGACCTCAATTGGAGAAAGAAACATTGGCTTACGTTATTAAATAATTATAAAAAAGCCCCCTTTTTTGAGCGATACGGAGATTTTTTTAAGGATATGTATACGCAAGAATGGTATACTCTTGTAGATTTGATAAACTATTCCAATAAATTTTTTATTAACGAACTCGATATTAAGACAAAATTTATAAATTTGGGCGATTTAGATATCGCATCCAAAAAGCAAGATCTAATAATTGATTTATGCAAGGAGAGAAAATCGACAAATTTTCTATTTGGATCCCAGGGTAAAGATTATGTAGACGTGGAAAAATTCGAGCTTGAAAAAATAGAAGTATCTTTTCAAGATTATTGTCACCCCACATATCGGCAGCAGTGGGGAGACTTTATTCCTTATTTGTCGGTAGTGGATCTGCTGTTTAATGAAGGTCCGGAAAAGTCTAAACATTTAATAAGAGGTGAAAAATGAATAATACGGAATATTGGAAATCATTTTATGATAATAGGGCGTCTCTCGATCCATACAAGAGTCCCGCTAGAAGTGGATTGATGCCGTATGACGAGATGGCTGAAATATTAGATAAATTTTTAAAATTTAAAAAAGAGGATAGTGTGGCAGACATTGGTGGAGCTAATGGGGGTGTGGCACTTGAGGTTCATGAGATGGTAGGCGGGATTGTTATTTCCGATATCTCATCTGGCCAAATTGAGTGTGCCAAGAAGATCATGCAACAAAGAAATATTAAAAATGTTACGTGCATATGCACAGCCCTGCCAGACCTAGGAGAGCTTCCCGATGAAGCTTTCGATAAGGCCTATGCTGGAGGGGTATTTATGTATGTTTCCAAAGATGAATTACAAGAAGCAATGCAAAACATGTTTCGCATCCTGAAGGTAGGCGGACAAATTTTGATTTTTCATATTTTCTCGGAAGAGATGAAGTCTCTCAATCCAGAAGGGAGATATAACCACTTGGTGAGTTTTTATAACTTTGAGGAACTCAAACGGGCAGCTCTTGAAGCCGGGTTCAAGAGTTGTGAAAAAATAAATTTTATGTCCAATGCGAGAGAATACCCTGAAAGATGGAAAAATTCAATTCAAGTGGATAATCCTCATATAAATTTAAGCGTTTTATTAAACAAATAGGGAGTCATAATGAAAGAAACAGATCAAATAAAGTTTTGGAAAAAAGTGGGAACATCTTATACTGACGCCAACGACGATTGGAATTCTAGCACTCAAAATTTTAGGATTTCTCATGCTAATTCATATATCTTAAAAGATTTTGGATCTATAGACAGGGATGCTAAAATTTTAGAAGTGGGGTGCAATGTCGGAAGAAATCTACATGTACTCCACCAAGATGGTTTTAAAAATTTATATGGAATAGATATACAATCATATGCTGTAGAGAAATTAAAAGAAAGAGTCCCTAATGTAAATGCGCAAGTCTCATCAGCCCTGGATCTTCCCTTTGAGGATGGTTTTTTTGATGTTGTCTATACGGCAGGTGTCCTCATCCACATTAGCCCCAATGACATCGCGAGGGTTGTTGAGGAAATATGTCGGTGTGTGAAGCCTGGGGGGTATATTTGGGGATGTGAGTTATACCACGATAATAATGTGGCGATCCCATGGAGAAATAATATTGAGGCCTGCTGGGCGGATAATTTCCCCCTCATTTATTTAGATAATAATAATAATTTAGAGCTTTTAAGGGAAGAAAAAATTCCCCTTCCTGGGGGAAGAAGCAATCGCCAGCAACATATATATTTATTTAAAAAAGGACACCATGAGTAGAATTTTAGTATTAGCCGCGCACCCAGATGATGAGACCCTTGGCTGTGGAGCAACATTAGCCAAATTATCGCTAGAAGGCCACCACATTAGACTATTAACTTTTACTGATGGAGTCGGCGCGCGAAATAATCATTCCGCAAGTAGAAGTAGGCAGCTGGATAAACTTTGCGATATTCTGGGAATAGAAGATTATATCTGCGGCACTTTTCCAGATAATAGATTAGATACGGCGCCTCTGTTGGAAGTCTGTAAATTCATCGAAAAAAGTGTAGATTTTACTCCAGACATTATTTTTACCCATCACCCTAACTGCTTAAATATTGATCACTCTATTGTTTCCCGCGCAACTTTGACGTCATTCAGGCCCCAAGACGGAGTTCATCAAGAGATTTACAGTTATTATGTACCTTCATCGACAGACTATAATCCTTTATCTAATTTTAGTGGGAATACTTATTTTGACGTGGGGACCTTTGTGGATAAGAAATTGAATGCCCTCAAAGAGTGTTATGATGAAGAGATGCGCCCATACCCTCATGCCAGGAGTTATGAAAACGTTATTAATCTCATGAGAGTATGGGGCTCGGAAGTGGGTATCCCCTATGCCGAGAAATTTCAATTATTGAGGAAAATTATATAAAACTTTATAATAATGCACTTTAATACTTGACAATAGTCGATATTGGTGTTATAATAGTATTATTGTTTTAAATGAAAAGGAGAACAATATGAAATTAACTAATCAAGCTTTGGGTGCTGTGATGTTGGCACTACAAAAATCTATCATGGAGCAGACCGATATTGTACCCGTGTTGCAGGGGTTTATTTTTGCAGATACGGAAGGTGGCCTCATTGTGGAGAATCCCCCTATTTTGGAATTCGACAACAATGATGAGAATGAAGAGGTTAATGAGGATAATGCCCTGTTATAACTATCACTGCCAAGCATGTGATGAATATTTTGAAATACAACATGCCATGACTGAAAACCAGGAGAATTGCTTAAAATGCGACTCTCTTGAATTCAAGCGTGTCTTGTCTGTACCGCTCTATGTGAAAAAAATAAATAAAAATACACAAGATGCGCAACCTGGATCCCTAGTGGAAGAGTATATTGAGAAAAACCGCCAAGCGGTGAAAGAAGAGAAAAATCGACTAAGCAAGCAGGAGTATAAACCATGAATATCACTCTCCTTACAATAGGCCTGGTTGCGACTTTATTATTCTCTCTTGCCATAAATATAGGCTTGGTGTGGTACAGTTTCTCGGCCATACGACAAATAAGATTCTATGATGATGAATTAAAAGAAATGATGTCAATTATAGATAATTTTTGCACTCACCTTAGAGATGTTTATAAAATGGATATGTTTTATGGAGACGAGACTCTAAGACACTTATTGAGACATGCGCAGGGAATAACAGAAGTTTTCCAGGATTATAGTTTGTATTTTGATGAGTATGTATTTGAGGAGGATGATTTCGATAATGACGACAGCAAAGCCGAAAAAGAAAAGAAGAATTCGCAGAAGTAAAAATTCTAGAAACTATTTTACTAAAGTTCATGAAAATGCGATTATAGAATACAACAATCCAGATACCTCTTTCGCGAGAAGGGAAGAGCTTTATGTAACACTCTTGCGCCCCGCTTTTGATCAGATGGTGGATAAAATAGTGTTCACTTATAGATTTACGACGCTGCCCAATATTGATTCCTTGCGAGACGAATGTAAAATTTGGCTTATTACAGTCTTGGATAAATTTAAACCAGAAAAAGGATCGAAAGCCTTTTCATATTTTTCTGTTATAACCAAAAACTGGTTTATTCAGAAGGTAAAGAAAAATAAGAAAAGCCGCCAACGAGAGATAGAGTTGGGCGAATTGTCCAAGGAATTGGAACAAAAATATATTTCTATTGAAAATGAATATGATGATCTAAGGGAGAAGGACGAATTTTGGCAACATCTTTGGAAGGAAATAGACACCTGGGACACCGATAAGTTAAAAGAAAATGAAAAGAAAGTTCTCGAAGCTGTAAAAATCCTCCTAAACTCCCCAGATGATATCGAAATTTTTAATAAGAAAGCTATTTATTTGTATATGAGAGAAATAACGGGCCTCAATACTAAGCAAATTGTTAACTCTTTAAACAAAATGCGAAAAAAATACAAGACATTTAAAAATAAGTGGGACCGGGGAGACGCATGATAAATGAAAGAGCTAGAAAAATATATTCAAGAAGTTACTGATAACATTCGCGAAGACCGCCGCGTCACCAGGCGACTACTAGATGACGTAATGGTATACCTCAGCAAGAGTGAGGAGCGTCACCGCGAAGTAGGTATCACAGCGGCAAAATATGTAGAAACTCTTCAGCGCTCTAATGAGCAGCTTGTAAAAATCGCATCTTTGTTACAACGAAAGAGCACCAAGCAAACGGGCCTCACCGACGATGACAAAAAAGATATCTTCGATCTTTTACAGGGAGACGTCCCTGAATGAAAATCAATGACACCATTGATCGCCTGGATAAAACCAATCGCGAAAGCGGAATTTACCAGGCCCGCGCTGCTTTGGAGCAAGTATTCCAAGACAGCTATTATTTGGATACCAAAAGAGCTTACGAAGCTGTAGTTCTTTACAGGGAAGAGGTTTATCCTCCAGAAGCTTCGTCAGCTATGGCTAGAGAAATTATAGGTTATCCCTATACCGCACTAGGCTCGCCCGGAATCCAATATTATAAAATTTATTTTCGCATTCCATCTTTACATAAATTCTTGCCACTCCCGTCTTCTTTTAAGGAAGCGTTAGTCAGCAACAAATTGGGACTTCAGGCAATGCCCACTAGTGAAAAGGATGCCTCTGAGCGCGGCTTATCGAACGAATTTTACTCCTTAATGAACACTACCAAGTCTAAACTAACAACTTCAGCACTAGATGATTTATTAATTAAGAGCCATCCTCACATTATTGTTTCCGAAAAGGATTTAGAAGCCGCCTCAAACATCCTCCCGGATCCGATGGATACTATCGAAATTAGATTTACGACTCCTAATTATACTGCCGCCTCTTTTGTGGGGTTCCTGGAAAAAGGGCCCAATGCAGTATTCTACAAGAAATCGCCATCGGGCGACATTGTTATGTCTCCGAAGTCATTGGCCGATTATGACACTTTGAATTTTAAAAAAATTTATAAGGAAAAGGTGAAAGCATGTCATGGATCCGAAGATGGCTCTTTGGCACGCCTAGCTTCCGAAATTGGTTTTGAGGATCCCTATATTTTGGTAGCAATACGCAAAAAGGAAAGTAACGGAGACCCCCAGGCGGTACGTTTTGAGCCCAATTTATTTCTCTCTTCCGGAAGGCCAGGTAATGGTAATGAACTACGCCACATTCCAAAAAATTGGGAAACTTATGGATATAAGCTAAAAACAATCTATATTAATGTCGATGGAAAAGCTAGAAAATATTTTACTTATGAACCCAGCGATTCTAATTATGATCCCTTATCTGGAGAATCTTATAGCTCTTATATTAAACCAATTATGGACAATCCCAACGGCGCCGTGATGCGATCTGGCGGCATTAAATACCTCCTTCCCGACACCTTCTATAATTTAAAGGGCTCAACACAGCAGTTGATAGGAGGAAAATCAGTAGTTGTATGGGACCCCAGCGACAAATGGGACGATAAATTAATAGCTCAAGGATCTTCCGGAACTAATCAATCAGCTTTTATGAACGCTTATAAATTGGATCCAGCAAGAGCCATAAAAAGCACATCATTTGGTATGTATCAGGTAATGGGCTGGGCCCTCCTTCGAGCTAATGACGAGAGTCCCACTAAGGCATTGGATGCTTTTTTAACTGACCCTCTTCATGCGAGCGAAACAACTCTGAAAGGATTTTTTACCCGCGCGGATAAGCAGAAAGTAATTCCCCTCATGAATCAAGAATCGCCCCCTTCTGACGCGTCGTGGACAGCATTCGCCAAAGCCTATAATGGCCCAAAGTGTTGTGGTATGAAAGAAAGCGGCTTTTTGTTGACAGAAGAGGAGCTAAGTCGAAAGGGTCAAAAAAAATATGATGTCGATATTAAGAAGAAATATGAGGCAGCCCTCAAGGAATGTGATATTAATTTGGATACCTCCGAAACGCTGCACCCATATGACGATCCATATACCACGGTTCCGTTGATGTGAGAATAAGAAATGAAAAAAGAGACAAGAAAAGCACGAATATTAGAAAACCTACCAGATGACTATAAATCTGTCCCGGGCGAAGTAAATACTAGAAATCCATCCGCCGGCCTCAATGTCAATAATATAGTGGAACCAGTACCCTCATATATTAGAGGCGCTTCAGAGGTAGTCTTAAGCAATCCCAATAACGCTTGGATCATTTTAGGCCGCGACCGACCATCATCCCGCGTAAGTGGGTACGGAGGAGCAGGCGGAACCCAATGTGCTTCTATTGATTTAGTAGTGGGGAGGATGTCTTCTACGGAAGGAGGTCCGAGGTCGGGAGCATATGTAGATCCCAATTTTGAATCGGATGCTGCTCGTATCTATGTTAGTCAGAAAACAGATATTGATAAGAATTTTAATCTTGTTGCCGGAAATGTAGGCACCTCCAAGGCTAAGTCTGGAATCGGCATTAAAGCAGATGGCGTTCGTATTGTGGGCAGGGAGGGGATAAAATTAGTAACCAATACTGATCCTAAAAACTCCCAAGGTGGAAAAATTAAAACTACTTATGGTATTGACTTGATCGCCGGTAATGATGATTCTAAACAAAAAGTCAAAGGAAAGCCTTTTGGAGACAAAGTGGATTTTTTGCAGCCAATTGTGAAGGGAGATAATCTGACCGACGCCCTGTCCGAAATGGCTGATCAAATAGGAGATTTAGCGACTAGATTCAATGAGTTTGCTAAAAATCAGGTAAAATATAATGCGGCCCTTGCAACCCACATACATCCCCACCCAATGGGTCCTACCCTGCCTTCTATCGAGCTGACTCCTACTTATTTGCAGGTAAATACTCAACAATTTGTCAATTCTTTGGCGACAGATTGGTCCCAGCACGTCAATTTATCTAATTTTAAGAACAACTATTTAAAACCTTATGGAGATAGGTGGGTGTGCAGCCGGTATAACAGGACAACCTAAATGAGTGTTTATGATGAAATAGCCTTGGGAATATCCCAGATGAATCCCATGCGCAAGACTTTGGCAGAGGTAAATAAGCTTGCTTATAAGGGTAAAATAAATCCCACAAAAAGTCAGCTAGACTTTATAGAAATCTCCGAAGAAAAGCCGGGCAAAAAGCACGATGAACCATCTCCTGGTACCGACAAGGGCTCTTATTACAAAAAAAGTGATCCTCAAAATGAATCATGGGGATACAATCGGAACTGGCTTGAGGCGAGAATTATATCTTTTGGCTCCGAGGCATTAACTGATTTTTTGTGGAAGCCCCTGTGGGACGCCACAAAATCAACGTCTGAAAGAATTGTTTTACAGCCCGGCCTTTTTAGAAAAGAGGATCTATTTTATTTTTATGCCGGAGTCTTCCAGCGCCTTTTGGATCCCAAGTATAAGAAATATGCGAAGCTCGGCGCCTCTACTTTGGGATCTCCCAGCATATCGTCTGGCGATGATAATATGAGATACGACCCCCTCATTACGATGATCCCCGCAGCTTTTGAGGATTATGTTACTCTGGGCCATGAATTTGGATCCTATCCGGGCGTGTTTGGCCTTGGGCCAGAAAAAATATATGTCACCAAACATAATTACGCTGTATCTGTATCCAACCAAATTGAGAATAGCACAGTACGCACAAGTTGGTATCATTTAATGGACCATCGCTCGTATTCGGCTGGAGGCGGGGCTGATGGCAAGGATGGATTATTAAAAGACGAACTAATGTCCTTAAAGGAAATTCAGGGATTATTTTCTCTTGAGATGATATTAAACCTTCGAGACGATATCGAGAACAATAAAGTTTTATATAAAGATTATGAAAGCCAATGGCTTATACCAACATTTAGTATTGACACTTTTTTGGGCCCCGGCGCCCGCATCAATTATGACCAGGCTTATCTATTCTGGACTTCTTTTTTAGACGAACTCGAAGGTATAGTGTCTGATGAGGCAGGCGAAGAAGCCGTGGCAGCAGCCACAGAAGCCTCCGATATCTTCCTCTTTGATCCAAATGCCTGCAAAGTAGATATAACAGATCCCATCCCACCAGAATGTGATCCCCCGTGTGTTCCCAATCCGAAAGGTTCTTCCACTATATGGCAAGATTTACCAGATCGGCAGCCTTTCTCTAACGATGAGGTGTGTGAAACGTGGGTATCCCTCACCACCCAATATACAGATGCCATAACAAAAACAACCTCTGAAATCATTAATGAATATATATCTGAGGGAATTGAGCTAATACTCCAGGGAGCCGGAAAATCTTCGGACGAAGCTACTATTATCTCGCTGGCATCCTCTACAGTGACTGAATTTTTTATGGATTTCAGGAACCTATCTCATGCCAAGGTTCTCGTAAGAATTCCTTATAGCGCAACTTTGCCAATAGAGGACAAACCTCCAAAAACATCCAGCGAGACTACCGATTCTGCAGAATTTTCATTAAATGTGGTACTTGATGCCTCTGATCTCCGGGGAACTGGGAGTATGTTAAATCTTGTCAGTAGGGCAATTGGCCGCAAATACGCCGCCCAATATGAAATTGCCCGAGAAATGGGACAATTATCGGGATTGCCACAAAATATTCTCCTAGGAAAAGAAGGCCCCCGTATAAGAGAATTTAAAAAAGAATTAATAAAATTATTAAAAAGTCAGGGTTTTCGATTCAACCCCGCTCGAAAAAAGATAGGAACCCTAGAGGCCGTCGAAATCGGTTTTGCTGAAAATTTTACCTCTGTTGAATATGTTAAAGCCAACAACATCGGCTGTGACCCGGTCGAGCTGACACAGCAAGCAGGCTGGAACACTTTCAAATCTTCAGCGCCCGCGACTTATCCCACCACTTTGGCGTTTGTGGCAAACGCGCCCTCTATATTCGATGCTATTACTTCTGATTCACCCCCATCTGTATCTGATTTTTTGAAACAATATTTCTTCCCCCGTCCCCCCGCTAGAGCCGGCCAAGACTTAGAGTTAGCTGAATCACTCACTAACGAAGAGGGGTGTACAGCGAGCGACGTCGCTAAGCACTTAACAAAGCCAGCCCTAATTTTAGGATCCGAAGTAGCTGGAACAATATTATCATATCCCGAATTAGTGGTATCTACTCTCGGAGACACTGCGTGCCTTGATTTAGAGGGAAAAAAGGCTCAAGATGAGAAATTTAATGCCCTCGAAGAAATTGAAAAGAGGTGGAAAGATGTTGATTTGCGGAGATATTTTAGTGGCGACGGGGTCTTAGAGGACCTCCCCCACAAGCTGGATGAGGTAACTAATTTAAAGGAGCTTTACGGCGAAATCATAAATAAGCTGGGGGTATGTGGAATATCCGCCCTCGTTATGGACGCGCTTGGCTGCTTGGTGAAAGGGTTGGATCTCGGAGACTCGATGGAGGGTCTTGTGCGCTCATTTATTACTTCCGCTACCGATAAAGAGATGGAAAAATTATATTTCCGACTCAATCCAGCCCTGCAGCAATTTATTCGCGATTCGGTTTCCGAGCTGACTTCAATTCCCCTTCCCTGGGAAGCTGGGTATCGAGAGGGTAGTTACAAGGCAGCGGGCACAACATTCTCGGCTGATTATGTATCTAACGGTACATCCCTGGACGATCGTCTAGCTAAGACTTCTTCCGAAGCCGATTCCTATACAACTGTCACGGTTGACGATGAATTGCGAATGTTTCGCGCAAAATCAAAAACGACCATGGAAGAACAAAGGGAAAAGTTTAGCTCCTTCACTCCCATCCCTCTTACTAATACTGATGGCTCACCCATTTTAGATGAAGATGGTAACCCCATAATCATAACTAGCCCTGAAGGCGTGACACCCGCTCCAGGCCTAGGTCCCCGTAAATTCGCAGGCCCATTCGCTCATGCCGGATCTGTAGGTACTGCACTAGATAATATCCAAGACAACGCTATCCGCTACTTAAAGGAGGCTATATTTAAGGCCATCGAGGAAAATATAATTTCAGCCGACGCATTTATAGCAGCGATTGATAAGATTCCGGGCGGCTCACTGGTTAAAAATGTAATTACTGAAGTATTGGACTGTCCCCTTCCTCCTTTGTTCTCGCCTCCCTTAGATGATATTCTCAAGACTCTGGAATTAGATTTCTGTGATGGCCATTATGCAATCACACTGCCAGTTGTTCCCAAGATGCGCACCCGCCCATTCATGGGAGATATAAAGACGGTCCTCATAGAATCCGCAGAGGAAGCGCTAGAAAGGCTTGTGGCTCAATCTGTTATTGCTATCATAAGGAAAATCATAGAAGTGTCGCTTAATGCCACTTGCGAAGTGATTACCGACACCGCTGGAATGATTCAGGATTTGGCGGGAGGGTCAAGCTTTAGGGAAATCGTGGCTAATAATTTATGCGGCGATAATTTAAATGAAGATGCTTTAAACGCGAGCCTAAATCAGCTCAATGATGCATTGGGGTCACTGGGACTCCCGGCCGTACCTAAGCCTAGTGACCAGGAGATGGGAGAATTCATGGATGGGATCTCCGCTATCTTAACCCAGGATGAACTTATGGGCCTTTTGGATGGAGACCCGGACGCGCGCACAGTCGCCTATGTAAGGCAAGTCGTAGGCATGATTCCTAGCTTATCGGCTGCTTTACCCTCGGATCTCGATATTCAAAATATGTTTGCAGGGCTTGGTAAAGTCTTTGACCGCGAAGCTATACGAGATAAGATGCCCAATTCCTATAGGCCCGTAAGCCCTTCAGTATGTGCCTCTCCCCAGCATCTAGAATTATTTGATGAATTAAGGTGCTCCATCCTGAGAGAAAAGGGCCTAACTCCGGAGCAGTGCGAAGAACAACTAACCAAGCTCAAAGAACAAACCAAAAAAGACTTTGATGATTTAGCTGATTTGTTGAATGAAAACTATTTCGATGTGAATGTTTTAGGAGACCCTGAGTGTTCCGATAGTGGAATTTATGCGGGCGAAGACCCAGCTACGAAAAAACAAGCCCAAGAACTGTTTTCCTCCAACTATGATGTAATTAATACGACTTTATTAACTGAACTTACGTCTCGTCGTGGCCTCCTAAACATGATATTATCCGACACGCGCGGTACTGGCTACAAAAAACATAATGAATTTTGGGTTAACTTCTTTGGCCAATCACTTAGTAAAGATCTGGGGCCTTTCGGGTTCTATATTGACGCAGAGACTGGGGGTTCCGGTTCATCGGCCTTCGTGAACTTGCTTGGCGGCCCCTATGGTGCCTATCCCGATGAGGTGGCTCCGTATTTGAAAGACATTTTAGGCGGGACGCTTGCGGTGAATTTTGTTAATGATACTATTCCCAACCTCACTCTGGCTTTCGATAATTGGGATAAGGATTTCGGTGCACCCGACTGGCTAAATGTAGATTATAGCTACATTGCTCCGAGTGGACACGTCCAGATTGGCATCTATTCGGACGATGACGGCTTCGGCGATCCTATCATCTTCAATACTGTTCCTGGAATTAGCACTGCCACGCAAGAATATATCGCAGCGCTACCCCCCACTCCATTTGCAACCCCCGAGGCATCAACATTTGCCTCTTTTATTTCCACTGCTTGGTCTCCGTATACCACCAACCAACTAGAGGGCATCGAAAAGCACGCCTATGAAATTTTATTTCCTTATTTGACGTCTAAATCGGTGGAAAAAATTGCTCTGAAGATGTCTTCTAATGCGAGAGCCTTTAACTTTGGCTTCAACGAGAATGCTGAATATACTACGGTCGATTTAGACCCCGCAGTTTATGGAGGGAGTGAAAAAAATCCCTATTTTTACGTTAAAAGTCCGGTCCATTCCGGATGGGTCGGCCTTTATGATAAAATAATTCCTGAAGTGGACGGATGCACCCCGAATACAATCGTTAATTTCAATTCAATCTCTTCCCAGACAGCAGATTATAATGACAAACTCCCTCCAGATCCTCGCTTAGAGATTCCTGAATCCTGTGCGTTGGATGGGGAGCGCCCTTATGACCGCATAATGCCCAAAGAGACTCTAGCAGGTACTGATGGCGCGATCCAAGCAACGGTGCGGCTCTATATTTTGGAAGCATTTTTATCGGGAATGCCTGCATTTTCCCTATTCCAGCCTTCTTTTCCTGATGTTTTTAACGAAACTCTCTTAAATTATATTGCATCTACTCTGAAGGTAGGTTTATTAGAAACAGGATTAAATTTCCGAAGCAAAAAGAGTAAAGAAAGATATTATTATACGTTTTTAGAAGAAGTGGTCCAAAATTTTGGTAAAAAAGTAGATTTAGGCCTCATTTCTCCTACATCGCAACAAATTGCCGCGATGGAAAAGATCAATAGTGTCCAATCATGCTGGACTAATCCCAAAAGGGGCCTCTATTATCAAAAAAGACGCAAAGAACAATACTTAAATTATCTCAAAGCAACTGAATCAAGCGCGCTGATTCTTCTTCAACATTATATTCGAGAGCAATTTGAAGAGGTAGCTCAATTATTTAAAGAAATAATGACCCCCTCCATTCCTAATTTGGAAAGCTGGATTTTCGGCTCTCCAACTTGGATGTTCGCCGGCGCCATCAGCGCTGGAGGGCCTCTGGATGTAGCTACGGACCCCTCTAATTTGAGTGATCCCACGACGGCCATTATTATGGGTCTCACGCCCACCACCTTGAGTCATGCAAAGAGTTCGGAGTTCGGCAACGGATTTTTTCCTTTTATTTTGGAGAAATATATAAAAGTTACTCCCCAGGGAGATTTCTTTGGTGCAGGATCGGAGCCTCAAATCTTTGGTCTCGAATGGTGGCGCACGTATTTAGACGCTGGCTACGGCGTACCTACAGCAGGATCCCTCATTACTGAAAATTATAAAGAATGGAGTTATGGAATCCGCATTTCTATTCTTCTCCCGGAAGATATTAACACAGGAGGCTCCACGGGATTAAAATCCAAGGCAGATTTTGACAACTCCATCTCGGCCGCATCCGTGGGTCGCATAAAATCTCTTAAATTTGGCCCCGATCTTGCGAGTCGTCGCTATGTGGTCCCAGTCGCATCCGCCGAAGTGCCCATTCCTGGAGACACAATCCTGGAGAGTTCTTTAATCGACGCTTATGACATTAATTGTATGATAGGGGAACTCATCCAGACGCCCGAATATGAAACTCTTTTTAAATATTCCCTCCCTCTTCAAACTTTATTATCATTAATAACTATTTATTGTATTGAGACTTTTACATTATCCATTGGACAAGAGTGGAAAAAGCCAGGGGGTACGCCTGGTAGTCAATTTAGAAGGTGGGACAAGACAGCCAATTTCAAAAAAACAAAGAAAAACTTAAGGCGCCTTTTTGAATCTTTTTATCACGCGCGAGATGCCTCCTATGAAGACGAGGAGGAAGAGAGCGAGGAAGAAAAGACGCTCAAAAAGGTGAGGGTTAAGAAAAAATTACCCAATAGTACAGATATTAAATGGTGGAAAAAGCGCAAACAAGTGCCTAAACCCGCCGACGAATGTGAGGAGGAATAAAAATGGGAGTAGGAATAGGACCAAAATTACCATTAGTCTATGACAGCACTGATGGTCCCTATTTATTAACAAAGACTCTGAAAGGAGAGATGGTTCAGAATTTTAAAAATCTGTTACTCACTAATCCTGGCGAAAAGATGATGGACCCCGATTTCGGTGTGGGATTACAATCTTATTTATTCGAAAATGCCCACCCCTCTCTTTACGAAGATATTGCTGAAAAGATACGCTCCCAGACCGATAAATATATGAATGCTATTGAGATTGTGGACATTCGTTTCACCGACGGCGCCGAATGGGCCCCAGATATGCAAACGTCCGCCGATGCACATTCATTATATATTCAGGTGGCCTTCAAAATTCTTCCACGAGAAATCGTAAATGTTTTGACTTTGCCCCTATTTACTTAAGAAAATAAAATAAAGGAATATTAAAATAAATGGCCGATAAAAAGAAAACTCCCATCCGGTATACTAGTCGAGATTTCGCATCGATTAAGCAGGATCTGATAGAATATACTAAGACTTATTATCCGGAGTCTTTTCGAGATTTCAGTGAAGCCTCGTTTGGCTCACTGATGCTGGATACGGTGTCCTATGTGGGTGATATACTCTCTTTTTATCTCGATTATCAGGCAAACGAATCTTTCCTAGACTCTGCAGCGGAATACAACAATGTACAGCGCCTCGCGCGCCAATTGGGTTATCGCCAGAAAGGGACCCCCACCTCAAGTGGAGTAGTAAACTTTTTTGTTGTCGTCCCTGCTAATTTGACAGGCCTAGGCCCAGATACTACCTATTTACCCATCTTAAAGCGAGGATCTACCTTATCATCTTTGGGTGGTGGAAGTTTTATTCTCAATCACGACATAGATTTCGCCGACCTGCGCCACGAGGTGGTAGCAGCGCGCATTGATCCAGTGAGCGGCGTCCCTACTAGCTACGCTATTAAAGCGCCTGGACTTGTCCTATCGGGCAAATATGTTCAAGAAACTTTCGCTGTTGGATCCTACGAGAGATTTAGAAAGTTAGCCTTATCAGTCCCGCGCGTCGCCGAAGTTATTAGTGTTTTTGATTCAGAGGGCAATGAATATTACGAAGTAAATAATTTATCTCAAGATGTAATTTATAAAGATGTGATTAATCGGGGCTCTGATACAGCGACCGTACCTTCTCTTTTGAGACCTTATAGTGTTCCGCGTCGATACGTTGTAGAGTCTCTAGGCCCTACCACATTTCTACAATTTGGTTATGGCTCTGATGATGAAATCGCTGAAGCTTCCCCTGTCGATCCTTCTAACGTGGTGTTGAAGCAATATGCTAAAGATTATATTAGTGATGAATATTTTGATCCATCGAAGTTAATTTATTCGGACAAGTTTGGTATTTCTCCAACAAATACTACGCTCGCTATCTCCTATCGTGTAAACACCATCGCGGACGTCAATGCCGCCGCACAATCTGTGTCGGAAGTGAGTAATGCGTTCTGGTCGTTCAGGGATCTCACAAGCCTCCAACAATCCAAGGTGGAATCAGTAAAAAACTCCATAGAGGCCTCAAATCCGGAACCCATCACAGGGGATATTTCTCAACCGTCTTCCGAGGAAATTCGCCATAGAGCGATAGACTTTTTTGCCACCCAAAACCGAGCCGTCACGGCCGAAGATTATGAATCTCTGGTTTATAAGATGCCTCATAAATTCGGTGCAGTAAAGCGATGTAAAATTCGCCAAGATGAAGGGTCCTTTCGTCGAAATTTAAATCTTTATATTCTGTCAGAAAGTACAACAGGACACCTCACTCAAGCTTCTGCGACGTTAAAGAATAATTTAAAAATCTGGCTCAACAAGAACAAGATGATCAACGATACAATAGATATAGTAGACGCCTATGTGGCAAACGTGGGAATTGATTTTGAAATCATTCATGATCTTAATTATAATAAATACGATGTTCTCAATTCTTGTATCGATGTCTTAGTGAAGCGTTTTTCTGACCCCCTCTATATTGGAGAGCCTCTCTATATTACGGATGTATATAATTATTTGAATGATGTTATTGGCGTAGTAGATACTACCAAGGTAACCATTATGTCTAAACAGGGTGGACTCTATAGTGATGTTTTCTTAGATATGGACGACTTATTATCTCCCGACGGAAGATATGTACAAGCCCCAGATAACGTGGCCTTTGAAATTAGGTATCCCACTACGGATATCCAAGGAGCAGTTAAATAATGGGTATAAAAAAATATATTGCCAATGCCAACAATACCATCACAAGCGCCTTCAGATCCAACTTACAGACTAGAGGCACCGGCGCAAACATGGGACTCTCGGACGTCCTAGAAACTTTTTCAATTTATGGGCAAGCCTCTTCGGGGTCAACAGAGCTGGAAAGAATACTCATCAAATTTCCAGTTTCTGACATCATTACTGACCGAGCAGCAGGAACAATACCTGCAGAAGGAAAAGTAAATTTTTATTTAAAAATGTATAATGCGCGCAGCAATCAAACACTTCCCCGCCAATTAAATTTGGTGGTTCTTCCCGTCAGTGAGCCATGGCAAGAGGGGGTGGGCCTTGATATGGAAGAATATAGAGATGTCACGGAAAACGGGGTGGGATCCAACTGGATCAATGCGTCTGCCTCAAATCCCTGGACACGTCCAGGCGGAGATTATTTAACATTCCCGGCCCCCAATTATTCCCAACTATTCCCAGTTGGAAATGAAAATCTTCAAATCGACATTACAACTCTCGTAGAGCAGTGGGTAGATGGAACATTGGATAATTATGGCGTCGGCGTCCATCTCACCGGAACTCAAGAAGCCTATTTTTCTAACTCCGCAGGCCTCGATGTAGGAAGCCAATTATTCAATCCTAGTGGATCGCGCGATACTTATTATACAAAAAAGTTCTTCGGCCGTGGAACTGAATTTTTCTTTAAACGCCCAGTCATTGAGGCAGTATGGAATTCTGCGGTAAAAGATGATAGGGGAAGTTTTTATCTTAGCAGCTCCCTCTTACCGTTATCCGAAAATATGCATACCCTTTATTTATATAATTCATTTGGCGGCCGTCTCTTCAATATTCCAGCCGTCGGAACAGGGGATATTTATTTAAATATTTTTACATCTTCTGCTGGGGGAAGTAGAGTAAATGCTGTCCCAATTACAGGTGGCTATGTATCTCGCGGCATTTATTCAGCCTCGTTCGAATTGGATACAACAGCCAGTACTGTCTATGATCGGTGGTATCATCACCTTCTTGCGGCCTCCACCGGTACATGTTATCATACTGGTACCTTTAATGTGCGCACTCATTCAATGCGAGAATATAATCCTTACCCCAAATATGTCTCATCGCTAACTAATTTACAGGACTCCTACAATGTGGCTGAAACAGCACGCTTCAGATTTTATGTAAGAGAAAAAGATTGGAGTCCAACTATTTACACAGTAGCAACCAAAGAAATTGATACTCTTATAATAGCAAGTGCATCCTATCAGGTATATAGAATAATTGATGATCTAGTGGTCATCGCTTATAATACCGGGAGCGATAAAGGGACGGAAATGTCATACGATGTGAGTGGAAATTATTTCGATTTAAAAATGAATCTTCTAGAACCTGGATATTCTTATGGAATAAAAATTGCCTATTATAATGAAACAGTCAACAGTTATGTAGAGCAGCCATATGATTGGAAATTCAGGGTAGAAAAAGTATGAGCATTAGAGATCTTTTTGATAAAAATATTCCAACATCCATAGTAACCAGTCGCGACCTGGCTGAGTTGGGGAAGGATGTTGAGTCAGCGGCTAATATTACTCAAAAAATACGCCAAAAGACACGCTTTATTCCCCAAAAAGACTATGGAGATCCGAAAAATTTTGCCCACTTTGGTTCAGCGGTTCAATATTATAATGATGCATTTTCGCGAATTGCTAACCAATACCCTTACGACGGGTCCCTCAGTGAGCAGACTAAATTTATAAATGATTCAACTTTCTTGGATCTTTACATTTTTGACAAGCTATACCCTCGCCGCACTGGATATGTTAAAATAGCTCCTTCCGGATTTGGTGTTTCCGGTGGGTCTACGGCTTTTTCTGGAACGTCGATAGGCCTCCCTGTAAGTTTGGAGTATATCCAAGCTATAGGCGGCCCCCACACTGCGTCTAGTGGTATGATCGGTCAGCCGCTCGAAAAGACATTCGCTCATTCTAATATTTATGACACGGCTCAAGACCGAGAGTCAAATTTAAAATGCGATATGGAGAGCGGGGTTACCATCGAATTTTGGATGAAAAAATCATCACTTTTTAATTCCCTCACGGAAACTGAAATCGAAGTTCCAGCTATGCTTTCCAACGGCGTATCCGGCTCTGTTATGGTACTTATTGACACCACTACACCCGGCGATGATACCCGCAATCGTATCAGCATCAAAGCGACTTCGGGATCTGCCTATGTAGGATCATGGAATACTGGCCTCACAAATGTGCAGATTTTGGACAATAAATGGCACCATTATGCCTTTACTTTTAAAAATACAGCCACTACATTGACGGCTCAGGCCTTCTATGACGGCGCTCCCTACTCGTCAGGAACGGCGGCCCCTGCGCCGATGGGGGAAGTTACAGGAGCTTTGAAATTAAATATTGGTTCTGCGCGCACCCTCCGCTGGGATGCCGGCGGCCTCGACCTCACAATTCCGGCTGACGGCTATGGAAAACTAACGGGATCTATCGATGAATTCCGCTATTGGAAGACAGCCCGCACTGCCGAAGACATTGGGAGATATTGGTTCACTCAATACGGAGGAGGAACCAACACTGATCTTGCCAATACTTCTCTGGGGGTGTATTATAAATTTAATGAAGGAATCACAGGAATCACAGCCACTGACTCTACAACTCTCGATTATTCGGGCCGAATTTCAAATGGCACATGGGTAGGATATACCTCGGGAGCGCGCTCCACCGGATCTGCCATAGATACTTATTTAGGTCGTCAGAGTGAGTTCCGAGACCCCATTATTTATACAGATCATCCAGCAGTTATCAGTTTACAAGATTCTCTCATTGGTTCAGCATCAGCCTATGATTTGCAAAATAATTCCTCTATTTATCGCTCGTTGCCATCATGGATTGTGGACGAGGATGGAAATAGTGGACAAGAATTATTAAAATTAACACAAATTCTTTCCAGCTATCTAGACACCCTATATTTACAAATCGAAAATTATCCTCGCCTTAAAGATATACAGTATCCTGGCCCCGACTCAAAGCCAATTCCTTTCGCACATAAATTGCTTGAGGGATATGGTCTGGCTACTTCTGAGATGTTCGTGGATGCCACTATTTTAGAACAGATATCGAATCGAAATGAAGAAGCCAAATTTGATGAAGATTTGTCCGATATTAAAAATTTAATATATAAAAATATTTATAACAATCTTGTTTATATATATAAGTCCAAGGGGAATATAAAAGCTTTTAGAAACGTGATGAGGTGCTACGGCATTGACACAGATTTAGTAAAAATCAACCTGTATGGGGACAATACCACCTATAGATTAAGAGACAATTACGAGACCCTTTCCACACGTAAAAAATATATAGATTTCAATCACCCTTCTAGATATGGGGGAACCCTCTATCAACAAGATCTAGGCTTGGGATCTACGGCCAGGTCCTACATCACAGGGTCTCGCACCACTCAGGAAATATATACCGCCTTCACACTAGAAGGGGAAGCCATTTTCACCACACCGCAGCCCGTAAAGCAGGCTGATTATTTCGCCACTCCCTTCATTACATCCTCCTTGTTTGGTTTTCATGGGGTAAGTCCAGTAGCTCCCTCTAACTTAGCTTTTCCTGGATCTGATGATTTTGTTAATGTTTACGCCGTAAGGGAGGCAGCTGAATCTCCCAACGTAAAATTCTGCTTTGTTTATGGCGTGTCCGGAATTACTTTGGGCACCGTGATGAGTCCGCTTTTTTATGATGTCTATAATAATCAAAAGTGGAATTTTGCCCTTCGGTTTAAATCCACCAAAGAGGGTGGAAATTTAGTAAGCGGATCGACCACCGGCAATGATTATATCCTCGAATTATATGGCGCAAATGCCGAAGCGGGACAAATATCACAACAATTCACCATTACAGCATCGCTCCCTGTGGGACTAGGGGTAAATAGATATAAATATCTTTCGGAACCTAAACGCATTTACGCAGGCGCCCATAGACAAGATTTTGTTGGAGCCATTCTCCAATCTACCGACATTAAATTGGGTTCGGTGCGATATTGGACAAAATATCTAGAAGATGGGGAGATTAACTCACACGCCCGAGATCCACAAAATTTCGGCAGCCTAGCTCCACACCAGAGCACTTATCTCTATCCCACTTCCCTTACAGGAACTCATATTCCCCAAATAGAGACTTTGGCTTTAAACTGGGAATTCGATACAATCACGGGATCTAATGCATCGGGAAGATTTAAGGTATTAGATTTATCCTCTGGCTCGGCCAATAAGCAAGATAAATACCGGTGGATGGGCGATATTGTGGGTACTAATCATCCGGCCAGCGCAAGCTTTTTTCCAGCCAATAGTTCAAAAGCTCTAGATACCAGGTTTGTTTACACCGCCCAGCAAACTCTACCTGAAAATATTCAGGGCCACAACATGGTTTCTATTGGGGAAAATGATAACATCTTTAAAAAGACTACGCGCCCAGTGGAATACTTTTTCGCCATTGAAAAGAGCATGTATCAAAATATTTCTCAAGAAATATTAAATGTCTTTGCAACGATTGCAGATTTTAATACCCTAATAGGGGATCCTGTCAATCGTTATCGGGGAGAATATAAAGCTCTTCAAAAATTGCGTCAGCTATTCTTCGAGCGCGTCGAGAATGAGCCAGATTTAGACAGGTATATAGAATTTTATAAATGGATCGATAGTTCTCTTACTACATTTTTAATGCAACTAGTCCCCGCTTCAGCACGCTTTTCGAACTCAATGCGCACTATGGTAGAGAGCCATGTTTTAGAGCGCAACAAATATCGAACAAAATTTCCCACTCTGGATCTAGAAATCCCCGAATTATCTGTAGGAATAGCCGGAATCAATGAGCTATTGGAAGATTGGGAAACAGATCACCACCCCGTTAGCGGAAGGCAAGATGAAAATTGCCCCTGGTGGAAGACACGAGCAGAAAGAAGAGGAGTAATCTCCTCGGGCGTACCGACCGTCGACGAAAACCGTTCAGCCTATTTGAGCGCAAGTCTTCAGGTTTTGAATCGCCAACGAACGACTCCTTATAAGTATGGTGTCGAAAAAGCCACTATTTTAAAGGGTGGTTCTAATTTTTATGACAATAAAATAGGAGATTATGTAAAGAATACTCTTCCCTGGATGGATTCTGGGGCAACTACGGGACTCTACATCTTATCGGGCAATATCGAGCCCTACACTTGCTCGGATCCCCCTCCCCCAAATACCAAGAGAAAATTAAAGTACGGAGTTTTCACAGCAGACTCGGGAATGGCATCTTTCCCTAATTCTTACAATTATACTTCCGGCAAGGGCGAAATGTTCGTGCCCTTTAGTATTTATAGCGCGTCTTACGTGAATGCATTTTCTCAAAATTTAGTCACCGCCCTGGGCTATAATTTGGAAATTACCAACGTCGATAATGACTCTTATGGGGTCTCTGAAGGTGTCCCCATGCAGGGCCCTTTTACTGACAAGTTTGTGGGGGGTAATCAATATAGACATGTGGATCCCAATTTAGATGGGACCGACACGCCCCTTACTCGCCCGGAAGCTTGGAGATTGAGGGCTGGAACGGGAGTCGTAAAAATTGCAAGACAACCATTTCAGCGCCCTAGAGCGATGCTATATCGCGATATGGTTGCTAAGAGGCCTCTTAATCTTCAAAATATTAAGCAAGTTAATGGTACAGACACCCGCTATGTTTCAGGAACCCTGCAAGCTCAGATTGGTAATTATCGCAAATCCTATGAAATAGTTCAAGCGCCTGGCCGCACGACCAACAACCGCGCTTGGGTACGCAAGGGCCCTTGGATCTTAAATGACGCCCTCGACCCCTCCCACTTGACAGCATCTATGTTTGTGGGTGGCATGTTTGATGCACCCGAAATAGATAGGGGAAGAACGGGATACGTGATGGTCTCGCGCTTTTCATCTCCAGGCGGCCCCGACACGGCTGGTGATAGCAACGGTGGCCCCGGTCTAGACCGCTTCGCCGCCGAGTTTTCCCCAAATAACGAAATGAATTGGAGAAATAGTGAAGTTAGGGATCCTTTAAGAAAGTGGCTATTAACCCCCCATGTGAATCAGTTTGGTTTCTATAGCGGCGTACCTGACAGAATCGCTTCTTCTTCAGTAAATGCAACAAATTACAGAGGTACGGGCTCCTTTTACCAAATTAATCGCAATCGCCGCAGAGTAATTAAAGAGGTTGCCCCGGGAACTCTCGGAACAGCTTCGGTATACGACAATTACTATATTCAACATCCTATCCCATCTACTGATTTAAGGTATGCGTGGATCACTGCCTCTTATCTTTCAACCACCCCTGTGGGTCTCGGATATTGGCCAACTGAATTTTATATTCCTGACTTATATACCGCCAGTATCGGCCCGGTTAATTTTGTTAGTGCCAGCGCGCAGAGCTATTCAATCCCGGTAGATTTTGTGGGGATGAATAATCTCGTTTATTCACCTATTATGGATCGCTACGCATATGCAAAAGATGGACCTTCGGGCTTAAGGGTAAATTTGGATACCCGGCAAGAAGCTGCAGCCTTTGACTATAAGAACATCTTAGAATACAAAAATTCCAATATTACAACGCCTCCGGACATTGATATGCTCAACATTTTGGATTTGCACCGTAACGGGCCATATCAAGCACCTAACTGGAAATTTATGCGCACTGCACAGAGCCCTACCGCCCGTTATTTGCGAAAAAATAATTTTATAGGATGCACCGGCCAGAGATATATAACCCCCAGTTATATGGTGTCCCCTAAATTAGTAGAGGACACACAGACTACGCTATATTATGAACCGGCCGTATCAAAAATATCGACACCTTTCGAGATAATGGTGGGCACTCAAGGTCCAGGCGCCCCTCAATGTCAAGATCCCAATGTTTCTTCCACCGATGCATCTTCGGAAGTTGTGGTTAGCTTAGGCGTCTCTCTGATAAATGCCTATGGTTTTGCCAATGAAAATTTAACTAAATGTGCCAAAGGGGTTGTGACAATCGCCAATAATGATGATTCTGGCGGTCCCGATACGGCATGCCTCCAAACCGATACTGGCTACGGTACTATGACGGGGATGTATTTATATGGCGCCCTCGACGATGACTCCAGCCCAGTCGATAGTTTTGTAGAGGCAAAATATCAATCCCCGGTATTCCCCGCAGCTATCAACCAATTTAGTCGCTTCTCACGCGCGCGCTCTCTCTATTATAATCGTTTCTGGAATTCTAGCCGGGCGACTCGCACCACCCGAGGCGAAACTAAATTTATTTCTCACGCTACGTCGCAAGGGTGGGACGTGCCACAGAGCGAATGGGCCTTGGACGCCAATGCGAATTTCACCATGGGCCCCATCTATAATGCCAATACGGCAACAGGAAGTACGGCAGGAGAATTGCAGAATGATTACGCTCAATGTCATGGCGCCTCAATGTTTACGAGCAGCTGGTTCTTATCCTGTAGTGCAGTTAACGTAAATGCTGGCTTTACTCCTACGCGAAATTTAAATTTCGGATCAGTTTTATATAACGGTATTTTTACACCTCTAATGGGTACCCCTAAAACGGCGGGAACTTATGCACGCGAATTTGCCGAACGCGCAATTGTGCGCCCCCTTACTGGCACTTACGCCGATACCGGAGTACCAAACGCCTACACCCTTTCAGCCTGGGTGCATCCTGAGAGAGTTTTGCCTCCCGTTAAGCCCCCAAGCCTGAGAAACGACAAAAAATACAATATTATCTCTTTTTTATCTGCTGATCACCCTAAGCCAGCTACAAAAGTTGCCGGCCAATGCGCAGTTCAGTTATTTCTAACAGGGGGTGTTCCGGCCCTACAGAATAGGCGAATCGGAGTTCGCACGATGGTCTCTTCTGCAGCGGGGGGCATCCAAATAGATGAGGGGTATACCGACTCGGCGCTCATGAATGGCTGGTTTCATATTTTATATTGTTATGATGCCACAGCCCCAGGCGATACTTCTGTGGGAAATGATAGACACAAAATTTATGTAAATGGAGAACTCCGACCTCTCGTAGCTTCCAGTTCTTTACCCGACGGACTCGCCAGTGTATTTTACGGCCAAATTAATCCTTCGACGGGCGCGATTGGCAGCGACGCCTCTTACAACTTCAATATGTCGACGTTGACTGGTGGCGTTAATCCCACTCCGGCCTTGGGAGAATATTTCATTAATGGGTTATTCGAAGGCTCTATTACAGAGGTGAGTATATTCAACTATTCACTTCATACGATGGATGCCACTCGCCTTCCTGCTGCCATGTATAACGGCGGATGCCCTCCAGATTTATCGAAAATAACATTCTTCCAACAAGAGGCTTATAAACCCTCGGCATGGTATAGAGTAGGCGCGTTCAAAGGGCCGGCCATCGGCCCCCAGTATCAACCAGGCCTGCGAAAACTCGGCCCTGGAGATATCCCGGGAAGCTCCAGCTGGAACCCAGCCGAGCCGCCTCCTGTAGGTCCCTCAATGACTGGTTCGCGATTGGTTAATCTAGCTGCTGTCTATTGGGACAGCGAAGACGGCCTCTTGTCCAAAGGAGACGGTTATCCAGTAGTAGATTATAGTATTTCAGCTGGAAGTGCCACTTTTAATATGTCTTTCCACAATCAAATGGACCTAGCCGACCGTCCGTGTCGCAGCGGATATAGGGTGGGAAGCGCGGAAAATATTCACAGTGCGCCACTCTACAATCGAAAACACACAGTGGATACACCCTTCTCGGTGACGCCTTTCGGATGGTCCCTTCCTAGCTCTTCTTATCCAACCGAGACTACATGGCCAATTCGAAACCGCGCAGTATCGATGGACATTCCAGAATTATCAGCCTCTATTAATAAGTGGATTTCGACCTACCCTGTGGCAGTACTAACTTCAGACGCCGACGCTATAGCTCACCCACTCGGTGAAATCCAGATTAATGGTGGAAATGCCCTCTTTGAGGCAAATCGCTTAGCTGGCTACGAAAAAGACGGCACATGGCTGCCGATACCTTCAGCTCCATCCTATGATACCTATGGGGATTATAGCCAATATATGCATCTTAAAAATCAGGATTTCTCTATTGTTCCCGAATTCCGAATCAGTGATCACATGGGATTTTATCTTAATGATAATAGGGGAGATTTTTTGGCAGAAAATAACAGCCTATTTTCTATCCCGGGCTCTACATCAAGCGCTGCGTCTAATGTTCCCCTGAATAGTTCCGATGAGTCTTTTTATCAAGTATTTTCAAATTCAGATTTCCTACGACACTTCTCTATCATAAAGCAAGACCACAAAGGCTTTGCAGATCCTTCTGCCATCACTCTGCGCTGCAGCGGCCTGATGAAATTCCTGCCTTATGACGGCTTTTTTCCAAGCGAAAGAAGTTTGCAGATAGCTAGTCAATTTTCCCAGTCTTATTCTTCTTTTCTTGAATACGCAGGTTTAGATTCCTCGCTCGCCGACGCCCGGATGCGTCCCTTCATGGCACCTTTCTTCCAGCCCGGCATTATTTATAATACTATCAAAGCCGGCTTGGCGGTAGATTATCCTCTCTATACCAGTTCTTACAATGTCATTAATTATGCATCCTACCGCTACGCTGGTGGATCGAGGCTAAATAGTAATTATTATGCCCTCGGTACCCAAAAGGTGTATAATCCTCCCGCTACACTGTTTTCTGCCAGCTGGGACGTTCGAATTCCGTTTGAGGCAGCGGTAGAGCCCGAGAAATATGCTGCAGGTTACTTTATTTATGATGCTGAGCCTCACCCAAGTAGCGCCTTGGATGTCCAAGTGCGCTGGAATGGGGGTGGAGACAACCTCTATAAGCGAATGATGAGCAATTATCTGGCGGCCATACCGGAGTTCTTCCTTCCCGAGGGTACTTTCACCTCTCTCTCTAGTAAATCGGAAAAGAATTTTGCCAATGTAAGATCTGGTACCAATTATGGGATGCGCGTCAAACTTCGTCGCACATTGAATAAGCCCAGAGCGTGGCGATCTTATACAAATCCAGAACCCATTATTACCTATGATGTTCCCCAGGATCCTCGTAATTTAAGCGGAATAGCCAAAGACCTCAAAGAGACCTTTACGATGTATAGTAGGCCCTCTGCCTTCGGGCCTCCCGTCGCCGCGTCAGATTTTCTGGGATACACCCCTAGTTTAACGCCGGATAACCTGAATGTAGTATATTTTAATACCGATCTTTATCCATCGGATAGTCTAATGGGAATCAATCCTTCCTTTACGCCCCCTTATTATGGAGGCGAGTCATGGGCAGATATTGTCTATGCGGCTACCAGCTCAGGCCCAGTAACCCTAGACGAGATTTTTGCTGCCTCCACTGTAAACTTGTGGAGAATTGATGCATCTCCGGTGCTGAATGGCGCTACTGGTTCTGAAAGCTCACTCTTTGGGTCTAACGAGAAGCAGGCCTTCTGGGCGTATCATGCAATTCACACTGAGACGGCAGCCCCTATGACAGGGCGGTATGCTAATGCATACGCCATGCAGCTAGACGCATCAATTAACCTTTTTGGTAAAAACGGAGATAAGTGGGTTATTGAGCCAAAGTTTGAAACCCCGCACTATAATTTTAATTCCGATTCTTCAATCCGCCCCCTTACGAGCGCCAGCAATACGTTGACAATTCCCACAAATGGTTCGGAGTCCGTCCCACGAGGAATGTGGCATCAATTTGGCACCATGGAGACTGAAAAGGGAGTCTATCTTGAAGTAGACAGTATTCCGGACAACTGGCGCCTTATTCGAGGATCAGCTCCGGCTGATGACTTCACGAAGGTGTCAGGTATAGACATGAGCGTTTATCAGGCATCTTCTTTTAAATCCCTATCTCAATTGGTTGGGTTTGAGGAATCTAAAAAGTTAGGTAATACTGCCGAATCTCTCCAGGTTTCTGAGGCTGTTGTGGCCGTACCATTTATCGTCGTGGACGGTGAAAAACAATTTTTCGAAATTCCCGCAGACACTATTCGAAGCGCATTAGGCTCCTTACCTGAACAATCGGAAGATGCGGCCAGAACACGCGCCAAACGCGCCGCCAGGGCCGCTGCAGCAGGCCTAGGAGACGTCCTGGATGATTTATTGGATACTGAAGCGGAGCGCACCGCCGCACGCGTCAGGGCCGCAGCAAACGCAGCTTCTTCGGGCGCTTCATCTGCTCTCGACGAAGGGGAAACATCCATTACTACGCCTGCGCGCTCAATTATCGATATGGTAAAGAAAATGAAAAAATATGTTTTCCCCCCTCGCATGGACTTTGTTCACAATGTTGGAGCAGTAAGGCCATTTGCCATGTATATTTTCGAATTTGAATATGAGCTTGATCAGGTTGATTTAAGCTATATCTGGCAAAATGTTGCTCCGCGACCCCGCGACCAAAAGATCGTTCAAAAAGATGTTGAAATTTCCCATAAACTTTTTGCTAATGAGCTTATGGGGTCATTTGGTAACGGAGATAACGATCCCATTCGCGATGGTTTGCGCTGGATGGTCTTCAAAGTAAAGAAAAGGGCCAATAATAACTACTATAGTAAAGTAAGAAAAAATACGGGCCCGATAACCCAGCAGCATCCCTATAGCTATAACTGGCCGTATGATTTCTTTTCTCTGGTGGAGTTTGTGAAAATGGATGCAAAAATTGGCTTTGGAAAGGGCCTTAAGGATAAAGGGATATCGCAAGAGGTTTTCGAAGTGCGAGAGGATCCTTTAAAAATCGCCCAAAAGCGCAAAAAGATGCGAGGAGGAAAAGAGGAGGAGACTCCACAAGAAAATAATCCACCCGGGAGACTTAGAAAATGACATTTTTTGATAAAAAAGAAGAAGTTTTAGATATTCAACTCACTCCCTTCGGTAAACAAATGTTGTCAATAGGCAAGTTTAAGCCCGTTTATTATGCCTTTTATGACAATAATATTCTCTATGACGGCGCACACGCTGGCATTGAAGAAGTGCAGAATGACATTGAAGAAAGAATACAGGATAATACCCCCCAGAATAAAACACAGCACTCCTTTTCCTCCCGCGAACATGATTTCTCCAAATATCTCCACGCACGAGATGACCTCTCATTGCCAGAGATCGATCGAATTCGAATTCAAGCAACTCCCGAAAAAGAGTTTTCTTTAGTGCGCCCTATGGGGACTTCCGATCTTGATTCTACTCAGGCACCCAATTGGAAAATTACATTACTGGAGGGAGAAATAGAAAAGGCGTCCCATTTTCTAACTAGTTCTTTCCAGGATCTACCCATTCCTCAATTGGATATTAATTTTACTTATACGACAAAAGTAGTGGATAATTCCACTACTCCCTCTAGCTTCATTGATCCTAATTCTACCGCACCCGATGATTTAACGAATTATATATTTAGCGATGGCTCGCGAATAGATATTGATATTAAAGATGGCTACAGCAATTTATTATTCATGGTGGAAGAAGGCGGCACGCCTTTTCAAAAGGAAAATTTTGATGTGGAAGTATATTATGTAGAGCCATCTGACGGGTCTTATACTCCTCTATCATTTACTCAAAAGATGAGCAATATTATAAATGGCCTCTTCGTTCCGGAGTCTCAGCGTTCGGATACAAATATTGATGAGACGTATGTGGAATTTTTCTTTGATTTAAATACCGACACTCACATCAACAAGAGGGATTTGTGTGAAGGAATTCAGAATGTTAAATCACAAGGACTATATATTGATTCAGAGTTAGATTGTATTGATACAGCTAATACTCCCACCACCCTAAGTCCTTACTCGACAAATACATCCGAACCTGATTGTTCAGATAAATAAAGAGGGTTTTTAGAACTCTACTATTTAGTAATGCGGAGAAAATAATATAGCATGAGCATTGAAACAATAAACTCTCCTTCGGGAGACTCGCTGGCTACCGACGTTAACGTATCGCCACTCCCTTTAGTACATTTTGATAATATTACCCTCGATTCACCTCCCTCTATGTCAACAGGGGAAACTAAAATTTCTCAACCTCTCGTAACAACGTTAAAGTTACATCTGGAAATTCCTGTCGAATCCGATTCAGTTATAGATATTAACAATATTGTCGATAACTTGTCTATTTTTTTGATAAGCTCTCAAAGCGCAAAAAACGATAGACAACTAGAGAGGGGATCCATCCCCGCTGACGTTAAACGCCGCCAATTGCCCCTAGCGTCTTTGGTGGATATCGCCGAACTAGAACACAAATTAGAAAAGAAAATATTCACAACATCCTCATCGGGACAGAAATTTTTAGAGATTTTTTTTGAGATAAGTGAAACTACTCTCTCTACTCCCGATCATCTCTCCTATTATGCCTGCACACATTTGGATATGGGAGATATATTGGAAGCTGTTGGGCTTGACCAACCCGGCTTCTCCTATTACAGTGGAATGAGCGCCGAAAATGTTATCAAAGAGGGTAAAGTCAATACGACGGCTTTTGTCTTTATAATAACTTCCCCAGGCCCCAACGCCGGCTCATATTGGACGGGCCCTGTTATGAAAAAACCCAATGGATCATGGATGACGGCAAAACTATCAGTTGCTGGCCTAGTCCCTACACAGCCCCCTTCCGACCTGGAGCAAAGAATAGTCTCCAATTCCACAATTCATGATTTACGTGTTGCTCAAACCATTCCTTCTTTGAATATCGATTTGAAGCCCGCTAAGATGTTTCCCCTCACTATTAAGGGAAATAATCGTTTTGATAATTCTACCCCCACACCAGATGCCTATATTTCCAATGCTTTCTTGTCGCGCGATATGCACAATAATTGTCGATTTATATTTGAATTTGATTATCACGGCTTTCTGGTTGCGGAAAGCCAATTTGGAAAGATGCTCACCAATCCTTTTGTCCCACTCAATACCAAAAAGAAAATCTATGCATATTCTCGAATCACTAATTTGCAGATTATTCGTCGACAGGTGGAAGTAGCCCGCTCTTATAACCGTCTCAGTTCTCCTATTTTGGGCATCAGTCGCTCGCAGCTAGATCCAGAGGAAGTGCTCATCGTTGAGACCTCATCGGATAAGGCAAAAAACAACTTACTATCTACAGTGGTTGCTTATGCTCCGGGCAACGCCAATGGCATGATAAATTCTCAAGTAGGGACAATTATGGAGTATCCTTTGATCAGTGGATCTCCCCGCGAAACACGCACTATTCTAGTTACAGATAACTCGGTGCAGCAGTTAACCGACGGAACTTATCAATACGGGACGCAAATTGAAGTAGAAGATGGTACGGTAAAATTTTTAAACGATCGAATTTTAAGACTTATTAGGGTAAAGGAATATCTAGTTGAATATCTCCATGTTCTGGAGAGGCCCACAGGCGCTCAGCAAAATAATTCTGCCAAATATATGGAGAAATATTATGATCTTTATTTTGGGAAACAAGACCGCCAAAGTAACATCGACGCTATCGAGATAAATAACTTACGCAATGAAGTTGGTATGCCAGTTGGTAATCTTGATTCTCGATCAATACTGTATCCCTGGATTTTAGCAACAGAATATTATGTAGACACCCTCCAGGCTATTTCTGACTTTAAAGAGGCTCCAGCTAATAATGTCATGAGATCTCCAGACCTCATTCGGACACCAGCGGCCATTTTAGAAGAAAAAAACAAAAAGAGAAGTCCTTCGGATTCACTTGCGGTGACTCCACGTTACGAATCTTCTGTAAAACCAGGCGAGATCCGCAATGCATTAAAAAATTTATTGGACCCAGCCAACGCGTCTCCAGAGACAATCCTCCAAGTGCTTTCTTTATACGATTATTTACTAGAAAAAGTGAGAGCTATGTTGGGCCACAATGCCCAGATGTACGAGCCGCCAAGAGCCACAAAGATGCTAGGAGTTTCTAAAAACTATAAGGTCGCATTGCTCTCTCTCAAAGATTATTTTGTAGAATTATACGACGCTCAATTATCTACTTATCCGGCTGTAGATTATATAGGATTTATGGGATCCCCCGGTAGCTATGCGTCCCAAAGCCCCCCGCAAGACACCCAATTTCAAATATCTCCAACCGCAAATACCAATGCTTTCGAGAATCCAGCGCCAGATACGTCGCAGAATAGCGATAATGTTCCCGGACTATTGGGTTTGTCAGCAGATGATTTCGACACGCGTATAGAAGATGAAAAGCAGATGGCGGAACAATTGGGGGGGAATTTCGCACCTACGACGACAGGAAATACAAGTCAATCCACTCCAAGTCCGTCCGACAAAAAGGATAAATTACAAAAATTAAAAGCCCTCAAGGCGGAGAAGCAAGCTAACAAAGCTGCGAACGATATGATCCCCAGTACTTCCACCAGTGCAGTCTCTCCATCCCTAGCCTCCAACTCCGCCACAGCTGCCGCCCCAACGCTTCCAGTGGAGACGCAGGAGGAGTCGACCCCATCGTCGCCCCCTGGTGGCGGTGGTATGATGACTACTTACAACTCTTCCACAACGAGTGGATTTGAGAAGGATCCAGGCAACAACAATATGGCCTCTCCATCTGCACCTATAACCTTATCAGCGCCTACGTCCGCCCCGACAACTGCTCCTCTATTTCTAAGCCCATCGGTCTTGGACTCGAAAGAAGGATTAGTTATAGAGCGCTCAAGCGTAGTCGGCGAAACCTGGAACCCTGCAGTATATGAAGATCTACAGACCCTTGTCGTAGGAAAATCTTTGGGAAGAGCATTTCCTTCTGCAGGTGCCGGCGTGGATGCTACATTCGATGGAGTAATGGGCGCCCTCAATATCACACCTCAGTCAAATAAGACCCCCATGAGTGTGGAGATTAGTTTGCAGGACGTCGGCCAAGGTTCGCCTACCGATGTTGTTCCTGCACGAGAGATTTTTGGTAATAATAGCCGCCAAATTGCAGGCCATCAGGAATCTTCCCCTAACCAATGTATTCCAGGAGCAGAAGCGGGCGCTGGCAATCTTGAGATGGAAATGTGCGAGCAACGCTCTAATGCGCGCCCCATAACCCAAGGTTTTATGGATGTAGTCGCCCGCAATGGCGCCCTGAGCCAAGTAAGACAAAAGGCGGACGGAAATCCTCAGATGTTAGGAAAAATATATGACCGAGGGCGCTCTAATCCTCAGGCTAGAAATAAACTGCAGCAACTGGCACAGCGAGGAGGCACTCCTGCACAATATAGGAAATATGCAGAAGCTCAGCTGGCCCGGAAGGGGCCCCTTTCACGGGGCGAAGCCGGAGCCCCAGCAATGAAAAGATTTACTTTAGATATGTTGGCTAAGATTATGGTATTTGACGGCTATGCAGCAGATGGCGACGGAAATTTCATGATAAAGAGGCCGGTTTTCCGCACCTTGGATGAGATGACGTGGAAAAAGATGCTCCTCCAATTAAAAAATCCAAATAATAATATCCGCGCACTGCTGTGTAAAGTAGAGCCCGCCTATGATCCCTCTTTGGAAATTGGAACAGTGGATGGACTGCAACTTGTGAGTGCAAACTCTTATTTCCTCATAACACAAAATTCTCTAGCTTTAGTGGATATACCTAATGATTTCCTAGGCGCCACTCAATATAACCGAGAGTTTAGTCCAACGAAAACACGTACACCCAGTCCACGCGCCGTAAGGAGCATAGTGGTCAACACCATCCCTGATATTCGATCCGGCTTAGGGGGTAAATAATGGCTGATAGTACTAAAAGTTATAAAACAAGAAACTCCGACCCCCTCTTTGAGGCCGCAGAATCTTCCTCGGAAGTGAAAACTGCCTATTCTACTGCGATCTCCAATCTTTCGACTGCTAATTTCATACAACTCAGACAAACCCTTAAATTTACCCAAACTGCGGCCTTTGATGATAGCAATCAAACGTGGGAGGAATATGTTAAGGGAAATTTTGAAGATTACATCAACCAACACAGCTCCCCCACCGCCTCTATCCGCGATATCACTTTTACACGCCCTGTTCCTTCTGTAATAAAGGACTTTTCTCCTTTTGTGGATCAGTTGGTAGGGATAAATGAGGTAAAAGAGGAGTTTGTAATTAATTTTTTAGAGCAAAAATATGAATCTGCCATTGCATCTTCAAATGTGGAAGAAACGTCGCTCCCTAATTTTTATCAAACTTTGGAGGACCTCGGTTCCGTGACCGATTCTTATTTTGATAAATATGCGGATAATATCCCTCCGGCAGACACGCGCTATGAAAATATTATGATTCCCATGGACAACTATAAAGAGCTGGGTCAATGGAATAATTGGGCCCCCGTTTTCCCCCTAGAAACTCGGCTAAGCCCCATTAATGCTTCGATAGTGGGCCCCACCGAAGTTATAACTGCTCTCGATAAGTCTAATTTAGACTGCCTGTTGATGAAAACATCCTTTTTGATGGATGGTCGATTTGAACAAGGGGAATTGGAAAGTGTCCTTCCCTTTGAATATGCTACTCTTGAAATGACCCAAACTTATTCCGACGGAGCCCTTTCGGCCCAAGTAATAAGTCGATCTCTTTTAGATTTGCTCGGATGGTCTCGTGATGTGGTAAATATTTCTCACGCGTTGAGTGCTGATAAGGTGATCACTAACGCCATTCCTCAAAATAAAATTTATTTAGGACCCAACAATCAGGCCATCACGGTGGCCGAAAACAAAGGAAGTGATTTGGAGAAGATTTTAGCTTCCGCCTCCTTCCTTATGAATCTAAAATCTATTATCCCAGGAAAAGCGCGCTCTTATGAGGATTTGGTGGCCAAAAAAGAGAGCTATAGTGAAATATTATTTTATAAAATAGAAAAAAGATCCTCCGTCGACGCTTATTATCCGGTTCAAACTATCTGGATCCCAAACATTCCGCAGATAAATCCCCTTGAATATATCGATACCCAAGTTAAATATAATAAAACCTATTATTATAGAGTATTTGCCTACAATATGGTAGTAGGAACAAAATATTATTACGATGCGAGTACGTTTGAGGCCTCATATGATTCCACCACCGTGATTGATTATGTGGCCGGCCCTGACCCCCACACCTCAGTCTCAGATCTGGCCCCGGTATCGACTACCACGGGTGGTGTTCCTAATGTGGGATATAGCGTCGGAACGACGCAAAATTTACAGCAAAGCGGCATCGTCACTACCAATCCAAATTTGGGAGCAGGACTTGGTTTTGATCCTTATGGGCAAAAACTCGGCGCCATAAATGCTTCGGGCTTCAAGCCTCTGCAAACTAACCAGAGTGCCCCACCACCCGTAGATTTAACCTCTGTCGCTCACCCTTTCTTTAAGGTGGGCGTCGTGTGTGAGCCAACCGTTGACCTCATTAGGACAGAGTTTTTTGATTTTCATGGAACTATTTTAGATGATCCCCCTATGATACCCGATGTGAATTTTATTTCGTATGTTGATGTTGACAACACTATTACGGTGGACATGAGGGCTCAAATAGGCGAATATAAAGGTCCCGCAGTTATTCTAAATTCCTCGGAAGCCCAATACATTGATGATTTGAGAAGCGTGAGGGGCCTAAGTTCATCTGATTTAATAACGTATCGAACGGATGACGAAATCGCCTCGTTTGAAATTTATCGATGCGATACTTTGCCAACGTCCTATAATGATTTTTCTTCCAAATTACGAGATACAACTTCTACTTTACAAAGAAGTGATTTTGATCTTATTTATTCGTGGAGTTCGTCGTATGAGGACAAGATCGAGCCCAACAAGATATATTATTATATGATTCGGGCTGTCGATATCCATGGCCACAAGTCTTTTCCGTCACCGGTTTACAAGGTGACGCTCGTTAATGACTCTGGGGCTATTTACCCCCTCATCGATACAATTGAGATTAAACCTCCCCCCAAATCACAACAAAAAACAAAGAGTTTTAAAAAATTCCTTCAATTAGTGCCGAATGTGGCACAAGTGATGGTGGATTATGAGGCGGGGATTAAAGACTCTGCAGGGCTGATGCCCTCATCGGCTTTCGGCCATGAAGAGGATATTGAATTGGGGGTTGTAGCTCCCAAATTATTTGGAAAACCCGGTCGAACTTTTAAAGTGCGGCTGGTATCCAAAAATACTGGAAAGAAGCTAGATTTGAATATTACGTTTAACGTAGAAAATGAATTGTAAATTTTAATTATTGTATTTTTTAATTATATAATACTATTTATAAGGAGAGAGGAGAACACCTATGGCGTTTTTAGATAACAGCGGCGATATTATATTAGACGCCGTTTTAACAGACACAGGCCGCAAGAGAATGGCTAGAGGAGACGGGACTTTTCGCGTAATGAAATTTGCCCTCGGAGATGACGAGATTAATTATGGAACCTATAATGGTTCGGCACCAGCCGGACAAAAAGATTTGCAAATTCTTCAGACTCCTATTTTGGAGGCGTTCACGAATAACACCTCTATGATGCATTCTTATCTACAAACATACACTAATAATACTTCTCACCTATATTTGCCGGTAATGAAATTAAATCAATTAGCCGCCGGCCGTACTTTTAATACTCAATTTAAGAGTTATATGGTGGCCGTTGATAAAAACACCGCCATCGGCCTGGGAACTGCCACAACCGCAGCCGGAACTCCAGGGCAATGGGTCCCCACTCAAGACGGTATCCTATACGGCTTTAACCCATCCCAGGTAAAAACTGGCATTCGAATTGATCAGGGAGTTGATAACGCCCTAGTATCGGCCGCTCAGGGTCTTCCTACTAGCGAATTTTACGAAAACCAATATTTAATAGAAATGGATTCTCGCTTTGGGCAGGTGATCGATGTCGTGGGTGGAACCTTGGCAAATCCCTCATTTATTGATGACGACCAAATTGCTTCCTATTATTTATCAAAAAATGTAAATAGAAACTTTATTACAGATAATTCAAGTACAAGCGATGTGGGAGAGGGAACACAAGTATTGGCAGGCGCTCGCGGAACTATTTTACAATTTCAAATTCAAGTTACTCCTAATTTGAATAGTAATGCAAGTTGGTTTACGCGGTTAGGGGGAACGTTCGACGCCGCCAAGCTCGGCGCCGGCGGCGCTGTACCAAGTTACTTCATCGACACCATCGTTAGGGTAACTGGGCTGACAACGGGCTTCCGACTGGATGTCCCTGTCCGGTATGTTAAAGCTCAGGGCGCTTGGACACTCCCATAAACATGATCAAAAGGATAAAAAATGGCTACTGTATTTAAAACTTTACTATCAAACGATGTGGCTACAACGCGCACACTATTGAATGAGGCAATTCCTATTACTGGAACGGTTGTTTCGGGCACGTATGGCAACAATAATATTAAAAACTATATGCATGGAATGTTTCAAAGCGTATACGATTATCCCTATGCATCTTCCTCTGCAAACCACATTTTCGACCTCTCCTATGGTTATTCATCCGCAGTTTCAAGCTCGACCTCTATGAACGCCAAAAAGATGAATATTTACAGCCAGATGGCTCAAGTATTAGTGGGGTATGATGAGACCGGATCCATTCGCCGCTTTGACGCCGATGGGGATTTTACTACTACCACTGATGCAATGGATGCCTGTGTTTTCATTAACTATGCACGCCTCCTCGTCAAAGATGAGATTAAGAAAGGGTCGTATACCCTTACTCTTCAGACTGGCTCTTCATTTGTAACAGTGGGTGACTATGGAGCTAATAGTGATTATCGTGTCAACTCTCCAGCTGGAGAATTCGGATTATTATATACTTCTTCAGTTGCTCCCTATGGACAATCTGTGGGGCTCATCTATTATCAGGCTGGCGTCGTAGCTCTAACTGCCTCTGCCCCCCTCTTCGACTCATATTTGACCTTTACTGGCACCCTATCAATCACTGGTACTGCGGATAATGTAAGGAGCAAGTGGGATGATAATGATTTTCAAAACACCACGGAACTAAACAGCACTATTTATTTCTGCCGAGCAGCAAATAATGAATTTAATTATAGTGCAAATCCGACATATCTCTCTTCCAGTCAAATTATCGTAAAGAATAATAATGTAGACCAGCCTCCGGTAACATATATTACTACAGTGGGTCTCTATTCGCCTGACAACGAACTGTTGGCAGTGGCCAAATTATCTGAGCCGCTCAAAAAAGATCCTGCAACCGAGTTAATCTTCCGGGTGAGATTAGATTATTAAGTTGGAGGTGTAAAACATGCCTTTTAAGAAATTTTCTGAAGATGATGTGTTCAATAATACACTGAAGACATTTCCCCGAAATCGCTTTGGTATCTATGGTGGACGCGTCTATCGTCAAAATATGTCCCAAGAATCGGGATCTTTTACGGGAAGTGTTCCTTGTGTGCCTACGGGATTCGTTTCATTATATGAATTAAACGTGGACCGCTCCGCCTCTCGTACTGGACTTATTTATCCTTTTGTTACTAAAAATGGAACTTTGACTAGTTTTCGAACTATTTCTTCCACCACATTTAATACGGATTTTGCATATGGCGACATGTTGACAGGCTCTTATCCCTTATCGGCCAGCGTGAGCAGGAATTATGTTATAGGGCCTATTCACCGCAATAAAATTAATGCCCTCCGTGTGACGCTGGATTCATATACGTGTTGGAGCCCTCATTATCAATTTAGTTCTTCGCTCGGAGATAAAGCAACGCAGACCATTAATTTAATTTCTATTCCATCCATTTTTTACGGTTCCTCAATAAATAAAGAGAATGGTTCGGTTAGTTTGAAATATTATGTCTCAGGCACATTAATTGGAGAATTAAAAGACATTAATCGTAATGGCGAGCTGATCCAGGTCGGCCCCCCAGGAAGTGTTGGGTCTGGTTCGGTCGCAGGTGTAGCTCTCTATAATGAAGGATTCTTGTTGTTGACCGGCTCATGGCCTCTCGAAACAGGCCACGCGAGAGATTATTTAAATGATCCCACTACTTTTATGACCTCTTCCTGGCTATTTTTCGGAACTGGAATGAATGATTCATCGGGTTCGGGAATTCCCTACGTCCATTATGATATGGAGTTTGAGGGGGTCAACTATATTGAAACTTTGACTTTGATGGCTCATGCTGAAAAGGGAGAACTTAATCACTCTAATAATCCTACTTATACTCTCTTAAGTTCCGGATCCTTTTACAATAGCGGAGTTAATACTTACAGCGAGAACGGCCGCCCCATCAAAAATACAGTTAAGAGTCCTTATATTTATCCTACTGCCTCCTTCGAGAAAACGACCTATATCTCCAAAGTGGGCATCTACGATGAGGATAAAAATCTTATAGGAATAGCCACCGTCTCCAAGCCAGTGAAAAAAACACTTGACAGAGACTATACTTTTAAGTTAAAATTAGATATACAATGATATTAGGTTTAGATATTAGCACAAGCATAGTGGGAGTCTGTATATTGGATGATAACAAAATTATCCATGCGGATTATATTGATCTACGAAAAGTGGGGTCTTTTTTTGAGAAAGCAAGGACCGTTAAGGAAGCTCTGGTCTCTCTTGGTAAAACCCACCCTCTAGAACATATTTATATCGAACAGGCTTTGATGTTTTTTCGCAAAGGCGGATCGACAGCAAAAACTATGTCTACCTTACAACGTTTTAATGGCATCGTCTCGTGGATATGTTATGAGGAATTGTCCATAGAGCCTCAATATTTGACACCCATATCAGCCCGATCCAAATGTGGTATAAAAGTACCACGCGGAAAGAAAGCTAAAGAGGTGGTAATGGAGCACTTTATAAAAACACAAGAGTTTCCCATCGAATATACGCGGTATGGCAATGTTCAGAAATATTGCTATGATATTGCCGACGCTGTAATTGTGGCCCGGGCCGCCCATATCAGTATAACTGAAAAATAATCCTTGACAAAGAGTCGCTTATATGTTATATTAACAATATGCGTACAAAGAAGGCTATTTTACACAATTTTCTCGGTAAATCATATGTCTCCAGTGGGGAATACTTGTTTGAGTGTCCTTTCTGCAAACATCATAAGAGAAAATTTTCTGTCAATATAGAAAAGGGAGTGTATAAGTGTTGGATTTGTGACAAGCGCGGCGCCAATCTTTATCGTCTTGTTAAAATGTTTGGTTCTCAAAAAGATCGCAATGATTGGGTTACTTATTTTGATGTAAAGCCCGACCTTACTGAATTTGAGGCACTATTTGGTGCACCGATTTCGACTCAAGAGGCGCCTCCACTAGACATGCCACCCGGTTTTCAAACACTCTGCACCCTCTCTCCAGCTAAGAGGCCTTTAGCTTATCTTAGAAATAGGGGCATATCTCCCTCGGATGTCTTGAAATGGAAAGTAGGTTTTTGTTCCCACGGCCCCTATGGGGGAAGGGTAGTTATCCCCTCATTTAATCAAAGCGGCGAGTTAAATTTTTTTGTAGCTCGCAGCTACATTAATCATAATTATCGCTATAAGAATCCCCAAGTTTCACGCGACATAATTTTTAATGAATTATATGTAGATTTTGACTCGGAATTGACATTAGTAGAAGGGGTGTTCGATGCCATGAAAGCGTCCAATGCAGTACCTCTCTTGGGGTCCACATTAAGAGAAGACTCGGTCTTATTTAAAAAAATTATAAAATATGACACCCCCGTTTTGTTAGCTCTCGATCCTGATGCAGCCTACAAATCCACTAATATAAAAAAATTATTCCTGAAATACGGAATAGAATTGAGGGAAATACAGTATACTGATGATAGAGATATAGGAGATATGTCTAAAGAAGAAGTTGAGAAATTAAGCAATGTAGCTCCCCATATTCAGGAAGAGGATGGTCTTCTTTCTGCCATTGCTAGTTTATAGGAGATAAAGCTTGAAGTTTGCCCATATAGCCGATACACATATTAAAAATTTAAAATATCATTATGAATATAAGATTGTTTTTGATAAGATGTATGAAATTTTACGATCGGAGAGTCCCGATTACATTATTCACTGTGGAGATATCGCCCACACTAAAACTCAAATCTCACCAGAATTTGTAGAAATGTGTTCAGATTTCCTTAGTTCGTTGGCCGATATTGCGCCCACATATGTAATTTTGGGCAATCATGATGGTAATCTAAAAAATAGCAATCGTCAAGATGCTATCACGCCTATTGCCGAGGCACTGGCTCACCCTAATCTTTTTCTTTTGAAGAATTCAGGAGAAACTAATTTAAATGATAACTTTTCCCTCAATGTCTTATCAGTTTTTGATGAGGATGGATGGATGCAGCCGTCCGACCCTTCAAAGGTTAACATTGCCCTCTATCATGGTTCTATTTCAGGGGTAACGACGGATACTGGATGGGTAATGACTCATGGTGAGCATCCTATTGAGGTTTTTGACGGACATGACTACGCGTTGCTTGGAGATATTCACAAGACCAATCAATGTCTTGATCAAGAGGGGCGCATTCGATACGCTGGCTCTACAATTCAACAAAACCACGGCGAAACAAACGACAAGGGCTTTCTCTTGTGGGAAATACAGGATAAAGAGAATTTTACGTGTCGCCATATTGAACTTAAAAACCCTCGGCCCTTTGTTACCATTACATTGACGTCGGAAGGGAAAATTCCATCAAAGGTTAAAATATCCCCCCATAGTCGCTTAAGGCTCGTATCTAATAATAACCTTCCCATTGATGTGATGCGTAAGGCGATGGAGGTGGCAAAAAGAAAGTATAAGCCCGAAGTTGTCACTTTTTTAAACCGCGCATCGGGCAAGCGCGGATCTGTCGAAGATATTACGGATGGCCTTCAAACTGAAGATTTGAGAAACACCGAAATACAAGAGAATTTAATTCGGGAATATCTAAAAGATTACGAAGTAGAGGAAGCGCTAATGAAGCGCGTATTAAATTTAAATTTAAAATATAATAAAATCGCCGAAGACAATGAGGAAATATCTCGCAATGTAAACTGGCGCCTCCGCTCCGTATCGTGGGATAATTTATTTAATTATGGAGAAGATAATCGAATCAATTTTGATAATCTAGAGGGAATTGTGGGAATTTTCGGAAAAAACTTCTCAGGAAAATCCAGCATTATTGACTCTATTTTATATACTCTCTATAATTCTACATCCAAGAATGATCGCAAAAATCTCAACATTATTAATCAGAATTGTGAATACGGCGCCGGAACTGCCACTATTTCCATCGGAGATCGTGATTATACTGTAAATAGAAAATCTGAAAAATATACTCGCAAACTAAAAGGCGAAGTGACTCTCGAAGCTCGTACTAACGCATCTTTTGAGGTCTATGACCCTACCACCGATTGTTCGGAGAGCCTAAATGGACTAACCAGAAACCAGACCGATAAGAATATTAGGAAAATTTTTGGCACTCTAGAAGATTTTTTATATTCATCCATGTCGAGCCAATTGGACTCTCTCACCTTCATCAAGGAGGGTTCAACTAAACGAAAGGAAATCTTGGCCAAGTTTTTAGATTTAGAATTTTTCGAGAGAAAATTTAAATATTCTAAGGAAGATGCGGCCGACACCAAGGGCGCCCTCCGCAAATTAGAGGATAAAAACTTTGATGAAGATATCGATGCAGCCCAGGAGCACTTAGATGAGGCTAATGCTAAATTAGATAAAAAGAAGAATACTTGCACCTCTTTATTACAAAAAATTTCCGATGTCAATACTGAGATAGGCGAAATTAAGGAAAACATCAATTCTATTCCGGCCGAGATCATCGACGTATGCAAGGTGAGAGATGAACTAAAAGACACGAAAAACCAGATTTTATGTGTTTCAGACGAAAATGAAACACTTACCGAGGAAAGGACTCATGCAAAGGAGAAATATCAAAAAATCGTTGATTTTTTAGCCGAATATGATGAAGTGTCGCTTTTTGAGAAGCAAGAGAAGGCATCGGAACTTTTAGAACAATTACTAAATGTAGAAAATTTACTTACAGAGGAGCAGGGAGAATTTACACGTAATACCCAAAAATTACAGCTTTTGCAAGGAATTCCTTGCGGAAATGCCTACCCTAAGTGTAAGTTCATAAAGGATGCCTATATTGCTAAGGCGACCGCGCCCCAGAACGAGCGCGAAATTCAACGATTAGCTTCCATTGTGGATGACCTAAATGATGACATTAAAGAGATAGATCCTGACATGGTTGACGATCACATCAATAAATATACCGCCATCGTCAACAACAAGAATGCAGTTTCAAATCAAATTACTAATTGTGATTTGAAAATTGAAAAGAACGACTCGATTATCCGACAGCTTATTTCAGAATCTGAAAAATTGAGTGCCACACTCTCTGAATATGAATTAAATAAGGATATTATTGAAAATGCCGAAGCACTCAATAAAAAAATGAAGTCATTAACCCTCAAAGCTAAAACCTTAAAGACCAATCATGACAAATGTCACCAAGACGTGCTAGATTTATATAAACTGGTAGGTTCTACGGAACAATCTGTTGCCCACCTCGTAGAGCAAAGGGAAGCTTATATAAACTTGCAAGAGGAATATTCGGCCTATGATTTATACATGCGCTGCATGCATCCCAATGGTATAGCTTTCGATGTTATTAAGCGCAAATTACCCGTCATTAATGAGGAGATTGCCAAAATGTTGGCAAATATTGTGGATTTTGAGGTCTTTTTTGAAGACGACGGCCGTCGGTTAGATATTTTCATCAAACATGAAAATTATGACCCGCGCCCTCTTGAAATGGGATCAGGGGCCGAAAAAACCATCGCGGCCATGGCTATCCGCCTAGCACTGTTGAGTGTCTCCAGCCTGCCAAAATCTGACTTATTTATTTTGGATGAGCCGGGCACCGCACTGGATGAAGAAAATATGCAAGGCTTTATTGCTATTCTGGATTTAATTAAATCCTATTTCAAAACAGTGCTGCTTATCTCTCATTTGGACAGCTTGAAAGACTGTGTGGATATGCAAATCACTATTGACAAGAAAAATGGGTATGCTTGTGTAAATATCTAACTAATTATACGTGCGAAAGGGGGATTTACTAATGACAGAAATGGCAAAGGGAGCCTTAGATAAGGTTGTAGAAAAAGTCGTATCGCGCAAACTATTAGTATGGGCCACAGCCACAGCGCTCTTGTTTACATCCAATCTAGAGAGTGAACATTGGCTCTATTTGAGTGCACTATATATTGGCGGCCAATCAGTGATTGATGCGATTGTTAAACTTAAAGGTGCGTGATGATTAATATTAATTTTGGAGAAGCGTTTAAATCATTGGGCGCTTTTATAACTAAAAATTGGCAAGCGCTTGGTCTAGTTATTATGGTGATCTTATTCTTTGTAACGAAGAATGATTATGGCGCTTTGAAAAAATCGATGGAAGTGATGAATAATTCTTATGAAGAGCAAATTGCAGCCCTGCAGTTGTTGCACGAGGAAGAGCTGAAGAAGCGGGAAGATGCAATCGCGAATTATGAAGAGGAGCTAGAAGACCTCACCCAGCGCTTTAACGACGAATTGGAAGACTTGCGTCGTACGAAAGAAGAGGATGTAGAAGAATATATGCGGGACTTTGCGGTTCAGCCAGAAAAATTGGCTCTAGAGATTGAAGAACAGTTTGGTTTTACTTATGTGGAATAAAATAATATTATTGACCGCCCTGAGTACATCTGGTGCTTTTGCAGCAGACGGAAAATTTACTTTTGTGCAGGAAGATGAGCCCTCTCCATTTGTGGGCACTCTTTTTGATCCTGAAGCTACTGCGCGAATTATGGCAAATCACAAATTTCTCAAAGAAGAATATCAGCTAACTCTGGGATTTGAGCTGGAGAAGCAAGAGAAAGAATTCAACCTTAAATATGAACAACTTCAAATTACCCTGGATACTACTATCAAGAAATACGATACCATCCTCGCCATCAAAGATACGGAAATAGAACAATTGAATAAAATAATTGCCAAAAAGCCAGGAAAAAATGCTTTGATTTGGGGAATTGCAGGAGGCTTTGCAGTAGGTGTAGCAGCCACCATCGGAATAACATATGCGGTGAATAAATGAAAAAAGATTTAAATACGATAGCTAAATTAGAGCAGGCCATCGCTAAGAAGTACGGAGATGAGGCCATAAAGCACCCCAAAGCCGACTGGACTCCAGAAAAAGAAAAAGAATATCAATCCCAATTGGCACAATTGTATGAAAAAGAGAAGAGCATTGAGGAAAAAAGTGAAAAAATTGAAATCGATGGTTTTTTAATTTCTCAAAAACTATTTATTAAAGATAACAATCGGGTTTGCCCCGTATGTGCCACCTATTCTTTCGAAACTAAAGATGATGTATATATGCTCAAATTCAACAGTTGCTTTAAATGCTATGTTCAATGGGTAGAAGGTCGAGAAGACAGATGGAAATCTGGATGGCGCCCCACACAAGGATCAGAAAAATGAAAATCGTAAAATCACAACTAAGAAGACTCATTCAAGAAGAGCTAAGAGCACTTCTTCAAGAGCAACTCCCTCCGTCCGATGAAGAAGTGGCATCCGCTTTTGGTCATTCTCTCTCAACCGGCTTGTCCGACGACGGAGAGTGGACTTCTGTAGATCGCTTAGATGAACCTGAATATGCAGCGATGCAACATGTGGTGGATCAGATTAAGGATTCCGGCGCCTTAACCGCCCTAATGGATGAGATGCTCGAAGAAGAAGGGGTCTTGAAGGTATTACGAGTCGACCCCAGTCAAGTTTCAATCTTACGCCCTAAGTTGGAGCATTATTTAGATAAAGTGGTCTCTCACTTGCTCCAAGAAATCGATATCGAAACTATTATTACCAAGGGAATCGACGGCCAACTGCCCACATGGAAAGAATTTAATGGCTTTATTCGCAAGACAGTCGAGCATATGCCCCTGGATAGTCACAAACGCGTTGACCGCGTTGCTCAAGTTGCCCTCCGCTTGCTGTTGGGAGAATTAATGACACGCACCGGTGGCCTGGGTACCGCCGCCGACAATCAATATGGCGTCGACGACTGGAATAGGAAAATGAAAGGCTTTCAGGATATCACTGAAGGCCGAAAGGGGAGGAAATAATCCGATGGCAACAACATTAGAAATCATTCAAGGAATCAACCAGGCAGCTGCAAATGCATATGACGGCGCACACGACGAGCGTTTTGTCACTGGCGACACCAAAAAGCTCGGCCTAAGCCGGGAAGAGGGGTGCCCTATCATGGATAGCCGCGTGTCTGATGGTTTTGGTATCAAAATTATAGGCAATAAGCTCCAAATCAATTATGAAGCCAATGTGCGCCTTCAGGATGTGTATGCTGTTGGCTTTGAGGAAGAGTGTGAGCGCCGAATTGAGCAAATTGCTGCCTTTTTGGTGAAAGAATATAAAATTATTACTGGAAGCACACTCTCTCTGACGGCCGAGGGTGAGGCGCACTGCTTCGTTCAGAATACTTCCCGAGTCCGCACTTTTGTGATGTGTCATAAACTTTATCGCATCAATTCTCTTAAAAATGTAGAGACTCTAGGGGAAGCTGTGACGGACCCTATGGACGTCAAATACCAGAAATTTTTAAAAGAAGGTAGTTTTTTAGATAGTGAATAAATGTCGTACACTTTATCCAAAAAGGAGATAGTGGCAGAAATACTAAAATCGGGGAAAGATCCCGTTTATTTTATTAACAATTATGCCCGAATATCTCACCCCATCAGGGGGTTAATTCCTTTCAAGACCTACGATTACCAATCGGATTTGTTGGTCGATTTTAATGATTATCGCTTCAACATTATCTTAAAAGCGCGCCAATTGGGGATCTCAACAATCGCCGCCGCATATATTGTGTGGCTCATGCTATTTCACCGCGATAAAAATATCCTTGTAATGGCCACCAAATTCAAGACGGCGGCTAATTTAGTCAAAAAAGTAAAAGCTATCATGAAGAACGTTCCTGATTTTCTCCTAATAGCAGAGATATCTATCGATAATCGAGCCTCTTTTGAATTATCCAATGGGTCACAGATCCAAGCTGCCTCCACCTCCGGCGACGCCGGCCGATCAGAGGCCCTCTCTCTACTGGTTATTGATGAGGCAGCCCATGTGGAGAATTTGGATGAGTTGTGGGCCGGCCTCTACCCTACCATTTCAACTGGTGGTCGCGTGATAGCCTTGAGTACGCCCAACGGTGTGGGAAATTGGTTTCACAAAACATATGCGGAATCGGCCGAGGGAGCTAATGATTTCCATCCTATCTTGTTGCCTTGGGATGTTCATCCCGATCGCGATCAAGCGTGGTTTGATAAAGAGACACGTAATATGTCTCGCCGCGAAATTGCCCAAGAACTGGAGTGCAATTTTAATACTTCCGGTGAGACAGTCATTCACCCCGATGATATCCAGTGGATAGAGTCTATCGTAACTGATCCTAAATATCGCACTAGTTTCGACAGAAATATGTGGATTTGGGAAGAATATATACCCGAATGTACTTATTTATTGGTAGCTGACGTGGCCCGAGGCGACGGCGCCGACTTTTCTGTCTTTCATATTATAAAACTAGAGACAATGGAGGTGGTGGCCGAATATCAGGGAAAGCCGAGTCTAGATATGTATTCCAATGTATTAATGCAGGCTGGAAAAGAATATGGAAATTGCCTTCTGGTCGTGGAGAATGTGGGAATTGGGATATCCATCTTGGAAAAACTGGTAGATCTCGGCTATCCCAACTTATATTACTCCATTAAAAGCACTCATGAGTTCGTAGACAGCAACCAGGGAGAGACGGATAGCTCCGCCATTCCGGGTTTTACCACATCTTTGAAGACGCGCCCCCTTATTGTTGCAAAATTAGAAGAATTCATCAGAAACAAACTAATTAAGGTATATTCAGTTCGTTTTTCGAATGAATTGCGAACTTTTATCTGGCATAATGGAAAGCCGCAGGCGATGCGAGGTTACAATGATGATCTCATTATGGCCTTGGCAATAGCCTGCTGGGTAAGAGACACAGCTTTAGCGGTCAACAAGAGGGAAGTCGAATATAAAAAAGCATGCCTTAATTCAATAATAGCAGTCAATACTAAAATTAATACTGCCATGCCGGGAATGGAAGGCTATGATCGAAAGCAATCATTAGACGAGAAAATGTTTAAAACAAAAGAAGAATATAAAAAATATTCATGGCTAATCAAAGGATAAAAAATGGCAGATAGAGAAAAAAACCCCAATAATCCCCAATCGGAATTATTTCGCCGACTGACTAGATTATTTTCAGGGCCGATTGTGAATTGGCGCACTCAGATGAACCGGAAGATTCGCAGAACTTCGCTGGATAAGTACGCAACCCAATTCCAGTCAGCTTCGGGGCAACAATTCAAGCGATCGGAGTATTCTCCATTCGATGTGATGCATTCTAAAATAATGGCTCAACAAAATAGAGCCGAACGATATATCGATTATGAACAAATGGAATATATGCCTGAAATTGCGTCGGCTTTGGATATATATGCAGATGAAATGACCACGCATTCGGCGCTGTCACCCATGTTGCACATTCAGTGCAGCAATGAGGAAATCAAGGCCGTCCTTCATTCTTTATACGAGAATGTGCTCAATGTAAACCATAATTTATTTGGCTGGTGCCGCTCTATGTGTAAGTTCGGCGACTTTATTCTATATATGGATATCGATGAGCGCCTCGGGGTTAAATCAGTGATCCCTATTCCCTTGAGAGAGGTGGAACGCATGGAGGGAGAGGACCCCACCAATCCCAATTATGTACAATATCAATGGAACTCAGCCGGAATGACTTTTGAAAATTGGCAAATCGCTCATTTTCGCATTTTAGGAAATGACAAATATGCGCCGTATGGCACTTCAGTACTCGACCCAGCGCGCCGCATATGGCGCCAATTAGTCCTGATGGAGGATGCCATGATGGCATACCGCATTGTGAGATCTGCCGAGCGCCGCGTTTTCTATGTGGATGTGGGCAATATAGCTCCTCAAGATGTGGAAACCTATGTCCAGAAAACAATTACTTCAATGAAGCGAAACCAAGTTGTCGACGCAAACACCGGCCGAGTGGATTTACGGTATAACCCTATGTCTGTCGAGGAGGATTATTTTATTCCAATTCGCGGAGGAGAGTCATCAAAGATAGAGACGCTGCCGGGAGGACAATTTACGGGAGACATCGACGATGTGAAATATTTGAGAGACAAAATGTTTGCAGCCCTAAAGGTACCACCCGCATATCTATCCAGTGATTCAGAAGCCGGCGCCAACGAAGATAAAACGACTTTGGCTCAGAAAGATGTGCGATTTGCGCGCACCATTCAACGCCTTCAACGGGCCGTTCTCACCGAATTAGAGAAAATTGGAATTGTCCACCTATATACATTGGGATTTCGTGGTGATGATTTGGTGAGCTTCCGTGTTAAGCTTAATAATCCTTCCAAAATCGCCGAACTGCAAGAATTAGAACACTGGAAGACTAAATTTGAAATCGCTGGCGGAGCAACTGAAAATTTCTTTAGTCGGCGTTGGATTGCAGAAAATATTTTTAACCTCTCTGAAGAGGACTTTGTGCGCAACCAGCGCGAAATGTTCCATGATCGTAAGTACGAAGCCGAGCTAAATGCGGTGGCCGAGGTCGCAGGGGAGGAAGCAGCTATTGCCCTTGGTGGCGGCGAAGGTATTGAAGAGATGGGCGAAGAGGAATTTGGAGAAACCGCCTCTCCTGGTGGAGACACCGATTCAGAAGGCCTTGATATCGATATGGACACCGATACTGAAGAAGGGGCCCTCTTAGATGTACCAGCCAAAAGAAATGATACGGAGCGAGATTCCCGCGCCCGTCGAGTCTATCGCACGCCGGGCGATAAAGGTAAAAAGCACGTCCCACGCCGATTCCGAGGAGGCGACGGCCGAACAAATGGGCGCCCCGCCCAGATGGCCGCCCTTGCATTCCCGCGAGCCAAGGATGTTGTACCGGGCTCTAGTGATTTGGTAGGGGGGCTTTCTAAAGGTATTTACGAGTCGAAACCCACTATTTATAGTAAAGAAGAAGAGCTTTTATTCGAAGCGTCCTCTCAGGTTCAAAATTTGATTGGGGAATTACAAAAATCGGAGATTCAGTTAGATGAAGATGAAGCATAATAAAAAGCGTAATACTGCTTTTATATTTGAAGTATTAATTCGGGAATTAACCAAAAGTGTCATTTCTAAAGATGAGCGCGCCAAAAGAAAGATTATGCGCATCATCCGCGAGCATTTTAAGGGAAATACCCTGTTGGCTAAGGATCTGGAACTATATAAATCTATTTTAGAAACGGAAAATGTGGAGCGACATATTGCTGAGCGCATCATTTTTGAATCGAGAATGGTTAAGAAGAGCATTAATGCGAAACAACTATTTGTCGAGCAAACAGAAATTATCGATCGCATCAATAAAGAGATTCCGGGCCCTGTTTTTTCTAATTTTGTGCCCAATTACAAGGATTTGGCCACCGTTTTTCAAATTTTTAATCCCAAATCGCGCACTAAACAGCGGGTTTTGCTAGAACACCAAATGGTGGAGACTATGATTTCGGATGAGGAGCGAGAAAAGGACCTTCTGAAGCCCATTGATAACTTAACTTACAAAACTTTTGTCAAAAAGTTTAATGAAAAATACACCGATAACCTAATGGAAGAACAAAAGAGCCTATTACAGAAATATGTTACTTCATTTACGGACAATGGCATTGAAATCAAAATATATTTAAATGAAGAGATCCCGCGCCTACACGAATTGCTCAAAAAAGCTTTAACGATGCCAGCAATAAAAAACGACAAAGATATGCTTCACAAAACGGAGCAAGTTATTGAAATTCTGCAATCATCTTCAAAGAGGCCTCTGGATAACAAATTTGTTCATGATATCCTCAAAATTCAAAATTTAACTAAGGAGTTGGGATAATGGCCATTACTATCACAGTGGGAGCAGCTGCTAAACAACAGACCGTACAGCTGGAATTAAAGGCTCGCAAGACGCTTGATGGTAATATTTTAATTTTTGACCACGAGGAGATGGATATTGTTATTATGCCAGCCAAGAGTAAAGTGGTCACATTTGCTAAAAACGCCTTTAATACGACTGTATATGAGGCCCAAAGCCGATTATTTAGCTTTCTTAAAAAGAGTGGAGTTATTGAGTTTGAATCTATCCGAGGCGGCAGTGTCTACGGCTCTTTAGAGGGAAGTATTCCTATACCGCTTAATGAAGACGTCAATGCCATTGATTACACTATTTATGGAATTTATAAATTTCTTAAAGAAGAACAGCCTTATTACGATTATATTGAAGATTATGAACACATGTTGGATGATTATTACACCGAACCCACAGACAAGGATTCTACTGCCCTAGGAGAAGTACCTCAGGCCACCGAGAAAGGTTCGATCAAGCCAGGATACAACTATTCTCCCTATTGGATGAGTTATATGTTAGAAGAACAAAAGGAAAAATAGTGTCTCTTTTGTATTTTGTTTTGGCTTCCTATGGGCTGACTCAACTCTTGTGCTATGGGCGAATCTTCCAGCGCATCCGACCGACCGGATATTTTTGGTCATGCCCTATGTGTGTGGGATTTTGGGTGGGAATTTTTTTATGTGGGATTAGCCCTTGGACCGAACTATTTACTTTTGAACTGAGCATCACAAACTTATTTATTTGTGGGTCGCTGAGTTCAGGAACTTCATATATTTTAAATATGACATTTGGAGACAATGGCATAAATCTACAGAGGAGGTGAGTTATGCTTATCAGATATATGCTTCGTGGGGTTCGACGCTGCAAAAACGGTTGTTGAATTTAGCGCCCGCTAGGGCGCGCCCTTTACTAAAGAATGGAGAAAAGACTAATGTCTAAAGTTTTATTGAGAGAATACTACGCGTTGTGTGAGGGTGGCGTTTGTCAAGATTTGCTCACCGAGGCGGAAAAGAGAGATATTAAAGAAAATAATGCCATGTATTTGACTGGCCTCATGCAACAGGCAGATACTCAAAATGGAAATGGAAGAGTATATCCTCAGAAAGTATTGATGAGGGAAATGGAGAATTATCGGAAGCTCGTTAAGGAAAAGCGCGCCCTGGGAGAATTAGACCATCCTGATGATTCAGTCATCAATCTAAAAAATGCAAGTCACATGGTGACTAATATTTGGTCCGATGGGCCAAAGGTCATGGGTACCGTTAAGATTCTGGATACTCCGGCCGGAGGGATCCTGCGATCCTTGGTGGAGTCCGGGGTTCAGTTAGGTATTTCATCACGAGGCTTGGGATCAGTCCGCGAAAGCATGAATGGGGGAGTGGTGGTGGAGGACGATTTTCAACTTATTTGTTTTGATTTCGTGTCTGAGCCGAGCACTCCAAACGCTTATATGAACCTCCAGGAAGGAAAACAATATAGCGAGCCAAATATTTTTACTAAAGCTGACAGGATAAACCGAGCTTTAAACGAGGTCTTAGGTAAATAATGAAAAAATCAGAACTAAAGGCGACTTTAAAACCTCTTATCAAAGAATGTATTAAAGAAGTGATCTTCGAAGAGGGTGTCTTGTCAGGTTTAATTAAGGAGGTAGCTCACGGGCTGGCTGAGCCCCAAGTTATCACAGAAGTGGACCCACCAGCGCAAGATTTTAGCCGCCAACGCGCAGAAATGCATGAAGAAATGAAAAATACTCTCAATGAGCGCAAGCGAACCCTTGAAAAAAGCTTGGGCTCTTCTTTTGACGGAGTATTTTCGAACATGTCCCCTATGGATACGCCACCATCACCTGGAAGCGGCAATTCCCCCCAATCCCCGCTTGCAGGCCACGCGCCGTCTGACCCGGGGGTAGATATTAGTGGTATTTTAGCTCTAGGTTCGGGCGAGAATTGGAAAAAGATGATTTAAGTTCTCTAAATACTATTTATAGAATGAAGGCTAGATGCCTTGCCTCACCATGGAGTCACGATGGCTAAAAAACCAGTAAATGTCTCAACGCGCCCACGTGGCCGCAATGACAATCCCTTGCGCATGATCCGGAGATTCATGAAAAAGGTAAAAAAAGAAAGGGTAATAGAAACTTATAGAGAAAAACAACGCTATGAGAAGCCCTCTGAAAAAAGATCGAAAGCCAAAAAGCGCCGCAAACGCGTTTTAGATAAACTACGAGAAAAAGAAAGAATTTCATAAAATAAAAACTAATTATTATATGAAATAGGAGTGTCATAATCAAATGTCCATATACGAATACAAAGCGGGCCTAGGAAATTCCGCATCTTATCAGGTATCAGGAAAGCCGTGGGCTTCGGGCTCTATCAATGTAAATACCATCTCATCTGCAGGAACCGACCCTCAAAGAATCGCCTTTCCTTTTGTCACACAATGGTTTAATATCCGAAATCACGATACCGCCAGCAGCCGCGACATATATCTCGCCTTCTCTAAAGCAGGCCTTCCTTCACAAGGGGGCACTAACCACATCAAGATTCCAGACGCAGGAGCCACCACTCCCAATTCCCCCGCGTTCATGATGCGCTTTAAAGTGTCAGAGATATGGATAGAGGGTACCTCCACGGAATGTGATATTATGGCCGGACTCACCGGAATTCAATCAAGCGAACTCTTAAACAACTGGTCTGGCAGTGCCGGAGTGGGCTAATTTAAAAAACCGAATAATCCCTTTTATAAAAATGTGTCTTTTTACATTTTTCTAAACTATTTATTTTTGAGTATTTTTATAAGAGGGGAGTCTTTTTATGTCTTCATTATTGGAACAAGCTATAGTCGATGCATCGGCACTTCGCGACGCGGCAATCAAGAACGCCGAAACGGCAATTTTAAATAAGTATTCTACCGATATTCGAGAAGCGGTAGAGGCTCTTCTTGAGCAGGATGAGGAACAGGGTGAGGAGCTATCTGCCAGTTTGGAAGACACAATCCCCCTTGCATTGGAGCCCCAAGCGGCATCGACCGCCGGCGAAATAGTCCTCAGCATGGAAGAATTGAAGGATATGGCGGATGCCCTTGCAGCAGAAGACGAAGCATTGGTAGGGGAGCCATCTTCGCATGAAGATTTGACAAACTCGGTTGACGCAGTTACTGATGGTCCACCGGCCCCACGTCCCGACGCAGACGACGTCGCCGCAGTTCCGGTGACCGCCACCCTAGAGGAAGAGGTGGAAATAGAAGATTTGGAAGACCTCTTAGAAGAGTTGGTAGTAGATATCACTCCTCAAAAGTCGGGATGGGCGGGTACACCTGAACCCATCATGATGTATAAAACTGAACTAGAGCTGGCACATCGAGCAGCCACCAAAACTAAAGAAGAAATAGAAGCATTAACTAAAGCTGGAGAGAGACTATCCGAGGACAACGCCTCGTTGAAGAGCAAGAATAAGAAAATGCTCCACGCCCTCCAAGCTTTAAAAGAAAATTTTGATAAAATAAACCTCTCAAACGCGAGGTTGGTTTATACGAACCGCATTTTGACAACTGGCTCCTTGAATGAGCGGCAAAAAGAAAAAATTGTTGAAGCGTTGTCTAAGGCTGGTTCGATCGAAGAAGCAAAGGTAATTTTTGAAACTCTTGAAAGCGCTGTGGGAGGAGTAACGGGTAAAGCCCCTCCACAATCACTCCGTGAGACCATCGAAAGACCTTCTGCCACTTTACCCAGAAGAGCACCTAAGACTGAGCATGTTCCTGCAATAAGCAGGATGCAAGTTTTAGCTGGAATTAAAGACAAATAAGGAGATTTTTACATTATGTCTATTATTAATAAATTAACTGAAGGCATTGTGCGCCGAGATCTCTCTAAAGAAGGTCACGCTCTTCTCACTAAGTGGGAAAAGACGGGACTTTTAGAGGGACTGGGTGCAGAACGCAAAAAGCATGGTATGGCATGCTTGCTTGAAAATCAAGCGAAGGAGCTTCTTCGAGAGGCATCCACTATGGCAGGCGGTGACGTCGAAGGTTTTGCATCTGTTGCATTCCCAATCGTACGCCGCGTTTTCGGCGGATTGATCGCAAATGATCTTGTGTCCGTTCAACCAATGAGCCTCCCATCGGGACTCATCTTCTTCCTGGATTTCACCTATCAGCGCGATCGCCTTGATATCACAGCGGATACTTCCGTATATGGTGGCGGAGTAGTTGGTTCGCAGATCACTGGCGGTGTTTCACTGGCCGGTAATGAATCCGAGCAAAGCTTTTACGCCCTCAACAACGGATATTCAAGTCCGACTGGTACAGCGGTCCTTAACTTTGACCACGCCGTAGGCGCCCTGGTCGGAGAAATTGTCGCTTCCGGTACAGTAGGTGCTGGCGTCCCCGGTGATTGGGGTGGTATCGGCGCAACCGCGACGGCATATAGTGCACTTGGCGATGGTCTTGTGCGATTCGATCCAGATATCGCTTCGGGAACTAATGTGGTTGTAGCAAGTATTCCTCTGGCAACATTGGCCGCAGGACTCCCAGCTACCTTGGCATTCAATATCAAAGATTATATTACTTTGACCCTGACCGATGGTGGATCAACAAGCCTAACAGCGGGCGCACAAGTTCGCCGCTTAACCGTGGATGACCCAATTACTGCTGGAAATGTTTTGGTCGCTGTTGCAGAAGGCACAGCCGCCGCAACAATCGCAAATTTGTCGGGTGCTTTAATGGCAACTGACGGCTGCGCGTTCGTTGCCGACGACAATTTTGACCAAGCAAGTGCAATCGGCGCGGTAGTGGGCGCCGAACAGTGGGGACTGGAAAACTCAGTACAGATTCCAGAAATCGACATCAAAGTCGACTCTGTGGCTGTCACTGCGAAGACCAAGAAGCTCAAAGCTAAATGGACACCAGAATTGGCCCAAGACTTGAATGCTTATCACAACCTCGATGCAGAAGTTGAATTGACAAGCATCCTTTCGGAGCACATTGCTCTCGAACTGGACCAAGAAATCCTAGAAGACCTTATTAAGGGTGCTACAGCAGCAACTCTTCACTGGTCTAGGCTTCCTGGTAAATTCGTTAATCGTGAGACAGGCGCTCAATTGCCAACCGTTGGAGCAGCACCAGACTTTACTGGTAATGTGAGCGAGTGGTATGAGACCTTGGCTGAAACTATTAACGATGTATCAGCACAAATCCACCGCAAGACCTTGAGAGGAGGCGCAAACTTCGTCGTGTGTTCACCTGAAGTTGCAAACCTTCTTGAATTTACCGCCGGATTCCGTGGAAGCATCACTCATGATGATGATCGCGGTACAGTGGGAGCTGTCAAAGTTGGTAACTTGAGTAAGAAGTTCGACGTCTATGTCGATCCTTATTTCCCAAGAAACGTGGTATTAGCAGGCCGTAAGGGATCCTCTTTCCTTGAAAGTGGATATGTATACGCGCCGTATGTACCTCTCCAAATGACTCCTACCATTTTCGGTACCGAGGACTTCGTGCCTCGTAAGGGCGTCATGACTCGCTATGCGAAGAAGATGGTCCGTCCGGATATGTATGGCCTTGTCATCGTAGAAGACCTCTAAGATATATAAAGCCCAGCTTTATACATAAGTAAAATATACCCCTTCACAATTTGTGAAGGGGTTTTGTGTTTCTAAAAACTACTTAATGCAGAGGTTTTTATATCATGGCTTTCCCTACCCTAACGCCCGCTAGTCAGGCAAGTAAATCAATTCTATCCCCAACTGGAACTGTTGCAGATGTCGCCGCATCCCTCCCTCTGGCCGTATATTCGAACTCTGACCCCTTTCTATCGGGTGCAGCCTCTCAGGTCGCCTATACTTACAGGAAATTGGGGGGAGATGTCCTTGATATCGAAATTAAGCCCGAGAATGTGTATGCTAATTATCAAGAGGCAGTATTAGAATATAGCTATTTGGTGAACGTCCATCAGTCTAAAAATATGTTGTCGGATGTCCTCGGTCAGGCCACAGGAACTTTCGACGAAGACGGTCAATTAGTGACAGGCCCTACTGATGTTAATCTAAAATTCCCCCGGGTGATGTTTGAGTACGCCCGCAGGGTATCCGACTCTTTCTCATTTGAAGCCAATGTAGGGGGAACCATTCCCATCTATTCGGCATCGTTTACACTCAATAAGGGACAGCAAGATTATAATCTTCAGGCCATTATTTCTGGAAGTTCCGCTGCGGGAACTGGCTCGACCGGAACAACTGTGCCCTACGCCGGAGTGGTTGGGGACAAGAGAGTGATAATTAAAAAGGTGTATTACAAAACTCCGGCGGCAATGTGGCGGTTTTTTGGGTATTTCGGCGGTCTTAACGTCGTGGGAAATCTTAATTATTATGGACAATACACTGATGACTCTACGTTTGAGTTAGTGCCAACATGGCAAAATAAACTCCAGGCCATGGCATATGAGGACAATATTTATACTAGGCTTTCTCAATATTCGTATGAATTAGAAAACAATCATTTGAGAATCTTTCCAATGCCAGAACTTTTGAGCACATATAGACATATGTGGGTAGATTTTTCAGTGATTCCTAATAGTTGGGATAATCCGCCAGACTATGATGCCGGCGTCGATGGCATCAACAATATCAACACCCTCCCTTTTGATAACATTCCCTATGAGAATATAAATGCTATTGGGAAACAATGGATTCGCCGATTTGCTCTGGCCCTATCTAAGGAAACTTTGGGGCAAGTACGAGGCAAATTCCAGACGGTCCCTATTCCGGGGGAATCCGTCACTCTGAACGCCGCCGAACTTCTCGGTCAAGCGCAGGCTGAACAAGAGGCATTGAGGGAGGAACTGAAGACAATTCTCGATGAATTGACATATACGGCCATGGCCAAATCTGACGCTGAAAAGGCAAATGCGGTAGAAGATATTCAAAAGAAGGTACCAACCTTAATTTTCCAGGGGTAATAAGAGATGAGTAGTAAGAAAGAAGACTTCGATGAATTTCGTCCATATTACCCTCCTGCCCCAGCTAAGGAAAAGGTTCCCCTCAAAGAAGTTACCCTCATGCCATCGACGGTGGAGACGATCGATTTTGCTTTGAGCGATTGGCTCGAAGAAGATATGGATATTTATTGCACTACTAACGAGGGGTGGAAAAAGGTACCCATCGTCTGGTCAATGCCGGAAAGAGCATTTCAGGTTAAAGACAATAAAGATTTAAGAAACAAAGATAACATTTTCACTTTTCCAGTAATGAGTGTGGAGCGAACCTCCCTCATTAAGGATCCGAACATGAAGGGAGTAGCATGGGCTCATATTCCTCGCTATAATGACCCTCGCGGCGGCGCCATAACTGTAGCTCGGCGCATTCAACAAGAGAAGAGCGCGAATTTTGCAAATGCCGGAGCAAAAAGACGATTTAATCAACCCACCTTTCCTTATGATAATAAGAAAGTGGTATATGAAACGATAACGATGCCCGTTCCGACCTATGTAGTGGCAAATTATAAAGTCACTATTCATACGGAATATCAGCAACAAATGAATGAAATTTTCACTCCTTTTATGACTGCAACCGGGCAAATAAACAACTTTTTTATCACCCGTGACGGCCATAAATTTGAGGGGTTCATTCAGGATGATTTTTCTTTAGAAAATAATTTGTCCAATTTGGGCGACGAAGAGAGAGAATTTAAAACTATCATTAACTTGAAAGTTCTAGGTTATCTAATCGGCTCGGGCAAAAATGATAGCCAACCCAAAATTACCACCCGCGAGACAGCAGCTGAATTTAGATTCACCCGCGAGCGAGTGATGCTTGGCGATAAAAAGGACTATTAATGAATGGCAGATAATAAATGGACAAAGCCTACAAATCCCCCTCCCCCCTTATTCCTGGGAGAGAAGGAGCGCGATTTAGTTAAACAAGTCAATGACGAACTCTTGGAACGCGTCATTGGTCAGGCTATAACCTATCTCCCTTTATCCATGGAATATACTAATTTTCACCCCCTCTATGGTGAAGCCATAGAGAAATCCTTTCTGCCTCCTGTTCGAGTTTACGCACTAGTGGAATTTGACGGAATTGGAACTATGACTTCCGATTATGGCCTTGATAAGACCTACTCTATTGTAGTGCGCTTTCATGAACGCCGACTGCAGGAAGATCAGAATTTATATGTGAGAGAGGGTGACTATGTACAATATGGGTCTTCCTTTTTTGAAATCGTTAATCTTACCGAAGATCGCCAATTATTTGGCCAAGTAGAACACCTTTTTCAGATCGAAGCGCAATGTGTGCGAACCCGGAAAGGACTAATCGACTTCCAGGTGCTTTCAGAGGAAGTTCAACGTGCGGCCATTGCCAATGCCACGGCCATGGCAGCCCCCGCTGCACCCGCCGAGGAGCCGCCCGCCCCCGCTCCCGAAGCACCGGAGCCATATGAAGCGGCCCAGATTGTGTACGAGGCATCAGACCCCGACTCGGAGGTCGCGGGCGTTATTGCCACTCCTATTGCAGAAGGCGAATCCATCAATGATCTCTTTGGCATCGCCGAAGGAACTGAGCTGGACCTGAATACTATGATGATTTTCCAGAATGGTCTGTTGCAATTAGTAACTGAGACTGAGGGAGTGGGAGATTTTTATTTAAATGAAGATAATGAAATTATTTCTAATGGGGATTTAGCCCCCGGCACAACGCTGGTAGTGATATTTTTATCGGCTATCATGTCTTATTTTGGAGCGTAAATGAGTACTTTTCGAGAGCATAAAACAAGCGCAGATCGTTCAGCAGCCGACCGCAAAAGGCATAAATCAAAAATTGAAAAAGCCCTCCGAGAAGGAATAAAAGATGTAGTAGCTGACGAATCTATTATAGGTCAGGATGGAAAAAAGAAAGTAAAAATTCCAGTCAAAGGAATTAAAGAATACCAGTTTGTATATGGAGATAATTCTCAAAATCAAAAAGCCGGCGCCGCCGGAGATAAAAATGTCAAAAAAGGACAGGTTTTGCGCAAAAAGGGCCGCTCACGCCAAGCCCAGGCGGGCGAAAAGGGCTCAGATAAGGTAGGCGAAGAATATTATGAGGTGGAAATTACCCTCGAAGAACTGGCGGAATATTTATTTGCTAATTTAGAACTTCCAGAATTGGAGAGAAAGAAGCTGCGCTTCCTAAAAGACAAGAAGCTACGCCGAAGTGGTTATAGAAAGAAAGGGATGCGTTCTAGGTTATCGAAGAAAGAGACTCTCAAACGAAAGATTCGGCGCCGCAAAAAAGCTGAAGCCAATGGGACATGGGATCCCGAATCTGGCGAACGTTTTCCGTTTCATGAAGACGATTTAAAATATAAACATATGAAAGTAAAGAATAAAGAAAGCAGTTCGGCAGTTATTTTTTTCCTCATGGATGTGTCTGGCTCCATGGACAAAAATAAAAAATATATTGCTCGTAGTTTTTATTTTTTGTTGTATCAATTTCTGCGCTATAAGTACGAGAATATTGAGGTTGTTTTTATCTCTCATTCCACTGACGCCAAGGAGGTAACGGAAGAAGAATTTTTCCAAAAAGCCACCACAGGGGGCACCATCATGTCTAGCGCCCTAGAATTAGAAAAAGAAATTATCTCCAAGCGATATCACCCGTCGAGTTGGAATATTTACACATTTTATACTGGAGACGGTGAAAACTGGACCACGGATAATAATAAGACGGTAAAACTCCTTAACGAACTTAAAGAAATAAATCAGATGATTTGTTATGCGGAAATTAATCCTTTTAGGAATCCGGAGTATGATGCTGATTTCGGCCGGAATTTTGGATATTCTCCAGACGCCGATCCCAACTCTTTGTGGTCTCGGCTCCTGCCACATCTTTCAGATAAATTTAAGGCAGTTAAACTTATGAGTCCCAAACATATTTGGCCCTCATTTCAGAAGATATTCGGAGGCATTACCCCATGAAGAAAGTAACAATCAAAGAATTGCGTAAGTACGATAAAGAAATCTGCGATATCGCAAAAGAAAAATATGGTCTCGACTGGTTCCCTATTGAATATGAGATATTAGATTATAAAGAAATGTTGGGTGCCATGGCCTACACAGGCCTACCTACTCACTATCGCCACTGGTCCTTTGGAAAATCATTTGAACGCACAGCTACCCGCTATAAATTAGGCATGGAAGGCCTGCCCTATGAAATGATCATTAACAGTGACCCCAGTATCGCTTATCTCATGCTTGAAAATCCCATGAGTATTCACTTACTTACGATGGCTCACTGTGTGGGCCATTCGGACTTTTTTAAGAATAACCGCATGTTTCGGGAAACTGATCCTCAAAACATTTTAGCGCGCTTTAAGTCCGCATCAAAAAGGGTGCAAAAATATATTGAAGATCCCAACATTGGTATCGAGGCTGTGGAGATGATATTGGATGCGTGTCATGCTATTCAGTATCAGGTACCCCGCACACCCAATATCGCCCGCGACAGGCTGAGGGAAATGCTGGATGTAGCCAAGCGCCTAAAGCGGGAAAAAAATGACGACCTCCTTTTAGAAGAAGATAGCATGAAAGATTATAATTTACTAGCTTTTATAAGAAAGAATGCCCGAAATTTAGAAGATTGGCAAAGAGATCTGATGGAGATGGTGGAAAGAAGGGCGAAATATTTTATCCCCCAAGCCCGAACTAAGATTATGAACGAGGGGTGGGCAGTCACTATACATGAAAAGATCATGAACGATCTTAAGCTCGGAGATGAATACCACCTTGGATTTTTGAAGACTCATAATCAGGTAGTTCGACCTATTGTGGGGAGAGTTAATCCCTATCATTTGGGATACACTATCTTTAAAAAAATCGAAAAAGAACATGGATTTGAAGAATGTAAGTTAGTTCGCGAGACTCAAGATGATGAAAGTTTTATACGAAAATATTTAGACGAAGAGTTGTGCCGAGAGCTAAATTTATTCAGCTACAGCTATAGTCAGCGCACAACAAATTATTCTATTGATGATATTTCTGATAAAGAAGGGTGGAAAAGCGTCAGGAGCGCCCTAATTAAGAACGTAGGGCTTAACTCCGTCCCGATTGTCTATGTGAGTGGATTTAATAAGAAAATGCAAACACTTTATTTAAAACATGAACACGACGGCCGCGACCTGGAGTTGGGTTATGCGAATAAAGTATACGACCATATTAGATATTTATGGGATGACGATATTATTTTTACTTCTATCATAGAAGGGGAGCTTTGGGAATTTTAAAATGACAGATTCAAAAACAAATAAATTTATGAACATTGCGGAAAAGCACAAGAAGGCAACCAAGAGAAAGAAATTCTCAGGCACCTTCGCAGATTATCTCAACTTGATTGAGGAAGATCGGAGTATTGTGGATCTGGCCCACAAGCGGCTTTATAAAACCATTTTAGGGGAGGGAGTTACGAAGCTATCCCCCGAAGACCCGCGTTGCGCCAATCTATTTAACAGCGAAACCCTAAAAACTTATGATTATTTTCAGTCTAAGTTTTTTGGCATGGAGCGCCCCCTGGCTAAGGTGATGCGATATTTGCATTCTGCGGCCCTCAAGGGTGAAGAGAGTCGACAAGTTTTACTACTTCTCGGGCCCGTAGGTGCAGGAAAGTCGGCCCTCGTGGAGCACATCAAGCGCGCCTTAGAGGCGTCTGGTCCACTCTACCAACTCAAAGATTGCCCCATTCAGGAAGAACCAATTCACCTTATTCCACGCGGACTCCGCGAAGAATTCAAGAATATATATGGTATTCGTGTTGAGGGGGATTTATGCCCGGTATGCCGCCATCGTCTCTTAGAGGAATATGGAAGCAACTATATGGATTTCCCGGTTGTAGAATCGTCTTTTTCTATTCGCGCTCGACGCGGAGTGGGGGTTGTTCCACCTATGGACGCCAATACCCAGGATACAAGCATTCTAATAGGGTCAGAAGACATTTCAAAGCTCGACCTATACCCAGAGGACGACCCCCGCGCGCTAAGCCTTAACGGGGCGTTTAACGTGGGAAATCGCGGAATTGTAGAGTTCGTCGAGGTATTCAAAAATGAGATCGAATTTTTACACACCATGATTACTGCAACTCAAGAAAAAGCAGTTCCCAGTCCAGGAAAAGGGGCCATGATTTATTTTGATGGAGTTATTCTGGCTCACTGTAATGAGGCTGAGTGGAATAAGTTTAAGTCTGAAAACACCAACGAAGCTATTTTGGATCGTATCGTCCGCGTGAATGTTCCTTATTGCCTGGAAGTGGAAGAAGAACAGAAAATTTACAATAAATTACTCAGTGAGTCGGATTTTGATTCTCACATTGCCCCCCACACTTTGGAGATCGCAGCCATGTTTTCAGTGTTGAGTAGACTAAAGCCCTCAAATAAAGTCGATCCTATTACTAAGATGAAGATATATAATGGCGATGAGATCGTTGAAAAGGGATATATTAAGAAAATTGATATTAATGATTTGAGAGAGGAAGTCCGCGATGAGGGGATGACCGGCATTTCGACTCGCTTCATTATGAAGGCTATTGATGCAGCGCTGGCCGATTCAGAGAAAGCTATGGTCACTCCCATCTCCATCCGCGACGCCCTCATCAAACAAGTAAAAGAGCAAATTGTTGTTGAAGATTTGAGAGAAAAATATCTCTCCTTTTTACAAAAAGAACTTCACGATGAATACTTGAAAATTTTAGAGACGGAAATTACGAAAGCTTTCGTTTCTGCCTATCAAGAGCAGGCAGAATCTCTCTTTGATAACTATTTGGACCATGCCGAGGCTTATGTCAATTCGAGCAAGGTAAAAGATACGATTACGGGAGAGGAGATGGTACCCGATGAAGAATTCCTTTGCTCCATTGAAGAGCAGATAGGAATTGTAGGCGCCGCAAGAGAAAACTTCCGAGCAGACATCACAGCTTATATGTTTGCTAAACTGCGCCGCAAAGAGAAGATTGATTGGACTTCTTACGGGCCACTGAAAGAAGCGATAGAGACAAAGCTCTTAATGTCAGTGCGTGATATATCTCGAATTGTAACCAAATCTAAGTCTCGCGACAAAAAACAACAGCAGAAATATAGTGAAATGGTAAAGACCCTCATTGAGGATTATGGATACAACGAAGATTCAGCCACTGAAATTATTAAATATGCTTCCAATAATCTATGGCGCGACAGCTAAATAAAAATTAAAAACTCTTTTTTATAAAATAAGTGTCATAAATACGGTATTTTATCGATACTTTTATCAATAAAATAGGTTTTTTTTGCTTTTGGTGAAAGTGGGGTCTATCTACGGGCGAACAGGTCTGTCCGCAGACCACGTTCACGTTTTTTTCAAAAATCGAGGTTTTTGTAAAGGACATATTTTCTTTTTTCAAGGAGGAAATAATATGAAAATAAATCACAACAATAAGGGAGGACTAGCATTATGGCTATAATTTCAAAATACCTTTTTGCAGGTACCTTCCAAGATTCTGTGGGTACAGTTCATGGAACGGCAAACGGAGGCATGGATGCTAGTGCCACCGATGGCGACCGAACCGTAGCTGTATTCGACGGAACCGATGATTACATTGATTTGGGTAGTGATTTTCGCTTCAACACTGAAGACTTCACCTTTAGCATGTGGATCAAGCCACAATCCTCTCAGCAAGACTGGGCCAGGATTATGGGTACCTTGTACAATGATCCAATTAGAGGCTGGGGTTTCGAACAAGAAGCGGGACAAACTAACAGATATAGGTTCCAATCATTTGATGGAAGCACTTGGACCGAGTCTGACGCGAACAATGTACTTGAAATCACTCCTGATGTATGGTCTCACCTAGTTATTACTAGGTCTGGAACAGCCATTAAGGGGTACATAAACGGACAGCATGTGTACACGGCAGTGACACACGCTACGATGGATAGCACTCACAACTTTCAGTTGGGTACCAACCCCGCAGTCTCTCAGAATAACTGGGGCGACTATTGGGCCGGCTCAATTGACGAATTCACAGTTCATGATGTAGCCTTGTCCGATGGGGAAGTGGAAACTTTGTACGACAATGATCCACTCACTCCGGTCACCGTTTCTTTGACCTTTGAAATGGTCGATTCCTACGGCGACGGCTGGAATGGGTCCACATTCCAGATATACGATGATGCAAATGTTACAGTCCAATCACTGACTCTGGCAGGCGGAGCGGGCCCCGAAGTGGTCTCGTTCGAACTTCCGGAAGGTGATTACACTTGGGCATTTGTGAGTCAAAATTGGATGAGCGAGGTTACGGCCACACTCACTAACACAACAGCGGATCCTGACGAGCAGATACTTTTCAGTTCGGGTGGGAATTTATTGAGCGGAGCTTTTACTCTCTCGTTGCCCTTCCCGTCGATTTCGCCAACTCTCGAAACGAGCGCTGGTGATATCACTATCTCTGTCACTCTCAATGATCTTGCTGTCAGTGCAGGCGCAACCGGCTGGGCATATTCATTGACGGATATTTTCGTCGATGGCCAAGCCCACGGCGGCACTGCAGTGGCACTAGGAGCAGACGCAACAGTGAGCCCTACTCCGCATGGCGAACATGCTGTATATGTAGCAGCTATCGACACCAACGGACTTGTAGTGGTCAAGAATCAGGCCAGTATTAATAATACACCCCCCATAGAGGTAACGATTGTAAAGTCTGACTCTTACAACGACTCGTGGGATGGCACAGTTCTTGAGATCCGCAATGCCGGCGACAACGCCCTGGCGCATTCTTCCACATTGGCCTCCGGAGCATCTCCCGAAACCATTTATGTGGATTTAACTCCAGGTGATTATACTTGGGCTTTGGTGGGAGGAGGATATCCAGAGGAACATTCTGTGGATATCACACGTTCAAGCGACGGCCTTGCCTTAGCTTCGAGCGCAGCTTCTGTTCCGTCTAATGGTTCATTTACTCTAGCAGCACCCGGCCCATCCATTTCAGTGGATTCGACCACACAGCTGAATGGAGAAGTGACCATGGCAGTTTCGGCAAATGCTTTAGCAATCGCTGAAGGCGCAACCCACTGGGCTCACCAGGACGCTACGCCATTTGTCTTAGGAGCAACGCACAGTGGAGCTACCAGCCTTTTGGCTGCCACTAGCACCGAGACATATGCTTCTGCGGGAGTAGAAACAATTCACGTCGCCGCCTTGGATGGCGCCGGGACTGTTCTTGCTATCTCTAGTGTAGATGTGGACATATGGCTTCCCAAGGTGGCCATAGATGATGAATTTATCCTCACTACTTATTTGGACCACCCGTCAATTCCAGGCACTGGGGCCCATCCTCTTCTCGATGAAGATAATGAGCAATGGGGTCCTTTCTGGATCGGAGAACTTACAGTTAAATCTCTGTCAGTAGATTCTCAAGATGAGTCTACTATAGAGCAGGCTGTGACCTTTGATGATGGATCAGGCGGAACCCTGGATCTAGATTGGTTGATAAAGCAACTAATTATCAAAAACAAATTGCACGAATTGAGCGGACCTCACGCCACTGCCGGCGCTGTGTTCAAATCAATTATAGATGGTACTGCGGCATTTGATGCAGCCGACCTACTCTCATGGAACGCTGAAGATACTCACACCATTCTCACGCCGGCTTCGCCGAGTGGATGGTCAGCAGACTATGATTTGCAGTTGTTTTCCGATAGTGGAACTACTACTCTTATCGAATATGCTTCGGGCACCGGTACGGTTAGTGGGCCCAATGGCGCAGGAAATGTAGCATATCTTTTCGCCGCCGACTTCGAAGTGGCCGCAGACCCGACCGCGCAACACCCTAGAGGTGCTGCAGACGCCCAATACGACCTGTCAAGCGATGGGGCGGATAGTGTGGGGTCGAATGACGGTACTCTATTCGGAGATCCACAATTTGGACTAGAAGATGGTCGAGGATTTATTACCCTCGACGGTACAGGGGATTATGTGAGAGTTCCCCACGACGCGTCTAATAATTTTGGAGATCCAAGCCAGAACTTCACTATAAGTTTCTGGTTTAAAACGGATGCTGATTACAGTATTCTGTCGAAAGGGCGCCCATCTTCAGCAAGCGATTTCTGGGGCTTCTATATAGACGCGGGCCGAATTGTGTTCCGAGCTTGGGATCAAGGGCCAGACGCGGCATATACCGCAACCAGTGAAACCGATACTTTCACCGATAATTTGTGGCACCACGTAGTTGTTTCACACGACTCTGGTACGGCATATTTATATGTGGACGGAAATTGTGAAGCTTCTGTGGAATTAACTCAGAATCATTCCAATAGTGATTATCTCACTATCGGAGCCTATTTCAATTATTCTTGGGGTGACAATTACTTCACCGGGGATATTTCAGACGTCCGTTTGTGGACTTCAGAAAGTTCTTGGCTTAATGTCACGACCATGTACCAGGAAGGAGTTCCCTCGTCTCTCGGGGCATCGACTTCTGTTTCTGGCGACGACGTAACTATCTCTGTTTCGCCCAATCTAAATGCTATCGCAGATGGCATTGTAGCATGGGCTTATTCAGTGGACACTCCTTTGGGTGCAGTAGGGAATCCTCACGGTGGAACTGCGGCGGTACTTGGGAATAGTGAAGTAGTGACGGTTGCAGTAGGACAGCATGATATCTATGCTGCGGGAATTGATGCATCTGGAAATGTGGTTTTACCACAATCTCAAGTGTCTATCGATACAACTCCCATGGTAACCCTGAGGTTTGATTGGTACGCTGATCACTGGAGCGGTTTTAACTCCAGGACTTTCGAGCTATTGGATTCAGGGGATAATATAGTCCACTCCGTCTCACCTGCTTCCGCAGGCGCAGGCACAGAGAATATTACTATCCCCCAGGATACTTATAAATGGCAGGTTGTAGCTTATCGTAACGACTATAAGGATATCGAGAACCACGCGCAAGCAACGTTCCAGGTCTGGCAGATTGACATCGATGAGTATGGTTCTGACTTTCTCTTGCTAGAGAAGGGATCAGATCTGGATGGAAATCCAGGACCCTTCGTCGCACAAGCGAATAACGGAGGTTATGGCAACATAATGCAAGGCCCGCACAACATAGTTCTTCCAAGGCCGCCTGAACATGAAAACCTCACGGTTCCAGTTTGGGAAGCAGGAAAAACATACCAGTGGGCAAACTGGCAATCAGAACAGAATGTGACGGATTATGGAGGGTATGTTGATTTCTCACTTAGTGTAGACATCGATGATCTTCCTTTCGCCCCAGGTGGGCTACCATCTGCTGGTGCCATCACACTAGTTGTTGATGGAATCGATATCAGCGGTGCACCCTTTGCTGACAGGACCCTTATCTACACTTATACAGGTCTAGATAATCCAGGCTCTCTGTACGATGGGGCCACATTGCAGACGATTAACGGCAACGCGGCAAGCCCACTTGAGGAGAATTTCTGGAGAATACACCAGTTAAGCAATTATGACTTCGATGGGTCGGATAATGTGACGGATAACGTAATTATATCTTTGCAGCCGGGTTTTCCGAATATTGCAACTCCAAATCCAGCAAGGCCAATGCCTGGCTTATTACAGCCTGGAAGTAATCTTGTCATTAAGGCACTCCTAATCACCTCTGCTGGGGTAGATTATGACGTCTTGGCAAACATTAAATACTCCAGTTCCTTGACTAGTCAAGCTGTTGATGTAGTCTCTCATTCCTTGAGTTTGAGCGGCGCCACAATGGCGGCTGGCTTCGCGCAGGGAGATATCGAGCTATACGATGATACAGATCAACTTATCGCGACATATGGAGACACTGCCACAGCGGGTGAAGCTTTTGCTTACGCTGTAAAATTGACCGAAGGTATTTATTACCTTAAGATGAAAGACAACGAAAACGACGGGATGTTTACTTTAGAAAACAACCTCGCCACTGTAGTCTTTCAGGGGACGAATTTAGCAACAGGATTAAGTGATGAAAAGAGCGTAATACCTACAGTTGCCGAATTTTTAGCCAACCCAGAGACGCATGACGGCACATCTGATGATAATGCTCACGCGCGCCTCTACTTTGAGATCGGCGCAGATTTATCTGTTGCCATTCCGTATACTCAAGGGGATACGGTTTATTATACCAATGCAGGTCTGACCCCAGAGGGCTGGACAGGGCAAGTCTATGATGATTCTACGGGATCAAATATCGTAGAAAGTTGGTACACATGGCCAACTGGCGCAGGTTTTCCTAGTGCTGGAGTTGGGACCTTGATCGATAATGGTCAAGGGGGCGGTAATAACAATAATAACAATAATAATAACCAAGGAGGAGAAAACAACATGGCTAGAATTATTAAAAATAGGGTTGATTTAAGAACCCAAATGGAAGACGGTGAACATGAGGGGCCTTTCGGTACCGTTGGAGCTGAATTCCTTAAAGGCGACGGTCGCGCCATTGTCGATTTTGTAATGGACAACGACCACCACATCATTAATAAGGGACTCGTCAAGGGTTCTTATGATGCACTAATTGCAGACGTTGCAGCCGAAGAATCATCATATGATGTTCAGAAGGCCACCGACGATGCAACTGAAGTTACAGAAGAGGGTGAAGTTGCTGCTGAATTGGCAGTTCTTGAAGCTCTCATGGCAGAAGGTATTAGCTGGAAAAGCCCAGAGCTTACAGTTGATGATGCGTTCGCACGCGCCATCGCTGATCGCGATGCCGGAAATCCATGGCTCAACGGAAGTGTCGTAGCTATCCATACTGACCTTCTGGTTCTACTTGTACTGAAGGAGTCGGACTTAGAAGCGCAAATTTGCACTCAAGCAGGCGCCGTTAACGCAGCCGAAATCGCAGCAGACATCACCAGTGGCGCGCTTGCCCCAACAGACGTGGTTCCGTTCCTCGTCGGCATCACCTCTATGGAGCCTGATCGACTTTTCGATTTCAGTAGCCTTGAGTTAGCTGTACAGAACCTAATGGACGTCGATGATCAGTTCACCGGCCTTATGGGTTTCGACCCAGAGGCTATGAGTGTTCAGGATCAGTGTGATGCTGCACGCGCACACGCGATCGCTGCTTATACCACCGCAGTTGGTCAAACTGAGCAAATGGCTCAAGCTTCTTCAAACTTCATCACAGCATTACTTGCTGAAGATAAGGATAGTGATCTTAGCTATACTGGCACTTACGCCGCAGCTTCTGATCTTACGGCCTCTCTTCTCGGCCCCAACGCTGGCAGTCGCCAGTTAAAGGACGTCGAAGTATATGTCGCAGGTGTAAGATCTTTTGATTCTTTCGCCATCGATGCAGTCGCAGGAACAGTAACGATTTTGGCCGGCGTCCACGAGGACGGCGCTCCAATTCAGATTTTCGCTAGAATGGAACTCATTACTGAAAGAGCGAATCCTCTAGGAGCCTAATGACATACGCACTTAGAAACCATTTAATTAATTATTTTTAAAATAAAGGAGAAATAAAAAAATGGCAAAAACAAAACTAGTCCCCGGACAAATTAATAATAAAGAAGTAGCAGGCGCAGGTGGCCTTCTAGACGGAAACCTCTTAAGAGCCGACGGCTCCGTAGCTTTTCGCTTGGAAACGGACGAATATGCAGTTGCTGATTCTAAAACTATCGCCAATAAATGGCTCCACGACCGCGAGGTCGCCGCTGCCACTGGCGTGGATGCTGCTGGAGGTGCCGATGAGGCAACTCTTCTTGCTGCTTCCGAAACCTCAGTCGCTGCTGACGCTTCTTTGGCATCAATGGACGCGACTCGCAGACTCAAAAAGCTGCAATACGACGAAAAAGATGAAGATATGTTTGAAATGAAAGCTATCTATCAAGGAATGGCACCTAACATTCGCGGCGTTGATTTAAGCACTGTTATGGCAGCTGCTCACGACAACGGTGCAGTAGGTGCTGCACGCCGCGCTGACCTATGGTTACGCTTGGCAGAGTTTAAGCAATTGCTTCAAACTGGCTATATCTTCTTGGAACCATTCGCAGGAAATGAAGCAGGTCTCAAGGCACAATCTCTTGCAGACGCCCCACAGGGATCTGTCCAGGTTCCATCCGTCCCATCCGAAACTTTCGACGGCGCAACCATCGATGTATGGTACCGTAAAGGCGCCGCAGGCGTTGAGGCAGACTGGGTAAGGTTTGCTGATTACTGGGAAGAAGCCGGCTTCCAGGGAGACGGTCAAGCTTCCATTACCGATACGGGCTTGTACATAGAGCTTGTAACGGACGTTAATGGATTGCACTCCGCAGCTCACAGCCATATGGCACAAGCAGACATTGAAGCGGCTCAGCGCTTGTCCGATCTTCAGAATATCGAAATTGATATTATGGATGTTGCTTGGCAAGCATCTGCATCTATCTGCGAACGTCGTGGATCGCAAGCTGTAATCGCATCGGGTCCAACCATGCAGGTAGGCCTCTATGCCTCTGCTCCTGAGCTTGGAGCCCCGGATGCAGCCTCAATTCGCCACTTTGTAAATGGCATTTTGCAGCCCGCACAAGCCTACACTATTACGGAAGACGCTGGTACATACAAGGTAGAGATTACAGGTCTCACCCTAGGACACCAGGTCGTCGTAGATTTCCGCAGACTTTTGGTTGATGGAGGCGGTGAAGGTCACTTAGGCCCTTATTCTATTACCAACCACTATGCCAGTAATCAGAGCGAAGTCGACATTAGTGACGAACTCGCCACACTTGCATAATCATTTTTATAATTTATATCAAAAGGAGAAATAAAAAATGACACAAAAAATTAATAGTAATTATCAGACTGATAATAATGATAAGTCGGCCGCTGAAGTGGCCTATGATGATCACGAATCGGTTCAAGCAGCCCTTGAAGCCGACGCATCGCTCATAGGATCTTTCTCTGGTCAGGTAGCATATGCAAACGGTATTCATGGAATTCCGTTGACATCTCTCTACTCCGCCCCAGCCAACCCTGCCGATGCAGGATCCTTGGAATTGGGCAATTACGCTGATGTCTCGGCTTCACTTACCACCGTGGCGAACAAGGGCCTTGTAGATAACTACATTTCCCACGCCAAGCAGGATATGTTGCGCCTCTCCATCAAAATGGACACGGAGCGCGATCAGCAAATGACAAACATGGAGAGCTTTTGGGGTACAACCCAACAGGCCATTCTCGATAAGGAGAGTCAATTCAAGATTGGTCTCTACTATCACGAGCCATGTCTCGACGGCGCCGCCCTGGTAGCTCTCGACCTGGACCCAGGTTCTGTTCTCATCGTAGAATCTATTGACTGTTTAGTTATGAGAGTTGGTGAGAATAAACTCGAAGAAGCGGGATCTTCTTTCTCGGCCGCCGAGCTAGAGCGATTGGAAGCAATCGATACCTCTGGACGTGAGTTTGAGGATTTTAAAACAGCTGTAATGGCCGGTATGACAAGTGCATCCGACTATGCCATCTTCTTGCCTGAAGCTGGCCAAGCTACAGTCCGTCAAAACGTTGGTAAAAGCTTCCGCAGTGACGCGGGAGATATTGCTGCTCTTGACGCGGTTCATGGCTCTATTCTGGACCAGAGTGTCGACACCGACGCAATTTCTGCATTTGCGACAATTGCTGCTGTTGACGCTGGCATGGAAATCACTGCTGATGGTGAGATCCCTAGAGAACTTGGCAAAATGTCGAAAGAAGCTCGTAAGCTGGCTGCTAACGCACTAGAAGTCAACAAAGGCGCTAAGTGGTTTAGTGATGAACGATTGGACAACTTGGTTGACGATCAGACTCTCGCTTTTAAAGGTGTACTCGAAGACATCACTAATGATGAATTCGTCCGCGCCGACCTCTTGGTTAGCGAGCTGAATGCTGGAGTTTACGCATCCGCTGCACAATTTGCCGATATGAAGGAGCTGAAGTGCTACCTCAATGGTGTACTTATGGCCCCTAACGCTGCCGGCGCAGTTGCGGGAGAATCTGCAGGTGAACTATACAGTGCTGCTGATGCAGGCGATGGATCTATTGAGATCACTTTCGGTGCCCTAGATGCTGATGATAAGATTTCTATCTTCTTCCGCGCCGTGCGCACTGCTGCTCAAATTCAAACCTGTGCAGGCCGTGCAGCAGTTGATGCTCAAGGAAACGAAGTTGCAATCGTGACTCCGCAAGTAATGTAAATTACACCCTTACTTGAGTAAATCTTAGTAATAAATAAAAATATTTCCCCCCCTACTCTTTGTAGGGGGGTTTTATTTTAGGGAACTATTTATGATATAGCCGGAGGGAGAAAGATGAAGTGGTTTAATAATATATTGTCACGGTTCCGCACAAAAGAGCAGCCAGAAGAGATTTTAGACGAAGAATCAATCATCGAGCCGCCAGAACCAGAACCAGAACCAGAACCACTCCCGGATGAAATCGAGGTTCCGTGGCCTTCTATCGCCCATTTGACTAATCTCGAAGAGGCTTATAATAATAACTTAAATGGCCTGAAAGAACTTCTTTATAATGCAAAATTGAGAGAGACTAAATACTTGAAACTTCTCGATGAATTGCAGGAGAAGATGCACCAAAAAAGCAAAGAGTTAAAAGCTCTCTATAAAATAGACAAAGAAAGCGAATATGATATCTATCTTCCAGAGTCCTATGGCCAATCGGGATATCTTCGACGCGTCACAAAGAATAAACCTCAACAATCATAATTATTATGATTTTAGAATTTTCCAGAACTATTTATTTATAAAGTGATAAAACAAATCTGATTTGTCTTTAGAAGGAGAACTTTTAGATGTCAGTTAAAAAGTTTAAGTTTGTTTCCCCCGGAATTTTCCTGAGCGAGGTGGACAATTCGCAGCTTCCTGCTATTAAGCAAGCTGTTGGACCTATCGTAATCGGTCGTACCCGATTTGGGCCTGCAATGCGCCCCGTAAGTATTGAATCCCCTTCGGATTTCGTGCAGACATTCGGCACTCCTATTGCCGGCGGCGGCTCAGGCGGAGATGTATGGAGAAACGGAAACCTTACAGGCCCCACCTATGCATCATATGCAGCCATGGCCTACCTTAAGGCCGGCGTCGGCCCAGTTACGGTCATGCGCCTCCTGGGTGAAGAAAATAGAGACGCAACCGGCACCGGCGATTCGGTCGCTTTTGCTGGATGGAAATGTGCAAAGATCTTTGATTCTCAAACAATGGAAGATTCAGGCGGCTCATACGGCCTTTTCATTTTCCCAAGCGGCACTGTAGCTTCAGCTACGGGCACTCTAGGGGCAATACTCTATTGCAACAATGGGGGCCTGGCTCTAACAGGAACAGCTATATCCTCCACGGCTGGCGGAGTAGCTCACGAGGGCGCCTGCGCAGTGTTTGAATCGGAAGCAAAAAAAGCCCAATTCAAGCTCTCAGTATACGGACCTACAGATACTTCTCCTGCATATAAGGCGTCATTTAACTTTGACCGCGACGATGATTTGTTCATCAGAAATGTTCTGAATACCAATCCCCAAATGACAAACACTGCTTTTGTTTCTAGCGATAACCTTAAAAAAGGCGAGCGACATTACTGGCTTGGAGAAACTTTCGAGCAAGATGTGGAAGAAATAGCTGGCGGTCTAGACCAAAATACCAGAGCAGTCTTACTCCCCCTTATGTCAGGTACTATTCAGAAAGATAATTACAAGATTAATAATCAGGCAGCTAAAACGGGATACTTCTTTTCCCAAGATCTTGCTGCTGATCCTAGCTCATATTCATATGCCGATATGACAAAGCTCTTTCGCGTCGTAGCGCAGGACGCTGGCCGCTGGGCCCAAGATAACTTAAAGATCTCTCTGGAGTCAATTCGTGCCTCAAGCAATACTACTGATCCTTACGGCTCATTTTCTCTTGTTGTGCGCGCCGCCAACGACCGCGACAACGTGGTGCAGGTGATTGAGAGATTTAGTAATGTCAATTTAAATCCTTTATCAGAGAATTATGTTGCTCGCGTCATCGGAGATACATCTTACGAATTTGATTATAACCAAAAAACTCTAAGATCATATGGGGAATATCCCAATAAATCTAAATATATCCGTATCGAAATGAATCCGGACGTCGGGACTGGCCTTACAGATGCTCGTTTGCTTCCATTTGGATGCACAGGTCCTATTCGATTCAAGCCTTTTTCAATTGTGAGCGGCTCAGCCCTTTCGGCTTCAACTGCCACAGCCTTCGCCAGAGGAACTGGCTCCGCCCCTCTTTCTACTCCTCCTTATCCCTGGTCACCCTCACAGGGGGACAGAGTATGGATGGGCGTCGCGACCCCAGTAGTGGGAAGTACCCCTATTCTGACAAATATCAAACTCAACTTCCCCATTGAGTTGCTAAGGCATTCAGCTTCGGATGGAGGTCTCTCCGATCCAACGGACGCCTTTTTCGGAGTTCAAAACACTCAAGGAGCCAATAGCTCCCGAACTGATAGGGGATACGGCGATTATATGTGGCGCCGCCCTGAGGGAATAACCGCTGAAGATTCCTTAGCAGGATTACCAGACGCTCTCCCGGTTGAATATAGTTGGACAGTTACTCTCGATGATATCGTTACAGCAGACTCTCCTTCGGCATACTGGAGTGGAAGCTCTTACGCAGCCAACACGTCACTGAACGCGGTATCGTCTTCTTATACTGCAATCTTGGACGCCGGTTATGATAGAATTACGGCACCTCTTTACGGAGGCTTCGACGGCTTTAATATTAAGGAAGCTGATCCAATCAGAAATGGATTGATGACGTCCGCCGGAACAACCGACACTACAAATTACGCATATAACACAATCAAGAGAGCCATTGATACAGTGGCGGATCCGGATTATGTAGAATGCAATGTGATTACTGCTCCTGGCGTCACTAATGCTTCCCTCACCCAACATTTAATGGACGTTTGCGAGGATCGCGGAGATGCTTTGGCTATCATCGATTTGCCCGAGGTCTATACCCCATTCACCGACTCCACCGACACCTTTAAGGAGAGAAACTCCTTTACGGTAGCCGAGGCTGTGAGTGATCTGCGAACACGCGGCGTCAATAGCTCTTACGGGTGCACCTACTATCCATGGGTACAAATCCTAGATAATATTTCCAGTAATGTTCTGTGGGTACCTCCTTCAGTTGTTGCCCTCGGCACAATGGCCTCTTCGGAAGCCAAATCTGAAGTCTGGTTTGCTCCTGCAGGGTTCAATCGCGGCGGCCTCACCGACGGATCCGCTGGATGGCCCGTGCTTAATGTTACCAAGAGGCTCACCTCTCGCGATAGAGATACTCTCTATGAGGCAAATATTAATCCGATCGCCTCATTTCCTTCGGAAGGAATTGTGGTCTTCGGACAAAAAACACTTCAAGTCACCCGGTCTGCTTTGGACCGAATTAACGTGAGACGTTTGTTGATTTATATCAAGAAGCAAGTTTCACGCATTGCGTCTGGTATTCTTTTTGACCAGAACGTACAAGTTACATGGAATCGATTCTTGGGTGAAGTCAGGCCATTCTTGGCCAGCGTCCAATCCAGACTTGGATTGAGCGAGTGGAAGGTTATCCTAGATGATACCACCACTACTCCGGATTTGATTGATCAAAATATCATGTATGCGAAAATCTTCTTAAAGCCAGCGCGCTCCATTGAATTCATCGCAGTTGATTTTGTAATCACTCGAACGGGAGCATCTTTCGATGATTAAAGAGAATAAAAAGAATTTTAAACACTACTTAATGATAGTAAAAGGGAGAAATAGTTAAATGGCGTTTTGGACTGATGCACAATTTGAAGATCCCAAAAGAGCGTATAGGTTCTTGGTGGACATAGGCAGAATGCCTAATGGAGCGACTTGGTACGCAAAGAGCGTCAAGAAGCCCGAAATTACTATAACAACGATTGAACACAATTTCCTCAATCACAAATTTTATTATCCTGGCCGCGCAGAATGGGCCGAAGTAACAGTCACTCTTGTGGACCCTGTTTCTCCGGATGCAGCCATCAACACTGCCGCGATCTTACGAGCGGGCGGTTATAGCCCCCCTAAGAACGTCAACGATACAACTACCATTTCAAAGCAAGCTTCCGTAGCCGCTATGGGATCAGTAGTTATTTCTCAAATTAATTCTGTCGGCGACGCTGTAGAAACTTGGACTCTGTGGAATCCATTCATTACGGGTGTTACTTATGGAGACTTGGATTACAGTTCGGACGAAATGACCGAAATCACGTTGACCATCCGATACGATTGGGCTGTTATCGAGGCTCAGACTTCTTCTGAGACTGGAGCGAAAGGCCCCGACGGCAAACCCGTGGACAGCAATACATTTTTTAATCCTGGAAGCAGCTAATTATAAAACGCGAGGTGATATTTGGCTAGGAACAACTCTCAACGCCTAGGAGGCGTTGATTCTAAGAAAGCAGAAGATAACTCTTCTCCTAATTTGGCGCCATTGGACTTCTCTACGCCTACTGAATTTGTGGAATTACCCACTCAAGGTAAATACTATGCAGAGGATCACCCTCTTCATAATCAAACCGTAGTAGAGATTCGTCATATGACAGCTAAAGACGAAGATATTCTAACCTCCAGGGCCCTCCTTAAAAAAGGCGTGGCTCTCGATAGGTTCTTGAAGAATATCGTTGTAGATAAGAGCATTGATTTGGATAGCTTATACGTGGGAGATAAGAACGCTATTCTGGTAGGAGCCAGGGTGACGGGCTATGGTCCTGAGTATGATACACAAGTAACGTGCCCAGTATGCACTACAACCGCGAAATTTTCTTTCAATTTAGAAGGGGGAGAAACTTATGCGGGCGGAGAGTACGGGGCCCTGGAAATCACCGAAAAAGGTGAAGACACTTTCGTCATTAAAACTCCAGTTACGCGGGTAGATGTAGAGGTTCGACTCTTTACAGGGCGTGATGAAAAATATCTTGCTAAATTGGCCGAATCAAAGAAAAAGCAAAAGCTCCCCGAGACTTCTCTCACTGATCAGTTACATTTGATGATCGTCTCTATCAACGAGAGGACGGACAATGTAACCATCAAATCCTTTATCGACAATATGCCGGCCCGTGATGCTAGGTATATTCGAACAGCTTACGAAAAGATAGTACCTAACATTGATCTAGCACAGAGTTTTACCTGCGAGGTATGTGACTTTGAAACGGATCGAATGGAGGTTCCGTTCACAACGGACTTTTTTTGGCCTAAGCGATAAATACATCGAGAGTGTATACGAAGAGTTTTTTCTTTTGAAGTATTATGGAGGCTGGTCTTTCACTGAAGCCTATAATCTTCCGATTAAAATTAGAAGGTGGTTTTTGGAGAAATTAGTCCAACAAATGGAAAAAGAAAACAAAGCCGCAGAAAAAGCTTCAAAGGGTAATTCTGCAGGTAAAACACCAAGAAGCCGGTAAAGCCGGCTTCTTTTTTATATGACTACTATTTAATGTATGAGGGTTTATATATGGAATCTCTAAACGAAGGTGAGATCGTCGAAATGATCGTAGATCTCGAAGAACTCAAAAAGAATGATCAACTTAATGAAAGTTTCCTCCGCATGATGGGCTTTTGGGTGGAAAATATCGTCAAACATATGTTCGGTATCCCATTTGTTTCAGGTGGAGTCTCCGGAAAGCCGGCAGATATCAAGGCTTTTGCCCGTGCCGTCGGGAATGAGAAGAAATATATCGAAACGGCCAAAAAGCATGGCCTAGATAACCCAGCTACTTATAAGCAAAAATCACGACTTCAGAAGGCCGTTAAGGCCTTCGAAGCACAGACCGGGATAAAGTGGCCTTTCAAATAAGGAAAAACATTAGATGGCAGATGATGAATCTACAAAAAATCTAACTCAAGCTGAGCAAGAACTCTTAGCCAGTCGCAAGCAGCAGGCCATCCTCCTTCGTGAGCTAACAAAATTAGAGAAGGAACTAGCCCAAAACGAAGCTTTAAGTGTTGACCAAAAGGCCGAATTATCGGGCCGAGTTGATGATTTGACGGATAGATATGAGCTTTTGAAGGCAGCTGCCGATAAGATGAACGAGTCTCTTAAGCTCAGTCAGGAGCAGGGCAAGAATACCGCCCAAGCTCTTGGCGGCTTGGTGGGTATGACCAAGGATTACGAGACGTCTATGCTCGGATCTATAGAGGCCACCCTTACAAACGCTGATGCCCAAAAGAAGTTTGGAGAGCAAATGAAAAAAACATTTAGCATCCAAAACATGAGCCTCAACATATTAAATAAAATTACTCAAGCCACCACTAAACTCCTTTTTGAGCAAGACAAGGCTCTGGTTGCCTTTAACCTCCAAACTGGCGCTGCGCGCCTTTATGGTAGCGAAATAGTGGCGCTGGAAGAGCGGATGTACAGCCATGGCGTTACTATGGATGATGCTAGTGAGTCGTGGGGCGCTTTAACAAAGAATGTATATGCGCTCAAACAGACGTCTGGCGCAACCCGCAAAGACCTTTCGGATACTACAGCTATCTTGAATGAATTGGGGGTAAGTGCAGACGTAACGGCCGATAATGTGCAATTTATGACACGCAGTTTGGGAATGTCAGTTGAAGAATCAACAAAATTTCAACGAGAAATGTTTGTGTTGGCACAAGATATTGGTATGCCTCCTGCCCAAATGGCTGAAGATTTCAAATCGGCAGCCCCTAAGCTCGCAGCTTTTGGCAAGGAAGCGGGCCGTATGTTTACCAAATTAGCAACCAACGCCCGCGCTGCCGGGATGGAGGTGGAGCAGCTTCTCGGTATTGTGGAGCAGTTTGACACCTTCGAAGGTGCAGCACAGTCAGTTGGTAAGTTGAACGCACTATTGGGAGGCCCCTTCCTCAACTCTATGGAAATGGTAATGGCCACAGATCCCACGGAGAGAATGAGACTTCTCAGCGGTGCGCTCAATGATGCAGGAAAAAGTTTTGATCAGATGTCTTATTATGAGCGCAAAGCAATTGCTTCAGCCGCCGGATTTAAAGACGTCGATGAATTGGCAAAAGTTATGGCCAATGATTTTGGAAAGGTCTCATCCTCTACCAATAAGACCAAGGCAGAAATAGAGGCCCTCGCTGCACAGACTAAGGAATATAACGAAATCGGTGAAAAACTGAATCAAATAATGCGCATGTTTGCCATAACAATGGCCCCCGTCGTGGGTTGGATCAAGGGTATCCTGCAAGGAATTTTGGATTTGAATGAGCAAATGGGTGGGTGGTTCATCCCTATCTTAGGGGGCATTGCAGTTGCGGCCTTAGTTTTGATTGGGGTGTTTAAAGTTTGGACCGCGATAAACTCGGCCCTTGTCTTATCCGAAGTCGCAAAGGCCGTGGCTATAGGAAACACTACTGCAATTCAGGCTGCTTCTATACCTGTAATGGCGGCCTCTGGAACAGCTGCCGGCGCCGCCGCAACACCGATGTATGCTTTCGCTGGCGCCGCCTTGGCTGTCGGTGCCGCCTTTTTCTTGGTTGGCGCCGGCGTCGGACTTGCCGCCTACGGCATGTCCCTGTTCATGACATCGCTGGCAAAAATTTCTCCAGCCGACATGATGCTCTATGGGCTTGGCTTATATTCGATCGCCTCCGGAATGATGGCCATCGCCGCTGCCCTCCTATTGGGAGGAGGCTGGTCCCTGGGAGTACTGACCGCCTCGGTATTTGCTCTAGGCCTAGCCCTTCGCAGCCTCAATGATGTCAAGCTAAATAATTTATCCCTCTTATTTGAAGCGATCGCTAAAGTGATGAATTCTACATCCGCTAACTTGAAAGAGGTTAGAGATACCATTGGGGCAATTACGGATGATATCGCTACAATGCCAGCCCCTATTATGAGGGGCGCCAACTTGATCGACGCCACTGCAACACCTCGAACCACGATGGAATCTAAGTCTCCCGAAGGTTTGGCAAACAAATCCGCAGGAGCCAGTACTGGCGCTGCTGCAAAACCTGCAGTCCAAGATCACACTTTAAAAATACAATTTGATTATCGAGGCTTCGAAGAGGCAGTCATCAAGATTGTCGATAATCAATTGAAGACGAAAAATGTTATAGCGGGAGGTGCATAGATGGGAAAAAAGAAGAAGCAAGTTCAACAATTTGATAATACAAATCCTAATGCAGCCATTGACCCTAACATTGACCGTCCCGTGCGAGCCCTTCTGAATCGTGCTGATCAGATAGCGTTCAATGACGCAACCGATGGCTACGCCAATAGTTTTAACAATTACATTGAATTCAAATCCACCATTAGCGGCGACGTTGTGCGATTCAAGGCCATGCTGACCACATATGAAGATCAATATCAGAGCGAATGGAATTCGGAACAAGTTTATGGTCGAAATGATCCTATTCAAACTTTTCGCAACACAACTCGAACTATCAATGTGGGTTGGGACGCCCCAGCAGCCTCTTCCACAGAGGGCGCTGCTAATATGATCCGCGCAGCAAAGCTCATTCGAATGCTATATCCTTCGTATGAATCGAGAGATGGCTCCATAGGGAATGTTTCAACCATCAATAAGCCCCCCGTGCTCGAAGTTAAATTTAGAAACCTTATTCAAGGCATGGACCGCGAAGCACTATTAGTGACTTTGGACGGGATTACATTTGCTCCTGACCTTGAGGCGGGATGGTTTGATAAGCTCACTTTTGTTGATCTGCCTCCCGAGCTTGAATATCTCCATGCCGAATTCGGGAAAAATGAGTTAGTTCCCAAGTTGTTGAAATTCTCTTGCACTATGACAGTCCTTCATAAGCGAACTGTTGGCCACTTCGGGACATCGTGGAATTCGAAGCTACTCGCGTTCCCTTTCCTGCCAGAAGCCCTGGCCAACCCAGAATCCGGCGAGGTCTTTGATAAATTTGATTCTACAAATGAAACTTTTGTAGAGCAAGATGAAGATTTCTCCTTCAACCAGCATGAGATGGAGGCTGCTCAAAAAACGCTAGATGCGGCCCGCCAAGTGCAGGCTGGTTTGGCAGCATCAGAAGAAGCTAAGAAGGGGCGAAAAACAGATTCAAAGCCAAAGAGCACTGTGGACAAAGTTAATCAAGGTTCATCTCCCGGCGGCTTTGGTGGCGGCAGGGACCCCCGAGATATGGGAACATCTAAACAGTACCATGGGAAAAATTAACTAAATGTCACGATACTCTAACAGACCCAAGCGATTAAATAATCCCCTATCCGGTGGACCCGAATCAATTTACACCGAGTTTATTGAGAATAGGAACGTGCGCCACATTGAGCAATATACCACTCCCGAATTCCCCCCCCTTACAGCAGCTAGACGCGCTTCTATCCCTTATGACAGTCATGTTTGGACTACGGGAGATCGTTTTTACAAGTTGGCTCATGATTATTATGGCAATTCGGCATTGTGGTGGATTATCGCATGGTTTAATCAGACTCCCACGGAACATCACTTGAACCTGGGAGACACCATTATGATCCCTCTCTCCAAGGAGAAAGTGTTGACATATTTCAATAAATAGGACCTACCATGAGCTACTGGAATGACGAAAATAAAGATAAGATACCCTCTGTTGTCCGCGAAGAAATTGTAGCCGCGATCTCTGACACCTCCGCACCTGTCTGGCCCAAATATGGTCCGGACAACGTTAATTTCCCTAACTATTTAAAGGTGGAGCCGTGGGAGCGAATTCATGCAGTTCCCCTTTCTTCCGCACTTACGGTCGGCCGTCCTGGCACGGCGACGGTGAGCACAGACCCCTATGCCGACCCTGACGCGTACGCCTCATATAGCTGGAATATTGTCTCTTACGACAACTTCTTCGAAAAAGTAGTAAAAAATCCATCGGTCCTCTTCCAAGTTCCTAGTAAAGAAAAATTAGAAACGTGGGCCCCATGGACAGATAGTACGTCGCCCCACCACCTAAGTACGTCTCAAATTGACGCCATAGTAAAAGAAAGAGATGACCTCCTCTCCGCAGCATCCGGCTTCGATTTTAATGCAGACCCACACTCGGAGTGGTTCAAGCGCCTTTATCAGTTATTTGAAAAACTGTTGGGAATCCCCTACAATCTGATACCTGTTCACGCCACGGGCTGGACTTCGGGCCCCCCAACGGCCCGGTATTCTTGGCACACAGATCCCGAGGGAAGCCTAATTGTCGACATGAAAGATGTCCTTCTGTATTTATACAATGAGGAATCTAATAGTCATAAGGCCTCAGTGCTGGAGACGTCGTCGGACTTGGACAAAATGGAAGGACTAAAATTTGACCACGATGACCCGGTAGACGCCCTGAAATCTCAAATTCGATCACGGGCCACTAAAGACTTAAAAGACTATCAATCCCTCGATGACAACGCCGCGATCATGCTCAATCGAGCCGCCGAGGATGACAGGGATTATCTTCAATCCCTCATTCGTGAATCGGCCCAAAATGTCCTGCGCTTAAATCTAGGAAGCTTCTACAAGGCTAATTCTCAATGGAAAAAAGACAACCCAGATATGGCTCCCGCCCAAGCCGCTACCGTTCGCGAATCTGCGGCCTCGACATTGGCACCTCCCTATAGCAAACAAATCTATCTAGCATATGGCGAAAGTCAGAATTTAATAAATGTACTAGCTAATGATCCAGAGTCGCATAATTTTTTAAATATTAGAACCCATGAAGCATCTCAAATAGTCCCGATGATCCGCCTTTATAAAAATTATTTTGACCAGAACAATAAAACTGAAGGAGAGGTAGAATTTTCCTTTCCAGGTGCCACCGACCCTCTGGATCCGAGGTCGGGTGTAGGGATAAAATCCTTTGAATGGAAATATAATGCCACTAATCCGGCCACTATTAAAAATGATATAGAAGCTAAATTGGTTTTATACTTTCAGGACTTTAGTGACTTGACCAAGATAAGAAATGGATATGACACCATTAATGCCAGGCCCCAAACGTTTCAATATCAAGATTTGTTGATCAGGCCACCGGGAGCCAAGGGCATCTCCATCCCCATATCGAGCGCCGCCGAAACGAAGGCTGGTTGCTCCGATAAAACCTTAGTTTACGACCCTCGATTTTATGAAATTAAGGCAGTGGTGGGCTGGGCCCCGGTTGATAAAATCAGCAGCCCCCAAACCGAGAATATTGTTGAGGCTATTGAAAATCAGCAAGTTCCCATGTTTTTGACTCTCATTGATCACACCTTTACTTTTACGCAAGAGGGTACTTTTGAGTTAGAAATAACTTATCGCGCGCGCCTTGAAGCGCTCACCGAGGACCCTCGAATGGATGTACTATCCACCCCGGCTGTAAAAGAGGAGATAAATAAAAAATTAAAAAGAATTGCGGACCTCCAACAAACTTGTGGCGCCGATAGTTTAATTGAGGCCGAGCGAGATAACATTACACGAATAAAGGAAAAGAGCAGGGATGATTTGGCCTCCAGTATTATCAACGGCCTTGAGGATAAGATATTTATTTCTACTGTAAACTATAGAAGTTTTTTGGAAGCTATTGTGGGGGAAGACGGCCGACGAGCCCCTGCCGCCACCGCCCCCACCGCCGGCAAAGGCGATTACCTAAAAAACTGGAAAAGCCTTTTTATTTCCCCTGGAGACGTCTCCAACGCGGTTTTGGCCCGAGCAAAAACTCTGTCACCTGCCGCCGCCGCCTCCTTAGAAAACGCTCGTGCGCGCCTCGTGACTAGTTATGCCCCGTCACACCCTCAGTCGAAAAGCGAAGAGGAAGCCGAGGGCCCTGACGATGTCATGTCGACTGGAGGGATCTTGGAGGCTCGAACACCTGGAAGCAAGGCGCAACTTTTGAATATACCCTGGTTTTATTTTGGAGATTTAGCAAATTTAGTTATCTCCCGCACCCTCACAAACTCGACGCCCATAGATGCAGACTCTCCAGGAATTGTCCCGGGACTGGAATTGGAAAATTTAAATTTTCTTTTCTCCTCGATCCCCATTAATCGAGTACATATTGCCCAGAACGCCTACGGCCGCAGCGCCAATGAGATCAACCAGGAGACGCTAAAAGCCGGCTTGGGCCAGACTCCCGACACCCAATACGCGTCAGCGCGTTCGACGAGCGCCCGAACATATCAATATGGTCAAGGGAGTATTATGGAAGAGTGTAACCTGGCGGATGTGCCAATCGCCTTGGAGACCTTTAACCAGTGGTATATCAAAAAGATAATAAATACCAACAGAGGCACCTACCCCCTTCAGCAATTTTTGAAGGATTTCTTAGAAGATGTGGTGATAGCAATTATAAATAAGAAGGGATTTCAGGCCAACAGGTGGTTCATAATAAACTATTCGAGATCGGTATTGAATGCACTAAATATTTCCGTACCCTTTTACGAAGGGACCCCCATAGCTTTAAAGACTGCTGCAATTTCTCTACCCAGCACCCAGTCCCCCTTTGTGGCCAAGTCAGCGCGCCGAACTACACTAGGGGAGAATCCTCTCGAAAAACTACGCTATTTTAATTATAACCAGGCTTCCGATGACAATTATTATAGGTGCTGGATAAATGCTCAAAAGTTTAATCCTGGAGAAGTAGAGGTTTCCCGGAGAAAAAATAGTCACGAAAATACCGTGGAAAATAGCTATCATTTATCGGTATTTTATTGCATTAATGATGATACTTATCGTGAGCTTGGCCCCCCTAGAGACCCCGCTGAAACCCGCGAGCAGCGGGACTACCGAAAAGGTATTTATCATCTTTATTTGGGAGCCGACAGAGGAGTCGTTAAAGAGGTGGAATTTTCCAAAGTAGATGCACCCTTTTTGCGAGAAGCTCGAATGCAACAAGACGCACTAAATCCCTTGGCTCAATTGGCCGCTACCTACAACGTAAGTTTGAATCTAATTGGAAACACGGTATTTTGGCCTGGTCAATATGTTTTCGTTAATCCTATTGGTTTCGGAGACATAGGGCTTCCCTGGGTAACGGATAGTGTCTCTCATCAGCTTGGGCTTGGAGGCTATCATTTGGTTACTGAGGTGTCCAATTTTATTGAAGATGGGAAATTCGAGACCAAAGTGAAGGCCCTTTTTGAAACCTCTGGTGATGGCTGCCCCTCAAACCCGAATATCCCACAGGGGTGCCCAACGAGTTCTCCTGCCGCCGGCGGCACCACTACGCCGGCCCCTATCAGTTCAGGCCCAGGATCAAAATAAGGAATAAGTGTGATGCCCTTCAATATCAAGAAAGCAATAAATTTATTGGACAGAAAGAGAGACCTTACGGCAGAAAACGGAGATCGCAGCAAGGATCTATTTTATGGTCGAATTTTATATGACAATTATGCTTATTCATCTATTTCCTCGTTAAAAATTTATGAATCTCTGCTGCCCATCCGCAATTTCAGAATAGCCGAAAATTGTTTTTATGGACGCATTTCCCCAGATTATCATGCCATTGTGCCGTTGCCTCACACACTAGTATTTGTCAAAGAAGGCGTGGCAGCTTCTCGCTATGCCTTGACGGCTTTTGAGGCCCTGCAGTCCGCCGCCACAAGAGATGTGGCCTCGGGTAAATTACCAGCAGACATTCCCTATATTTCAGACATACAGGCCCACTCGGGCTATGACGATATTAATACAAAGTATAATTCATGGGCTAAAGATGCCTTGATGGGCACTTTTAGTTCGTATGTCGCTCAAACGGGACAGGATGAAAAGGTAGTCACCTTTGATAGTTTTATGAAAATCTTCGAAGAACACTTGACAGCCATCATAGAGCAAGTCGGCGCCGCAACCTTCTCTTCTTATTGTCTCTCTACCAGGAGTAGTGTCAAATCAAGCGGCTTGGCTCTAGATATAGCGGATCTTGATTTGTCTAAAGATTCGGATAAGATAGAATTTTCAAGTAGTCCTTATTTTTCTTATTACGTTCAACTCGCCCACTCCTTTGGATTTTTTGTAGACTATAACGCGCCCTGGAGGCTAATATTGGATATCACCTCTCCTGTCACTATGAGGAGGTATGATTATGATAATCTCTTTTCTTTCTTTGATCTTACTTCGCGCAATGCCTATAATGATGATTTGGCCGTCTTAAAGCACATGGCGTTCAAGACGTACACAAATTACGTTACACAATCTCCCTCTTTTCGAAAAAGCCGAGTAACGCGCGCCGGGTGTCCCGATGACACATATATAATTCGCCAGCGGTTATCCTTGGAGGAATTCGAAGCTAATTACACCGATGAGTATTGGCTATCCTTCTATATCTCCCTCAAAAACAAAGAAAAGAATTTGAATTTTTCGCAGCACCAAGTGGCACAAATCCAAAAAAATGCAAAAGAATATAAAAAACATGTTGACATCCAGACCGCAATGCGTTATATTAATAATATCTTTCAAGACCTTCCGGCACAGGAAGGGTCTTACTATTCATTACTCACCAGGGCACAATATAAGGGAATAGGGTCCCCGCCATTTGAAGATTTCGATAGGTATATCGAAAATGTGGTGAGATCTTATAAGCAAATTTAGGGGTTTAATTGCTTTTTCAAACACTCGATGACAAAAAAGAGTGCACAGGGCTGTATATAAATCGAGAGCTGGACTTCAGCGGAACGCTCCCATTGGGCCTCTCGCGCACTTGGTCATATTCAGCCTTTCTAGAAGATTTAGAGGTGGAATATGCCAAGATTTATTGTGGAGGAATTACACTCGATAAGGCATGCCCAGAGGCGCTTAGAGACCGCTGGACGTCCACTAGCGAGCAATTGCAAGCATTCATCCGATCTTTTCATACGGCTCGTGTATCGCTCCATGAGAACTGTTTTTTTGATTTAGTGCCTGAAAAGTTTCTTTTGGAGTTTTGCGATATCAAAAACCAGATTTGTGAGTATGTTTTTGCTACTCACCAAAAGCCCGCTAATTATGATTATCTTCTCGAACTGACAAAACTAATCGAACAAATAAAATATCAACCCCTCAATATCAATGCAGGTAATCTGTCACTCTTTAAATCATCTCATAGAAAATTTGCACAAAAATTAAAAACCCTTTCCCCTTTTTGTAGCTTTAATATATATGGAACCAAGACCGGCCGCCTAACAAGTTTCAAGCATAGCTTCCCGATACTCACTCTTGATAAAACTCTGAGAGGAGTCTTGGAGCCCCATAATGATTATTTTATAGAAATTGATTTCAATGCAGCAGAATTGAGAACCCTTCTTTCGTTGCAGGGAAAACCTCAACCTGACGAAGACATGCATGCTTGGAATATTAAAAACGTTTTCCGAGGCTTGGGAACCAGAGAGGAGGCCAAGAAGAGAATTTTTGCTTGGTTATACAACCCGGAGAGTGAAGACTATCTCTGTGAGCGAGCCTACGACAGAGGCTCTGTGGTACAAAAGCACTTCACTGGGGGCCAAGTGACAACCTTTTTTAACAAGGCCATTCCATCAGCCGAGAGGACGGCCTTAAATTATATTATTCAGAGTACATGCGCAGAGAATGTTTTGAGACAAATGATAAAGGTGTCTAATTATTTAAAAGATAAAAAGTCTTTCGTTGCTTTTCCTATTCATGATTCAATTGTTATTGATTTCTCCTTAGAGGACAGGGAATTATTGCCTGAAATTATAGAAACTTTCTCTGCCACGGAGTTGGGAAAATTCATGACAAATATCAGTGTAGGGAAAAACTTTGGCTCTATGGAAAAAATGAGGATTTAAGAGAATGAACATCATAGGTTTGGGTAAAGCAGGGTGTGCCATTGCAGATAGCCTGGGAGAATACCCCCAATATAAAAAAATAAAAATAGATGTTGACATTAGTGGAAAAGGATGCTATACTTTACCTACGTTTGAAAATGCAGAGGATTATGAAAACTATGACTATCCTAAATTAAAATCTTTTCTTAAGGATCTCAAGGGACAGACTGTATTTGTACTTGCTGGGTCTGGCACATCGTCGTGTGCCTCTTTGAGAATCCTGGAACACCTCAGGCGCTTACCAATTTCAATTTTATATATTCAGCCAGATCTAGAGTTGCTCACTGAGAAACAAAACCTACAAGAAAGGGTGGTGTTTCATGTTTTACAGGAATATGCCAGATCCGGCGTTTTTGAGGAAATGTGTATTATATCCAATACGAGCCTTGACACCGCCCTCGGGGGCGCCCCAATTTTGGGATACTACGAGAAGTTAAACGAGATTTTGATAAATACGATTCATATGATAAATATTTTTAGAAATTCAGAGCCAGTGCTCGGAAACATAGGAGATTCCAAACAAACTCACAGAATATTCACCGTTGGGATCTTTGATCCGAAAAAAGATTCAGAAAAAATGCTTTTTTCCCTTGACAATGCCCGCGAAAGATGTTATATTTATGGTATCAATGAAGATAAGTTAAAGACCGATACGCATTTATTATCTAAATTGAAAAAACAAATAAACTCGAAGTCGAAGGAGAATTTAGCCATATCGTATGCAGTTTATTCTACGGAATACGATAATGACATAGGGTATATTATAGAAAAAACACCACACCCACAACAAAGAAAAAAAACTAACATAAATTAAACTCAGTAGGGCGAGAGATTTGTCGCCCTAACTTTAGCTACTAGCACAATTTCATCAAAGGAGAAAATAACATGGCTTTAGATATTACAAAAATTCGAGCACGTCTCGAAAACGTTAAGAACAATGGCAAGGCGGGAGGAAGCTTCTGGCGGCCAAAAGATGGAACGCAAGTAATCCGAATTGTCCCCACTTCAGATGGCGACCCTTTTAAAGATTACTGGTTTCATTACAACCTAGGTCCGGATCAAAGAGGCGGCCTTCTTTGTCCCAATAAAAATCATGGTGAGGATTGTCCTATCTGCAACTTCAAAGATCAGCTTTGGAAGGACTTTAACGCAACACAGGACCCGGATACGATGAAATTGGCAAAAGATTTGTCACCTCGTCAGCGGTTCTTCTCTCCCGTTATGGTTCGCACCGAGGAAGGCGAAGGTATCCGTATCTGGGGCTATGGTAAAGAGGCCTACACCTCTCTTCTCAACTTAGTATTAAATCCTGAATATGGTGATATTACCGACGTTGATGACGGAACCGATCTCACTCTTACCTATGGAAAACCTCCTGGGGCTAATTTCCCCAAAACTACCCTCACACCTCGGCGACGTACAAGTCCCCTTTGTGATGATATGGTCGGCGGAGATGAGGAGTGCACACGGCTGCTAGACAATATTCCTAGTTTTGATAACCTCTTTCCGGTTAAAACCAAGGAAGAGGTTCAGGCGGCCCTTGATGGTTTCATCAATTCTCTAGCAGGAGATGAAGAAGCGTCAGATATTAGTGTTTCTCAATTGAGCGACACCTCCACTACTCCAGATGTTGTAGCGGCTTTCAACGAGCTTACAGGCAATTAACCCCCACCGCAGGGAGGCACGGGTTTAGAGGTGCCTCAACATTTCTAAAAAAGGAAGAAAAATGACAGTAGCAGCAAAAGGAAGTCAAGTTAGTGTTCACTATCGCGGAACCTTAACTGATGGAACCGAATTTGATAATTCATATTCCCGAAATACCCCCATTACATTTCAGCTTGGATCGGGCCAGATGATTGCAGGATTTGATAGCGCCGTAGTCGGAATGACAATTGGCGAAACCAAAACCATCACCATCTCTCCTGAAGATGCCTATGGAGCACCAGATCCAGAGAGGAAAACAGAGCTTTCACGAGACTTATTTCCCACTGAATTGGAATTGGAAGAAGGCATGCCCGTCCCTTTGGGTACTCCTGATGGTCGCCACCTAGTGGGAAAGATTACGCAGTTAAGCGAGCAAACTGTAACGGTCGACCTGAACCACCCTCTTGCGGGTGAAGAACTGAGCTTTGATATTGAGCTAGTTGAAATTGAAGAATAGGCAGGTATAGGGAAAAGACCGCAGGGAGGCACGGGTTTACAGGTGTCTTATTTTTTTTAAGGGAGTTAATTAAGAATGGCAAAACGAACTTCAACTGGCAAGCTTTCTATGTCCGAAATGAGAAAGCTCATCAACAAGAAGGCGGGCATGAATGTGGCCCACAACCTAAAAGAAGAGAATCCTACAGAGGTTATCCAATGGATTCCGACTGGCTCACGCTGGCTGGACTCAATTATTTGCAGAGGAAAATTAGCGGGCATTCCTGTAGGGAAGATTTCGGAGATCGCTGGTTTAGAGGCTACGGGAAAATCCTATATGGCCGCCCAGATTGCGGCCAATGCTCAAAAAATGGGTATGGATGTTGTATATTTTGACTCCGAGTCAGCCATTGACCCTTACTTCTTGGAGAATACTGGCTGCGATTTAGAAAAATTACTCTATATTCAAGCCACTTCGGTAGAATTTGTTCTCGAAACCATGGAAGAATTGCTAGGTTCTGACAACCAAATACTTTTTATTTGGGATTCCCTCGCTCTCACTCCGGCTATCTCTGATGTAGAGGGGGATTTCAACCCTCAATCATCGATGGCCATGAAGGCTCGGATCCTCTCTAAGGGTATGTCGAAACTGACGGTACCAATCGCTAACACCAAGTCGACTTTCCTTGTCTTAAATCAACTGAAGACCAATATTACGCGCTCACCCAGTGAGGCGATGACAACTCCTTATGTCACGCCGGGCGGCAAGGCCATAATATACGCATACTCTCTACGCATTTGGTTAACTGGGAGAAAAGCAAAAGCCAGTTTTGTCCTGGATGATAATGGCTTTCGAATTGGTTCCGAGGTGAAGGTAAAGCTGGAGAAGTCCCGTTTTGGCACTCAGGGGCGCCGCTGTAACTTTCGTATTTTATGGGGAGGCGACAAGGTAGCCATTCAGGATGATGAATCGCTGTTCGAGGCCGTGAAGGGCTCAGACAATATTATTCAATCCGGCGCGTGGTTCACTATGGTATTTGAAGACGGCTCCACTGAAAAATTCCAGGCATCCAAATGGGCCGACAAGATGCAGAGCGACGCCTTTCGAAACAGGGTTTATCAAATTATTGATGAGGAAGTCATTATGAAATTCGACAATCGACAGGGTAAAGCCGAAGACTTTTATGACTCTGAGGAGTAAGGCGCACTATATAGATCATGAGCGACGATCTATTGAAAATGCGACATCACAAACTCTTGTTTGAGCTTAAATTTTTGTACGCTGATTTGAATTATCATCAAACGATTGCCGACGATGCAGCCAGAGATTTTCAGGCTACATTTTTAAATTTTTGCGAAGAAAAAGATACCCTCGATACCCTATTTCCCAAGCGACCATCGCCAGTAGAAATCAGCCCACCCGCATCAGCTGATTCGGAAAAAATTTATGATCCTCCAAAATCCACCATCGATAAGGAAGTTAAAAATTTGCACAAAAAGATTGCCTCCCTTACTCATCCGGACAAGGTACTGAAACTGTCCCAAGCCGAAAAGACATATCGCGAAGGCATCTTCCTCAAAGCTTCTGCCTTTGCAAGTGCAAATGACTTGTTCGCTCTGCAACAACTAGCTTTAGAGTTGGGAATAGAATTAGCCGAACCTACAGCTCCCCAATTAGAATTATTCGAGGAAGAGGCTCAAAAAATTAAAAAACAAATTCACCAAATGCAAAACACATATGCTTGGCACTGGCACCATAATTCCGATCCTCAAGAAAAGGACAAAATCATGACTCGCTACCATTCAGCCATGCTAAACTCACTATCAAAGAAGGAAGAATGAAGCGATTATTAGTTATCGATGCCCTTAACGCATACTTTCGCGCGTACATTGTTAATCCCAGCTTGTCTCTAAACGGCCAGCCAATTGGCGGGTATAAAGGATTCTTAGGAATTCTCCAGAAATTATGCCGAGAGATGCGCCCCGATGAAATTATTATAGCCTGGGACGGCGCCGGCGGCTCCGCACGACGCAAGGCCGTTAATAAGAATTATAAAGAGGGACGCAAGCCCATTCGCCTCAACCGCGATGTCCGTCATCTCACTGAAGATGAGGAAATGAAAAATAAGGTTTGGCAACAATATCGCTTAATGGACACAATGAATCACATGCCTGTCATTCAATTGATGCTGGAAAGCGTAGAGGCCGATGATATCATCTCTTATGTAACTCAGTCGCCCATCTATCAGGGGTGGCAAAAGGTGATTGTCTCAAGCGATAAAGATTTTTTTCAATTATGTGACAATGAAACTGTTTTGTACCGGCCGATTCAGAAGGTTTTCGTAAATGAACCCCGAATTCTAGCCGAGCATGGAATTCATCCTACCAATTTTGCATTAGCGCGCGCCCTAGCCGGAGATAAATCCGACAACCTCCCCGGCATTAAAGGGGTGGGCCTGGCCACCATCTCAAAGCGCTTTCCCTTCTTCTCGGGGGAGGAGTCAGTTACTATTGAGGAGTTGTTAGAATTTTGCGAAAATGACAACACAGGCCTTAAGGTGTTCTCCTCTATTTTGGAGGGGTCGTCTGTTATCGAGGAAAATTATAAAATCATGCAGCTTTATTCTCCCTCTATTTCTATTGATGGGAAAAATAGGATTAAGCACACGCTCGAAAATTTCGAGCCACAATTTAATAAAACAGAGATTATTAAAAGAATGACAGAAGATGGCTTCGGAAATTGGGATTCGTCCGCCCTATTCGCCACCTTTAAAAGAATTACAAGTAAGGCTTGACAAAGAATGATCGGTATGTTATATTAAAAAGGTCAGGGGGTATTTTGGCAAAAGAAAATTTCAGTCAATATGGTAAAGACTTTCAAGAATCTTTGTGCCATCTCATATTAGTGGACCGTCCATTCGCCGATCAAATGCTGGAAGTCCTAAATATCAATTTTCTGGAACTTAGGTATCTCCAGGTATTTGTTGAGCTAGTAAAGAATTACAGGGAAAAATTCACCGTCCACCCCACTGAAAAGATTATGACCTCTATTTTAAGGACGGAATTGGAGGGGTATAATGAGTCGGTGCAACAGCAAATTAGAAACTATTTTGCACGGATTTCACGCGCCGAGCCTCAAGATGTAGAATACATCACCCACACCTCTTTGGATTTCTGCCGGAAACAGAAATTAAAAGAAGCTATGCTTAAATCAGTTAAGCTCCTTAAAGATTCATCTTTTGACGAGATCTCTAATTTGATAAACGAGGCTTTGAAGCTCGGCGCCGACTCAAATTTTGGTCATGATTACGTGAAGGATTTTGAACAGAGATTTTTATTTAAATCGCGAAATCCAATTCCAACTGGCTGGAGCGAACTGGACGCCATCACTCATCAAGGTTTGGGCCAGGGAGAGTTGGGTGTGGTCATCGCTCCCACTGGCGCCGGAAAATCCATGGCCCTAGTTCATATCGGATCCGAGGCTCTCAAAGCTGGAAAAAATGTAATATACTATACCCTAGAATTGTCTGATACCGTCGTTGGTTCTCGTTTTGACAGCTGCATTACCAATGTTCCTTTGAATGATCTCCACTCCTTTAAGGAAGAAATATATGAAAAGGTGCAACTCCTTTCGGGCCAATTAATTGTAAAAGAATATCCTACAAAATCCGCCAGCGCGAATACTTTAAAAGCCCATTTAGAAAAAGTTATTAGTCGGGGTTTCGAGCCCGATATGATTATCGTTGATTATGGAGATTTATTGCGCCCTATTTCAACTTTAAGAGAGAAAAGGCACGAGTTAGAGACTATTTATGAACAGCTTCGCGCCTTGGCCCAAACACACAATTGTTGTGTTTGGACGGCTTCTCAAACAAACCGCTCTGGACTTAATGCCGAAGTAATCACTATGGAATCTATATCGGAGGCATTTAATAAGTGTTTTGTAGCAGACTTTATTTTTTCAATATCCCGAACGGCGGAAGACAAGTTGAGTAATTCTGGACGTATTTTTGTTGCCAAAAACCGAAATGGAATTGATGGAGTAATCCACCCTATCTATATGGATACTCGCAATATTACGATTAATGTATTGCCGTCTTCCGGAGAGACTATTGGTGATGTTAAAAAAGAGGCCAAAAAGAGGCAAGAGAAGAAGCTCGTAACTTTATATAAAAAAGCAAAAAATACCGGAGGAAAAAATAATGTCAATTAGCGCTTTACAAGAATATACTAGAATTGCAAAATATGCAAAATATCTGCCCGAAAAGGAACGTCGAGAGACGTGGAGAGAACAAATTACTCGCGTATTTGATATGCATAGGGAATATTTTGCGGACTATTCCGAAGTGATGCCCTATATTGACGAAGCCGAGCAGGCAGTCTTAAAGAAGGAAGTTTTGGGATCTCAAAGAATCCTTCAGTTTGGAGGCGCCCCTATCTTCAAGCATAACGCGCGCGTTTATAACTGTGCTTTTGGGCACATTAATCGCCCTGAGGCTTTCTCGGAGTTGATTTATTTGTTGCTGTGTGGCTGTGGGGTGGGGTTTTCGGTCCAAAGGCATCATGTTGCGGAATTACCACCCATTGCCCGGCCAAGCCACCTTCTGGAAAAAGAATTTACAGTGCCTGACTCCATCGAGGGATGGGCAGATGCGGTGGGAGTTCTCATTTCCAGTTATATGAGCTTCGATTCCCGCTTCGAAATTTTTTTTGGTTCTAGGGTAAATTTTGATTATTCTCAGATTCGACCCCAGGGCGCGCCCTTGTCGTCTGGCTCGAAAGCTCCAGGCCCCCAAGGCCTAAAGCGCTCCATTGAAAAAATACGAGAGGTCCTTGATTCTCGCTTGGTGAATTCCCGAAAAGCCAACTTACGCCCCATAGATGTTTATGATATAATTATGCATAGCGCTGATGCTGTCATTTCTGGCGGGGTCCGTCGTTCAGCAACGATTGCTCTTTTTTCTCCTGATGATGAAGAGATGGCGAAGGCCAAAACGGGGAATTGGTTTATGGAAAACCCACAACGTGGCCGTTCCAACAATAGCGCCCTTTTAGTTCGCGATGAAACCACAAAAGATCAGTTCAATAAATTAATGGAATGGGTACAAGAATTTGGTGAACCAGGTTTTGTCTGGGCAGATTCTCGCGAGGTGGGCTTCAATCCTTGCGTTGAGATCGGCCTTTACCCAATTGATGAAGAGACCGGTCGCAGCGGGTGGCAATTTTGTAATTTGACAGAAATCAATGGAAAAAAAGCATCTGACGCTCAGTCATTCTACAGGGCATGCCGCGCTGCAGCCATCATTGGCACTCTGCAAGCGGCCTACACTTCTTTTCCTTATTTGGGAAAGGAGAGTGAAAGGATCACCGAAAGAGAAGCTCTTCTCGGAGTATCCGTTACAGGTATGATGGATAATCCGGAAGTTCTATTCGACCCACAGATTCAGCGCAATGGAGCAAAAATAGTTAAAGATTTGAATAAGGCTATAGCCAGCATCATCAACATTAATCAAGCGGCTCGAACAACTTGCGTCAAACCTGCAGGCTCTACAAGCTGTATATTGGGGACAGCCAGCGGAATTCACCCTCACCACGCGAAGCGTTATTTCAGGAGAGTACAAGCCAACAAGCAAGAAAATCCTGTTCAATATTTCAAGACAATTAATCCCCGTGCAGTGGAAGCTTCGGTCTGGGATCCTAATGGGGTTACTGAAGTTATTACATTTTTGTGTGAAGTTCCGGTGGGGGCTAAAACAAAGAATCAAATCGATGCATCAAAACTATTGGAGAGTGTAAAGCTGACACAACAGAATTGGGTACGCTATGGTACGAATAAAGAATTGTGTACGCAACCTTATCTCTCTCACAATGTATCTAATACTATCCATGTACGCGAGGACGAGTGGGCCCACATCGCCGATTATATTTTTAAAAATCGAAAATATTTTGCAGGAATCTCACTTATTCCCAGTTCCGGTGACAAAGACTATCCTCAAGCCCCGTTTTGTGCGGTTCCTTACCCGGCCGATATTTTGAGGACTTATGGTCCAGGATCTTTTTTTGCTTCTGGAATTATAGAGGCCGCCCTCACCTCCTTTAAAGGAGACCTTTGGAGCGCCAGCGATTGCCTGTTGGGCATCGGCGCCCCCCTCCATACTGTGGATTATGTGCAACAAAGGTGGCTCACCGCCGCAATTAAATTCGCTGATTCTCATTTTGAGGGAAACGTTCGTAAAATGACCTATTGCTTGAAGGATATCTATAATCTTCATCTATGGGAAAAATTATCGAAAGAATATCAAGAGGTTGATTGGACCACCATGGTGGAGGACCGAGATTATATTGATTTTCAACAAGATTCAGCGTGCGCCGGAGGCGCATGCGAGATGCCAGTAGAATATTTAGAAGCACTTAGAGCAATAAATTTGGAGGAACAATAATGTTTAAACCCTGTAATAGATACCTTTTAATTGAGAGAAATATGAAGTCCGAGGAGGAGTCGCTCATCGCCCTCCCTGAAGGAGCCTTCAATACGGAGAGCAGATATGAGAAAGTTACGATTTCTGGTGTGGCGCCCGATGTCCGTCCCCCCATCGCCGTAGGGCAAGATGTGGTAGTTTTAACCCATATGATTGAAGAAGTGGAATTTGATAATGTAACTGTCTATTTAGTACTAGAAAACCATGTGTTGGGTATTGTAGGAGATGAGTATGGAAACGAATAATGAGACTTTTTTAAAGTGGGTTAAGGCAGTCATAGAGGAGCAGTTAGCTAAACGCGATCCGCTTCTAGAGGCGCCCAAGAACAAGCAGCGCGCCATTATTTTAGAAAATAAAATAAAGAAACTTTTGGGGAGTTCTTAATTCGCCCATCGCGTCTAGATAAGCACGAATATGATTATGATACTATAGTGGTGGGCGCCAATCTTAGTGCACTCCTCTATGCATACCTAGCAGACGCGCCTTGCATCTATGTCGATCCTCTTCCACCCTTCCGTTTTGAGGACTCGGCAAAAATCTGGGACATGCCCCCTCTTGAGTTATGGGAAAGGCTTATGTTCTGCCTCTCCTTATCAGGCCAGCTGCCCATGGGGCCCACTGCGGCCTCAATCAAATTAACTGACCATCACATGAGAGTGGTCACTCAACGGTCACGATTGGGGCGCTTTAATTTTAAGAAACTAATTATTTTTGATGATACTTCGATCCAAGGCCTAAGTGAATCGACAGGGCAGCGCATTGGCAAAACTAAGGTTATTGATTGGTTCGCGGTTCGATCGGGAATGGAGCATTCACATGATAGTCTTGCGACAAATGATGATTTTATTAAAAAAGTTATTTTTTACCCCTCCGATAGATTTGGAAGCCAGTCGACAGATAGAATTAGAAAAGATCTTGTGGCGATATCATATCTGGACTCTGATGAGGTAGATAATTTTGATTATTCGAGCACGATGGCGCGTTTTAAAATCACCCAAATGATGAAAGAGGCGGGAATCAAAGGTGCAAGGAATGGAAAAGATACAAACAATCCGTCTCTATATCGTTATTACTCGGTAAAAGTGGAATCGATGGAGCGTGAGGTGTTTCGGTCAATTCAAACTTTTTATGCAGAGGATCCACGATTTGAGTTTCGCTATGATTCTCCTGTAGAAGTTATTGATCAATTTGACGCCCCTATGGTTCTGGGGCCCCTATTGGAAAATATAGAAACTATCTCAAAGTAGGAACTAATTATAAGGTAATGGGTCATCTGCGCGATATTGAAGAAGGCTATTTTGAGCACTTCCGTCATGCCTTTGAAATAGGTTCAATCTTATTCTTGGCTTCCTTCGGTCAGTTCTTACACTCTGTGTTTCCCGATATCTGCCCGCCTCTCGGGTCTGACGTTAGATCCTTGATTAAATTTTTAGAATCAAAGCTACCGGAGAATAGAAAATGAAGCAATTCTTTGAAGGAATTCGACGTTGGACTGCCCTTAATGAGGAACAGCTTCTCGCGGAAGGAAGAGTCAAGGATGCCAAAAAGAAGTATCCAGATATTGCGAACTTTGTTCCCGGCCTCACTGCTCGGGACCCGTCCGGAAACAATAAGTACTTAATGTGGTCAATGAAGCAGCTACAGAAGTTCGTGGATGCACAATCCAAAGAGCGCGAGATCCCTATTGAAAATCTACCCGACTCTTTAACCGTACCCTATATGTCAAAAATTTCATCAGCTGTGGAAGAATTTCACGCTAATCATCAGCGACTCAAAGACAAAGATATTAATTCTTATAAATCTCTAGACCAAATTAAGGACGCGGTCCATAATCTTGGATTGAGTCAAAAGAAAAAAAGAGGAAAACAACGCGTCGCCGCACAAGCCGGCTCCACCACTATTTACGAAAATGACGACTTTTGGATGATAAGGCCCGACACCACAGAGGCCTCGTGTTATTACGGTAAAGGCACCAAGTGGTGTATCTCGGCCACTCAAAGTCAAAATTATTTTAAGTCCTATACCTCGGACGGGAAGAGCTTCTATATGATTATGATGAAAAATCTTGACCAAGATTCCGATGGTAAAAAGATAGCCTTGGTTTATGGCAGGGACGCAATGTATGATTCGGAACCCGAGGAGATTTATGATGCCGTCGACAATTCGATCGATCAGGACGAATTCTTAGAATATGTCACTCAGAATATTATCGCCTCCCATGTGCCTGACTATGAAGAGGCCTATCAGGAGTGGCAACTCTTCCAAGCCTCACCAAGGAAGTATAGATTCACCAATAGGTTGAAAAAGTTGGTTAACAGGATGCTCGCGAGCGGCGAGTACGATACTTCCATAGAAGAAAATGATATAACTGGCGGCGAATATAAAGTGCTCTCTGAAGCCATGGCCGAAACCTTCCATAATGCTTCCTACGCCCTACAGCACGACGCCGCTTATTATAATGAAGAAAATCCTGCAGGACCAAATGAGGAAGATTATCAGGAAGTTATAGATGCTGCCGGTTTAGATCATGTCAATGTGCAGTTTGAGGATGACGGATCCAGCTGGGGATTTTGGTACGAGGGAACCATGGGTTGGGATCTCGCCTCCGACTTGGAGTACTCTCCGCATCCAGATACCGGAGAAGAGGCCGATTTTGACGACTGGGAAGACGAAATTTCGGACATCTTTCGCGACACCGCCGACGATTTTTATGTATATCCTGATGAAGTGCAGGCCTCCGGGTACGGTCACCCCGCCGTCAACTTCAGCTTCCGTCCGGACGCCGAAGAGAGCGGCAGCCTCCAGGCTTTTCAGGTGTTCGTGGAGCGTATGGCGGAGCATGACTCGCACTATAAAGAGATTCTTGAAGCATCTCTAGAAAGAATGGCTGAAGAAGGAATTATACACTCTCCTGGCTATGAAGAAAAGAAGGCCAAATTTGAAAAACTTCCCAAACTTAAAAACTTTGATGCAACTTTTTCGAAAGGAAAGATCAATTTTGTGCAAAAATCTCCCACCGAAGTAATCATTCCTCTAGCGCAAGCGCTGGGGATGCGAGATTTAAAGCCATTGACTCCCCGTAGCTCGGGCGACGTTTACAATTCCGCCGCCAACCAGTGGAAAGAATACTTGGAACAAAAGCTGCGCATATTGCGCAATACCATGCAGCATGTCTTTCGCGCCGCTTACAACGAGACATGGCCCCTAGCCTATGACGCCAGCCAGCAAAAAAAGAAGCAGGGAGAGATGTTTGTTAACGAAATTATCCTCTATGGAGAAAGGAACGATCCAGTGCAAGGGGATTGGGAAATGTTCGATGTGGACCTGATAGATGGCGGTACGCTGACGGGGCAAGCCATATTCAGCAGATTTGAACTTGATGACGAGCGAGGTTTACAATACATGACCTGGCTCGATGACAATTTAAATATTTTTTACGACGCGGCCGCCCAATCTATTCTTGCTTATGCCCAAGAGAACGCGCAGGTTTCCCGCCAACATTGGCCCGAAAAGTTTAAATCTACATCCCAAGAGGCGGACTCTCAGCCTACCATGGAGGGAGTCTCTTATGGGACTCTCTGTGAGAGCTGGAAAAGTTGGGCCACCAAATGAAACTCCTACTTGAAAATTGGCGTAAGTTTGTTTCTGAATCTGAGAAAAAAGACGATGATCCATGCCGGGATGGCTATGAGCAAATAGGCATGAAGAAGAAGGATGGCAAAGAGGTTCCTAACTGTGTGCCGAGACAAGACGAGGCCATGGATTCCGAAGAAGAATACTATGAAGTTGACGCTCTTAGCGAAGACGAAGAATACTGTCCGGTATGTTCGCACCTCGAAGAGGCCAAAAAGAAAAAGCCATGCAAGCCTTCCAAGGGAAAGAGGTTTGCCAAAAGAGTAGACGGAAAATGCCGATCTTACGGCCAGGCAGGGAAGGCAAAAGGAGGCGGAGATCGCATCCGCCCCGGAACAAAAAAGGGAGATGCTTATTGTGCAAGATCAGCCGGCATCAAAAAGTGTAAAAATCCTCCATGTGCCAACACCCTGTCTAGGAAGAAATGGAAATGTCGAGGAAAGAAATCTATGAAAGAGAGCTTTTTTGACTTTTTCAAAAGTGACTCTACTGCCCCCTCAAATACAGACATGTCTCCAGAAGAGAGGGAATTTCACAGACAACAGGCTTTATTTAAGTCTTCCGACTGGCACGCGACATTTGATGTATACAACCACTATAAAATTTTAATGTACGGCGGAGCATATAATCGTAGCAAACGTGTAGATCCACACAGGATGAGATTGTCAAGAAAGGCTTGGACTAAGCTGACACCAATGGGTAAAAGAAAGCGGCTGCGAGAACTAGCAGCGTTTCACGACAACGTTCTTCGCCCAACGGCAGATAAGATATTTGGCTTCGCTGCCGAGCTAGAGTCGGGTGATTTTGAAGATGCCACCAGTAGATATAAAGTCTGGTCAGGCGACATCGACCCTGCAAGAATCCGCAAACAACTACCAAACTGGGCTAAATCGTTCAGGTCAGCACTTAAGGTACTCAAAAGATTTTATGAAAACGAAGCTCCCAAGCTCGGCCTCGACGAGTGGGAGCCACAACCCGGGCTAGAAGACATCAAAGATTTTATGGATTTAGCAAGCATACAAGAGGAATAGTTGAGTTCATTTCACTTAGCAGGAATTATTCCTGTAGCGGGACAGCCCCTTGATTTTAAAATGGATTGGCATGATTCACTAATGCCTATCGCACCCGACTACCTGGCAGTTGAGCGTGCAGTGTTTGAGTGTGCTTGGGCAGGATGCGAAACTATCTGGATTGTAGCCAATGACGACATGACTCCGTTGATCAGGCATAGACTAGGAGAGTGGGTTCAAGATCCTGTTTGGATTGGGCGAAGGCTTGATCCCTATCCCTCACAAACAAGAAAGCAAATACCAATTTACTATGTCCCTGTACGCGCAAAGGATGTGGGCAAAAGAGACTGTTTGGCTTGGAGTGTCCTTCACGGCGCTGTAACTGCTTTCGAGATTTCTGCGCGCCTAAGCAAGTGGGTAGTCCCAAAAAGAAACTATGTGGCCTTCCCTTACGGGGTCTATGACCCTGAAATCTTGCGAGAACATAGGAAGACCATCTCCAGCGAAAAGCCATTTATGCTAAGTCATAATGGAAAGACGGTTCAAGACGGAGAATACCTCGGATTCACCTTTGACAAAAATGATTTTGTCCTCTCGCGCCGAGTAATTCGCGAAGGTACGGGGAAATATAATTCCGAAGTATTGGAGGAAGGGCTATTTCCTAGGGCAAAGCTTCCGAAAGAGGAAAGGTGGTCGGCTCGTTATTTTTCCCTTGACAAAGTCTTCAAACCTGTTATAATATATAAAGAAAGTACAGTTGAAGTCCCTTGGTATCACAACATAGATTCTTGGGACCGTTATTGCAATTATTTGGGGTCCGACGAGAGGAAACTGGTTGAAAGACCCCACCCAATATTTATGAAATATCACGAATGGAATGAGATAGGAGTTGATGATGAAGAGTGAGATCCCTTTTGTTGGATTACATGCACACAGTGTAGCTGGGAGCATCTTCGATGCTATTGGTTATCCTCAAGAGCATATGGACTTTGCCTTTGAGAATGGCATGGATGCCCTTGCTTTGACCGACCACGGAAATATGAACGGCTTGCCCCATCAAGTCATGCATGCCAAAAAAATGAGGGAGGAGGGGAGGAATTTCAAGCCCATCTTCGGTATCGAGGCGTACTTCCTCCCCTCCCTTGATGACTGGCGCAATGACTACGAAGCGGCCAAAGAAGACAAGAAGAAGCGCAAGACTCTAAGCAAGGACGTGACTGCGACAACGGTTGAAGACGAAGATGCATCCAAAAAGCAAACCCGGAATATCCTCAATCGCCGCCGCCACCTGATCCTGTTAGCACAGGACCAAGAAGGCTTGAACAATCTCTTTGCAATGATCTCCGAATCCTTCGGTCCTGACAACTATTATCGATATCCGCGAGTTGACTATGCAACGCTCAAGAAGTACTGCAAGGGGGTCATAGGCGCCTCAGCTTGTCTTGGCGGTGTCTACGCTGGCAATTACTGGGAGAACCGCGAGGAAGGCGAATTAGCAGTCCTCAATGCTATGCGCGAAACCACGAAACAGATGATTGATATCTTTGGGGATCGTTGGTATGGCGAACTTCAATGGAATAATATTCCCGAACAGCACAAACTCAATAAATACATCATCAAAATGCATGAGGAGTTTGGAATTGAGCTTATTTCAACATCAGACTCGCATTATCCAACGCCCGACTCTTGGAAGGACCGAGAGCTTTACAAGAAGCTTGGGTGGCTAGGTAAGCCACGGCCGGGCTACGAAAGCGCTGAACTTCCTGAGGGTGTAGAAGAGATTGGCTACGAGCTTTACCCGCGCAACGGCAATCAGATGTGGGAAGCATACAAGAAATATTCAGAATCTTGTGGTGTAGACTATGACGACGATCTGGTGATGAGGTCCATTACAAATACTTATCACATCGCTCATGAACGAATCGCAGATTTCCTCCCGGATAACACTGTCCGTCTCCCTGATTTCGTTATTCCAGCCGGCGAGACAGCGGATTCGGCATTGGAGAAGTTTTGCATTGAGGGCCTGAGGCGCCTAGGCCTCCACGCTGATGAGAAATACACGGAACGCCTTCGCCAGGAACTTGGAGTAATTTCGGATCGAGGTTTTTCTAAGTATTTTTTGACCATGAATCAGGTTAGCCAAAAGGCAAACGAGGTGATGTTGGCCGGCCCTGGCCGAGGCTCGGCAGCTGGGTCTCTGGTGGCATATGCCCTAAACATCACACAGGTCGACCCTCTAAAGTACGGTCTTCAGTTTTCTCGCTTTATGCGCGCCGACGCCACTGATTATCCGGATATTGATTACGATGTGTCGGACAGTATGGGACTCAAAGAGATGTTAATTAAATCATGGGGAGAGGACAAGGTAGCCCCTATCTCAAATTGGAACACACTGCAATTGAAAAGTCTAATCAAAGATATTTCTAAATTTTATGGTATTGAATTTAGGGAAGTCAATGATGTGACGTCTGTTATGTTATACGAAGCCATGGGCCCCGCCAAGATGCGCCATGGCATCAAGACGGGAATTTACTCTCCTACCTTCGAGGAAGTGATGGAATTCAGTGACACTCTGAAGAAATTCTTGGCCCGATATCCTCACGTCAAGACTCATGTTGAAGCTTTATATGGTCAAGTGAGATCCTGTTCTCGTCACGCCGGAGGCGTCGTCATCGGCGAAGACCTCAACAGTAGAATGCCCCTTATTAATTCCGGAGGAGTTCGCCAGACTCCTTGGTCAGAGGGTCAAAACGTACGCCACCTGGAGCCAATGGGCTTTATTAAATTTGATGTACTGGGCCTCTCTACTCTAAAGATGATCGAGGGTGCAATCTATCACATTTTGCGCCGCCATCATGGCATTGAGAATCCCTCCTTCACTGACATTAAAGAATTTTACGACAAAAATCTTCATCCGGATGTGATGGACTTCGGAGATCAAAATGTTTATGAGAATATTTTTCACAAAGGAAAGTGGGCGGGAGTCTTCCAGTTTACTGAAACGGGCGCGCAGAACTTCTGTAGGCTCGCAAAGCCCACTAATTTGATTGACCTTGCTGCTATTACCTCCATTTATCGCCCTGGACCCTTGGGCGCGAATGTGCACAATGATTATGTGGAAGCTAAACGTCGACCCCACCTGCTTAAATTTATTAATGAGGAGCATCGCTCTGTGACGGAGGAGACCTTCGGCTTCTTAATCTTTCAGGAGCAAATCGCCGAACTGGCCCATAGACTAGGGAAAGACCTTTCTCTGGATGAAGGAAATGCTCTTCGCAAAGTCTTGACCAAAAAGGGCACAGGGAAGGAGGCAAAGGTTAAGCGCGCCCTCCATAAGAAGTTTGTTGAGGGGTGTATCGAAAAAGGTTTACAGCAACGTACAGGCGAGAGGTTATGGGAGACATTTGAATACTTCTCAGGATATGGCTTTAATAAATCTCACGCTGTCTCCTACTGCATCATTTCTTTTCAGTGTGCGTGGCTGTTGAACTATTATCAGGTTGAGTGGCTCGCGGCTTTCTTAGATAAAGAGCCTGAAACGAGAAAAGAGAAGGCAATCAATATTGCTAAATCTTTCGGCCTTGGAATCAAGAGTCTTGATGTCAATTCTTCCGGACGTGTTTGGGAAATTTCAAAAGACGGGTCCATGCTCATTCAGCCCCTTTCTTCTATCAAGGGCTTGGGCGACGCCGCCATTGATCAAATACTCGCTCATCGACCTTTCGCCAACGTAGAAGAGTTTATTTTTAATGAAAAAATAACTTATTCTAAACTTAATAAGAAGAGTTTGGATGTATTGTGCCGCTCGGGTACCCTGAATGGTCTTATCGATACGCGCTTTACTGGAGGTAAGCATTTTTGGTCTGCAATTTGTGTTGATCGCCCTAGAAAAGAAAAACATCTTTTAGAAAATATAGAAGCATACGCACCAGAGGGAGATTTTTCTGACGAAGAGAAGATTGGATACTTGGTTGAGTTAACAGGAGTTTTCCCATTCAACCGAGTCATGAAACCCGAGATATACGAACAATTAAACGCGGCTTTAATACCCCCCATTGCCAACTATGACCCAGAGCTTTGTGAGGTTGTGTGGTTTATTCCGCGCAAGGTGGTTCCCAAGAAGACAAAAAATGGGAAACCTTACTGGATTCTGGAGGTCATCGATGACACCAATAGCTTGACAAAGATTCGCTGTTGGGGAGTGAGAGACCATGATCGCATCCACGTCAACAAGCCATACATGGCCAAGCTAGAGCACAATGAGAAGTGGGGCTTTTCCACTAGAAGTTTAAGAAGAAATTTTAGAATTTTAGCTTGACAAATGAATTCAGAAAGGCTATAATAAAGTATAGTAAAACAAACCATGAGGAGGTTGTGTGAAATTCACAAATGTAATTACTAAAATCGATTTTGAACAAGATGATATCCGCCAAGCACTTGCTGATTATATAGATTTTTATCATCATAAGCCGGATTTAGCAGCCAGCATCCGCAAAAACTCGTTCAAGGTCACCAGTTCTCCTACGGGAAAATTCAGTATTAAAGTGAAAACAGAGGTGGGCTGATGCTAAGAGTGGATGTTATCGTGGGCGCCCAATATGGTGATGAGGGAAAGGGAAAAGTAACTCATCACTTGTTGAGGGAGGGGGACTATACTCATTGTGTAAGATATAATGGCGGCTGCAATGCCGGCCATACCATCTATCATCAGGGAGAGAAATTTGTTACCCACCATATTCCCGCTGGGGTCTTTTTTGGAAAGCGGTGCATTATAGGCCCGGGCTGTGTAGTCGATATCCACAAATTTTTTACAGAGCTTCAAATGCTCAATGCGGCAGGCATTAATACTGACGGCAAGGTGTATATCGCCAAGAACGCCCACATTATTCAAGAGGATCATTTCGAACAGGACTCTACCGAAACCCGTATTGGTACTACGCGCACTGGAAACGGCCCTTGCTATGCAGCTAAGTATGGAAGAAATGGTGCTCAAGCTAAAGACTTCGCCATTCTACAGCCCTTCTTGATAGATATGTACGAGGAGTTCTTTTATCGCAGCCCCAATGCTACGGTCCTGTGTGAAGGCGCTCAAGGCTTCGGCCTCGATATTGACTGGGGAGATTATCCCTATGTAACAAGTAGTCATTGCACTACAGCTGGGGCGCTCTTGAATGGCTTCCCACCGCGCTCATTGCGCCATGTTTATGGGGTAGCAAAAGCCTATGAGACTTATGTAGGCGCTAAAGACTTCCAACCTGAAGATGAAATCTTTGAAGCGTTGCAGGTCGCTGGAGATGAGTTTGGTGCCACCACGGGCCGCAAGCGTCAGTGTAACTGGCTTGATTTAAGCAAGATTCATCAGGCCGTCAATTTAAATGGAGTCACGCATTTAGTGATTAATAAGATGGATATATTGGAAAAGCTCGACAAATGGGTGGTATATGTGGGGGCCAAAGGCGACAATGCAATCTTCACTTTCCCTAATCGCACTCAATTTTGTGATTATATTTCTCATTATTTCCAGGACATCTACGTCACATTTTCGGACTCTCCTGAAAAAATTTAAATTAAAGCTTGACATGGCATAGCAAACATGTTATATTATTAAAACAAACAAAAGGAATAAGCATGACTAGTGGTTTTGAAATTTTTGAAAACGTCGTAGAGATTCACCAACAGGAGTTGGATGTGGAAGAGAACAGTAGGGAGGCCCGAATGGTAGAATATGTTCGCTCCCTCGCCACCCTAGAAGAGGCCATGGAGCCATACAAGGAACAAAAGCGAGAACTTAAAAAAGAATACAAAGAACAGGGCTGGCTTACTGGAGACGAAATTTCAACTACAGTAAAGGCTTATCGCATGATGAAGTCAAAATCTTTCGATATTGATGAATTCAACAAAATATTCACCACTTTAACACAACTTTCAGGAGAAAATACATGAAACGAAAACCTCTAACCACCATCGACGATATCACAGTTTATAATGTAGATTTTGTCAAGGCATGGCAGACCTCATCATCTGCTCGCGAAGTTTGCAAAAAGCTTCACATTGTTGAGTCTACCGACGCATGCCGCAAAGTGTCAAATTTAGCCTCTCGCCTTCGCATCAAGGGAGTGCCGATGCGCAAGTTCAAGGGGGGCTCTTCATCCATACATTCCCCTCAAGATTATTCCGATTTGGCCGACTTGGCCCGCGAATTTAAGGAGAATCGCTAAGATGATTTTAGAATATCACCGTACGAGGCCAGATGCCATCCCTCCCACTCGGGCTAATCCGTCCGATGCGGGCCTAGACGTCCACTTCAATCCCGATGATGTGGCCCTCCAGGGTCTCTACCTGGATCCGGGGGAAAGCAAGCTGTTCTCTACAGGATTAAAATTCGGGGTACCACACGGCTACATGCTCGAAGTAAAGAACCGGAGCGGCAACGCATCAAAGCGCAGTCTCTTGGTGGGCGCCTGCGTAATCGACTCGGGATATGACGGTGAAGTCTTTGTTAATCTACATAATGTGGGAAAAGAAAGACAATTTATCAACCGGGGAATGAAAATTGCACAAATTGTAATGGTTCCTGTCGTCCACTTCAGGGCCTTGGAGAGTGCAACTGATAATCTGTACAGCTGGTACCCCATCACTATGAGTGACCGAGGGCAAGGAGCACTGGGCTCAACAGACCAGAAGCTCCCCGCCTCGGCCATCAACCCCTTTGACCTGCCCAAAAATTGGGAATTGGGAGATCCACAAAAATGATTCTTCGCGAAGGTCTATCCTATGATGACGTCCTTTTGGTACCACAATATTCCGATATTGTGAGCCGCCGCGAAGTCGAGATTGGGAATTCCCTAGGTGAAGATTTATATTTTAGGCTTCCTGTATTTTCTTCGCCGATGGATACCGTCACCGGCCAGCAGATGGCGGTGTCTATGAGTGACTCAGGCGGCCTAGGAGTCATCCACCGCTATAATTCCATAGAAGAGCAAGTGGCTCTCTGTAGTCACATCCATTCCAAAGGGGCCATAGCGGCAGCTGCCATCGGGGTGAGCGGAGATAGTTTCGAGCGCGCACATGAACTGGCTCTTGCCGGTGCACAAATACTATGTGTGGACGTAGCTCATGGCCATCACACACTTATGCGCAAGGCTATCCCTAAGATAAGGGAGATAGTCGGCCCGGCGATTCACATCATGGCGGGCAATGTGGCCACTAAGCATGGCTTTGAAGACTTGGCTCATTGGGGCGCTGATTCTGTGCGATGTAATATTGGCGGAGGATCTATCTGCTCTACGCGGATTGAGACTGGTCACGGCGTCCCCGGTCTACAGACTATTTTTGATTGCTTCAGGGCAGATATTTCACGCGATGTGAAAATTATTGCAGATGGAGGTATAAGAAATAGCGGAGATATTGTCAAGGCCCTAGCGGCAGGAGCAGATTTTGTTATGGTAGGGTCGTTGCTCGCTGGCACAAACGAGGCTCCCGGTTCCATTATCCAGACTTTAGAGGGACGTCTCTATAAAGCCTATCGTGGGATGGCCAGCAAGGAGGCCCAACATGACTGGCGCGGTAAGCATAGTTCTAATGAGGGCATTTCTACCAGCGTACCATGCACTGGCCCTGTGGCCGACATTCTTGAGGACCTTGCAAGCGGCATCCGCAGCGGCTTCTCGTATTCAGGCGCCCGCAATATACTAGAACTGCAAAGCAACGCTGAGTTTATTCGCCAAACTAGTTCTGGCCAACGCGAAAGTGCAACTCATATTCTTGGTAGAGCCAATGAGTGAGTATGGCAAAAATCAAAAACGCATCTCTTTCATGGATACCGATAAGAGAAATGCCGATTTTCTAATCAAACTGAAACACGATGGACTCACCAAGACTAAATTCTTCAGAGCTATTTTAAGCGGGTATCTGGAGGAAGATGGGTTAATGGGGGAATTTATTTCTACTTATAAAAAGAAAAGTGGCTCTCAAAGTAAAAATAAAATTAAAATAGTAGAGAAATCAAGAGAGGAGGCCACCCAGGTGGAGAAGAAATTCGGCCTAGCCGAAGGAGAAATTGAAAGTATATTTGATATTTTAGAAAAAGAACATCCAGATTTATAAACTTTCTGGATTTTTAAAAAATCAAATACTATTTATTAATAACAAGAGTAAAACCCCGCCAGGTGGTATTTAGGAGATTTTAAAATGAGCAAGAAGAACCTTTTGAATGAAGGAACTATTAAACAATTTGGCAAATTAGCCAACATTAATGCGACCTTGACGTCTAACTTTATCGAAGAGAATTTCGCACAAACAGGCCTTCAAGAGGATGAAGTAGATGTGCTCGATGATATTGCAGCGGAAGAGGACGCCGAAGAGGCCATGGCCGATGCAGACGCTCTAGAAGATGAGGCAGACGCGATGGAAGATGAGGCGCAAGACGATCTTGCCGCCGCAGAAATAGGCGCCGCAGACGATGCTGAGTCGCTAGTTATGTCCATCGTTGGCGATATTCAACAATTGGCGCAGCTGGCTGGAGTTGAGGTGGATGTGGAATCCGAAGAAGAGATTGAAATTGACGATGAGATTGATATCGATGGTGACATCGAAGATATGGACGTTGATATGGACGTTGAAGAGACCCTTGAAGAAATGATTGGAGGAATCTTAGGCGAAGAAACCCATGACGAGAAAGAGCGGAGAAACATTCGGAATAACGAAAAGCACATCGCCCGCCTTCGACACGACGACGAGGAAGATGCTGGAGATATGCGCAATGAAGGTGACAAGAAGGGCGACCCATCAAAGACGCGCCCTGGTGACGAAGATTACGAAGCTCATGAGGGTAGCAAATCCAAGACACATCCCGGCGAAAAAGACTTCACTACTAAAAAAGGCGACAAACTAAAAGTTGGCTCTGGTAAGTGGGGTTCTAAGCCCGGTGATAAAGCTTATGTTAATGAAAGGCTAGTCCAAGAAGTACTCCAAAGAGTCAAGACGCGCCTAGCTTCACTTTCAAAGTCAAGAAAATAATTTATCAAACACCTGATTGCCTCGATGATGTTTACGTCGGGGCCTTCGTGCATTTGGAGTAGGCATGAATACTGCATTGATTTTCGTGGCCGGTATTTTGTGCGGCGCTTTTAGTTACCGAGCATATATGGTTCTCACGGGCGCCTCTCTGAATATTCGGATGTTTCGTATGGCCGAACTCTATTGTCTCCGCATGCTGGTGATGTGTGTCGAGGACGCCATATTCATCAAAGAAAGTAAACACAAAGTAATGAAAGGATTACACGTTTTCAGCGACGAACAGCGCGAACACATGAGGAAAGACGATGAATACAATCTCAAGAGATGGCAGGATGCGGCCATCAAAATGTTGATTCAGATTTATCCTCCCCTCTATCGTCATCTTATCCAATATGATGATTGGGATTCGGCTATGGTGTGGCTCAATGCCAATATGAAAAAAATACTTGACAAATCTTCTGGATAAGGTTATACTTATATAGTGGAGAAAATTTATGAAAGCTATAGCGTGGAAGTTGTATATAAAAAATGAAAAGGTACTCTACGTCCTTCAGGTTGAGGGTATCGATGGAAAACGCAAAGAAAACAAATTGCTTCGCGAATTAAAAAACTGGAAGAATTATGGGGAAGGGTATGACGTTAAGGGAAAATCTAAAATGCTGATGTTTAAGAATTACTTTGAGAGCGACGACGCCTGGAAAGACTGGGCGCGCCAATTTCCCTATGAGTTAGCGGAGGTCGGAAAGAGCGGCAAATTAAAGCCATATAAGCTGGGCCTCGCATATATTGAGTTACAAGAGAAACGCCGCCAGAGAGGTACAAAATGACGGATGTAGATTTGGATAATGAGATGGAACATGAAGCAGAGGCGCCACCGCCGCCCCCTCCCACTGAGCCACGCGCCTTGGGATTATTTCATGATATCGACGAGAAGAAGGCCGAAGAGCTTATTTATGCCCTGCGCCTCTATAGTGCCGATTCTTCAGAGGATATCGAGATGTATGTCTCTACCAACGGAGGTAGCGCCTGTGATATGTTTGCGATTTATGATTTCATGCGCGAGATACAGCAGGAGGTGGATATCTCTACCTATGGCTTGGGAAAAGTCATGTCTGCGGGGGTACTATTACTAGCCGCTGGAACCAAGGGAAAAAGAAAAATCGGCCGTTTCTGTCGCGTCATGATTCATTCGGTTATCGGCGGCAACGCGGGCGCACTTAATGATTTAAAAAACGAAATGAAAGAAATTCAAGAAATTCAGGATCTCTACATCGAAGCACTATGTCAAGAGACAAATTTTACTCGCCACAGGTTAAAGAAGTTGTTTGAGAAAAACGTCAATGTCTATTTGTCAGCCGAAGACGCAGTGGAGTATGGTATTGCTGATATTATTGTTTAAGGGAGAAAAACATGCCAGTTTTAAAGGGCTTGCATGCACGACTTATTACCGAACAGGTTAAGAGAGTCTTAAAAGCCAAAAATTATGTATATTTTGATGGAAATATTCCATGGAATGTGAATATTATTGGAGTCAGGGCCAGCGACCGATTGGCAGATTCCTTTGATGATACCATTCTCGTGTTATACCGTAACAAGAAGGGGGAGAACGAGGTGTTTTCCACCCGCATCACCACTGATCCCTCGACCTACTACCTTATTGATCATCCGGTGAACCCTAGCGGGACAGCTATATTGGTCCCAGCCCAATATCGGGGAGTATATAAGGTGGATATCCATGCAAAAAACAACCCCAGTTTCGCGCACGAAGCGCTGTGTCAGCGCAATGGTCCGGTCCAAGTATATCGAGATAATAATAGGGATCATATCCTAGACCATGATCCTGACTCGGTAGAACAGGGGTGGTTTGGAATAAATATTCATCAAGCCAAGTCGGGCGAGACGAGATATGTAGGCTCCTACTCCGCTGGTTGTCAAGTTTTTAAGAACAGCACTGAATTTAAAAAATTCCTAGAAATTATTAAACGAAGCAGGGACTCTCTTGGTAACAGTTTTACCTATACTCTCTTGGAAGAAAGTGATTTTGAGGACTAATTAGTAATATGAAAGAACTAGATACATTAATCGAAAAGCAGTACAAACAGAGGCGCCCCTCGTCACAGCCCCACCTTGGTGTCGAGGAATTAATCAAGTTAGTGGAATCTGTCTATACTACTTTGCCGGCTATTCTGTCGGAAGAAGCGGCACCCCAAGCCACCAAGACCGATTCTCGCTCGTATACTCTGAGCCTCATTCCTATGCCCCAATTTTCCGAAATTGCGTGGGGTACCCTCACCACACCGGAAAAGGGTGGCGAGCCCATGGTTGGCGCCTCGGATTTCCGCAAAGAACTTAGCCAGTACATGGGTAATATTGGAGGTGGAAAAGACTTGCGTGGCAAGATCGAGGAATTAAACGCATTTTATCGCGGTGAACTCGCGCCTACTAATTTTACAAGCCAGAGCGACAAGATCAGTAAGTATTTATCGTATCTCGTATTTTATAAAACTTTAACATCCATCTTTACGGGCTTCAACGCTTCATCAGCTGGCTTTTTATTCGAGCCTTTTCTGGCTATTCTGTTGGATGCGCAGACGGGAGAGCAGATTCCCGCATCTGGAGCGAGCACCATTGCTGACTTTCGGATTTATGATGGCAGCCGCCCCATCTCTCTTAAAGCCTATACCCACGATCAACTCAAGGTGGGCGGCTCCTTTCGAATGCTGATTGATGATTTAGTGGGGAAATACCCGGTAATGGAATATATTTGTGTCACCAAGGAAATGGAAAAGGGAAGTAACAACCCTTTGTCTGTTCAGGGGAAGCTGCATTTTATGGCATTTAATTTCACCCTAGAAAATGTGGCAGACATCATTTATTATGTGAGTGGCGGAAAGCATCGTTCAATACTTCAGCTACCCAAGGCCTTTTGGGACGCTGATATTGCAGAGAAAGCTACGAGCGAAGACTTCGCGTCATTCTTAAAGATGCCTTCTAAGTCTGAAATTAACGTCCCTTTTCTTATTGAAGAGTTCGATAAGATGCTTAAAAGCTCCCTCGCCTCCGCTGGATTATCTTCAGCCGATTCCGAAAAAGTTCTTAATCATTTCTATAATTATGCAGTCGACCGGACTACCGGAACTTACCACGCTAATGGTAAACTCTTCGTCAAGGGGCAGACGAAGGCGGCTCCGCCCATGACGGGCAGCGGACGCTATCCCGGCGTCTATAAAACTCTCTATGATGCGATCGCCAACCAACAAGATATGGACGATACAGTCACCCTGGAGGTGGTTGTCGCTGCCCTCGATAAGGCGCTATCGCGTTATCGTAAATTTATTGATGGTGGGTCGAGTAAGAAAAAAGAAAAAGCATCCCCCCAAAGTCTAAAGGTCAAAGAGTTAAATTATCAATCGCCGGAAAAGAGCTACCAGCGCTTGGTGGAATTACGCCAAACCTCCATAGATGCTTACAAGGTCGCGCTGCAAAGTTTGCGCGGAGTAATTCACAATGACCAATTTGAATTAAGTGAAAAATCCTTACTCAAAAACCTTCCTACAATTCCAACGCAGGATAATTTGTTTCCTTATGGGAGATACCAAGTGGGCGACATTGAGATAGGGCGGGAGAATATACAGCAGGTGCTTAATAGGTGTATCGTCGAATTAAACAATTCCATTTTAGATATTTTTGCCAGCCTCAAGGGCCTGACTGATAATCTAAACGAATATGTGGCCGGAGGCCTCGAAGACGACGCCCTAGTTACCAATCCCGAAACCGGAGCCCGCGCCGAGGCTCAAAATATTGACAAGAAAACAACAGATTTAGTTTCAGAATAGAAAAATAACCCTTGACTTTTACATAAAAAGTGTTTATAATTATAATAGATAAACTTATAGAGGTGTCAATTGACAAAACATTATAGTGACGGCTCAGCCCTGAGCCAAAAGATTCTGTGTGGAGTAAATAAACTGGCAGACAACGTAGCAGCTACTCTTGGCCCACGCGGAAGAAATGTTATTTTACAAGAGAAGGGTAAGCGCCCCATCATTACCAAAGACGGAGTAACAGTCGCTGGCTTCGTAGACCTAGAGGATCCCATCGAGAACGCAGGGGCACAAATTATAAAGCAGGCAGCCGCTCAAACTAATCTGGATGCAGGTGACGGCACGACTACTGCCACAGTCTTATCTCGCTCCCTACTGGTGAATGCCCAGAAGTATATTTCAGCCGGAGTTCCTCCTGTGGAATTGCAACGCGGCATGGAGAAGGCCACTGCTGCCCTTATTGAGGCCCTCCAAGCTTCTGCCTCACCCATCTCCGATGAAGATTCAATCGCCCATGTGGCCACAATTTCAGCCAATAACGATAGGCAAATTGGAAATTTGATTGCCAAAGCTGTTGCAGCCGCCGGCAAAGATGGGGCGATCACTGTGGAGGAGGCCCGATCTTTTCAGACCTCCCTTGATTTAGTGGAAGGCTTTCGTATGGACGCGGGCTTCGCAGCGACAGCTTTTATAACCGATGACCGCCGTGGCGCCACAGTATATGATGAGCCCCTGATCCTGGTCACTGATGAGAAGATAGATCAAGTGCAAGATATTATGGGAGTCATGGAGTTAGCTGCCAGGGAATCCAGGCCCCTCGTAATCGTTTGTGCCGATATTGAGGGGCAGCCCTTGAGTACCCTTATTATTAATCAAATCAAGGGCAAGTTGCGTTCTATCCCCATTAAAGCTCCTCGGTATGGAGAAGAGAGGCAGAACACGTTGAGGGATCTAGCTATATCCACGGGCGCGACTTTGATTAGTCGGGCCAATGGAAAAAAACTTCAAGAGGTGAAGCTGGTCGATTTTGGAACAGCCAGTCGAATCGACGTTACGAAATATCAAACCACTATTATCGGAGGCAAAGGGGATCCAGACCATATTGGCTCCCAACTCGCTGCTTTAAAGCAGGATTTAATCGATGAAGATAGCCTCCCTGAATGTGAAAAAATCCAAAATCGCATAGCGCGTCTGGCCAGTGGTATTTCCGTTATTAGAGTTGGGGGATCGACTGAAATCGAGATGATTGAAAAGAAGCATCGTATTGAAGACGCCCTGGAAGCTGTCACAGCCGCCCAGGAGGAGGGCATTATCGCGGGAGGGGGCGCCGCCCTTATCCATGCCGCTGCGTCTCTTCACGTAGCCGTAGAGAGCGAGAATGAGCAGTTGGGGGTGGATTTAGTCAAGGCAGCTGTGGAAGCCCCATTGCGCCAAATGGCCCAGAATGCCGGAGAATCTCCAGATATTATTTGCCGTGAGGTAGTGACCCACGGCCCCGGCACGGGCTATAATTTTGTGACACGCCAGTTCGTTAATATGGTGGAGGCTGGTGTAATTGACCCCGTTAAGGTCACTACGGCGGCCCTTCAGAATGCCACTTCGGTTGCGGGTACCCTTATTACGACGAATAACGCCATTATTCAGGGAGGGGGCACTACTTAAACGGGAAGTAGGAGGAACTTTCATGGGCGAAAACGAAGAAATTAAAATTGATATTGTTGAACTAAACGGAAAGCTGGATCGCATGACGGATAGTTTAGACACCCTTAAAGAAAAATGTGATGATATTGCAATCTGTGTCAATAAAGTCAAGAAGGCAGTCTATGAGCCCGACCAGGGCCTTTATGCGCGCCTCCGAGAACTAGAGCAATGGAAAGATACCACAGCACGCGTGCTTTGGATTATTAGTACCAGCATTATTGGCTTGATGACAGCGACAATCTGGCACACATTCTTTAAATAAAGCGAGGTAGGGGTGAGGGTGAATATTACTTACTCTGTAGAACTTGAGAAAGTACAAAGTGAAATTAGAAAATTTATTTTAGAATGTATGGAAAGCACGATGGATCTCCGAGCTACCCTAGAGGAAGCATCCGAAGCAACGCCCCTGGAGGCCATTGAGGGCCTCAGTGAGGCACGGACTCGTCTTTATGGACTAGATGTGCGCCTGGAGGAGTGTATCCGTGTGCTGGGGGGTTATATTGATGTTAAAGCACAACTGATGGCCCAAGCCAACTCGACACCGGAGGAGGGAGATGGTGAGCTTTAAATTCCAAAAAGGAGAATACCTACACGTACCTTCGGGCGCCCGCCTACTTAAGCTTAATGGTCGCGGAGAGTTGTTGACCTTTGTGATGGCAGAAAGGCCTCTGGCCTTGATGTGCCTGGGGCATGAGAGTGAATATTGTGAGGTATTCTATGGAGGGGAGAAGTATATGATTGAAGAAAGAGCAGCCTATAAAATGGAGAAAGAAGATGATCGAGCACGTTAAGTTGGTAGAAGTTTACAACAGATCCGGGAACGGCACAATCCGTGACTACACCGTTCGATCGGTGTACATAAACCCAGTACATGTGGTATGTTTGCGCGAAGATCCGGGAGCCGAAAGACTCTTAGCTGAGGGTAAGTTGCCCGATGATTTAGACCCTCGTCAAGAGTTTACTAAAGTGACGCTCAATAAAGGGGCAACTGGCCAAGACATTACGGTTGTTGGCCGCATTCATGATATTCATGAGAAGCTATACGGCACGAATCGTACATTGCTAAAGGGGTAGGTATGGAGATTATATGCTCCTTTAAAGAAGTGGATGAGTATAATGGCCTGTTTGATGTCGAAGACGCTAAGAAGAAATATGGCCGCTACGATGCAGGGAATTTGAATGTCAAGGGCCTCGGCCATGATAAGTGGGCTGTGGTGGCCACCCTCTTGCCCGAACGGCAAGTGGCATCTTATATGGAGGAGGGGTTAACCCTCCAGGAAGTAGTCGATGGTTGCTTCGAACACCTCAATCAGCCACCCACGCGAAGGTCTCGCAAGCCGAAATACGGCCTTTTGTCCCCTCGTTACTATGTTTACTTAGAGAAGGAGGGGACTATTAGTGTCTCGTTTACGACCACGGATCGGAATAATAAATATTTCTGGGGTCGTGGTCGCAAGCAATCAGGCCGCAAGCTCTCTAAGCGAGGCCGGCCCCGGAAGAAATAAAATGACCAGAGATGAAAAATTACTTCAAGATATCCAATGTGTTGAGTTTTATTTAGCCGACCAGTTTGGGGTGATGGTTGATTTTGATGAAGGTGGCCAAAATGAGTATTGGTTTGACCCCGGAGATGATGAGGATGCCGGAGTGATTTCCATTGATTCCTCCATGGATTTATTGGAACAGCTATATGTTCTGTTGCACGAGGCGGGGCATGTGAAAATCCGGACCCAACCAGATTTTATGGCACGGTTCCCCGATAGCAACCGTCACAGTCTCTCGGGCCGCATCGAGATTTTGCGCGAAGAGGTGGCGGCGTGGAATGAGGCAGCTCTTTTAATTGATAAATTTGGAATAGCCAGAAGTACGCATTTTGACGAGATAAGTTGGCGTAACAATTACCGCGATGCCCTGAGTAAGTACGCCCAGTGGGTGGCCACCGGCGACACCGACACCACGAATTTTAAGATAGCGCTACGAGGCCCATGGTCCAGGGCCATCTAGGGCTACAATAAAAGAGTTTTCAACAAACCATTTCAGGAGGACGTTACGATGAACGACCAGCACATTAAGATCGACAAGCCTTGGGGGCATGAGATAATTTGGGCTCACACGGATACTTATGTAGGGAAGCTGCTGCACATAACCAATGGGTGCCGCCTTTCTCGACAGTACCACCGACAGAAGGAAGAGACTGTGTATGTCTTGAAAGGGATATTATACAATTATGATGCCGATGGACACGTCCAGCGCATCCTTCCCGGCCAGTCTCTTCACATTAAGCCGCGACAAATTCACCGGTTTGCGGCAATGGAAGGGAATGTGGAAGTTATAGAGGTCAGCACTAACCACTTACATGATGTTGTACGCATGGAAGATGACTACCGGAGAGAATAATATGACGCCCAAGTTGTATCTGGCATGTGCGTTGATCTTGTGCGGACATATCGTAGCCTGGTATGCGACCTACTCCCAGTTTATTTGGGCATGGTGCAAGGACAATATTATATACCTTCCCCTCATTTTTGCGCTCCCAACGAGTTATCTTTTTATATTTGGGATGAAATTTGCTGTCGAAGAGATGGGGGAAGCATGGGGTCCTCGGCTTCTTGGGTTTGGTCTGTCGTATTTAGTGTTTCCTTTTCTGACGTATTGGTATTTCAACGAAAGTATGTTTGAGCCCAAAACTTTAATTTGCGTCGTTTTATCTTTTGCTATCGTAGCAATTCAGGTATTTTGGAAATAAAATAAACTATTTATAGGGTGGAGAAAAGATATGGAAATCTTAGATAAAGTGATAGACAACGCCCTGGAAGCCCTACAAGAAGAAAAATATAAATTAAGAACCTATCAGATTGAAATGTTATTGAGGATTGAGTCTGAATTCGGAGTAGAGGAAACCCTCCAGGATATCCGCTCAATTGGCGGCGTCACCGTAGTTACAGCTATAGATTCTATTTTTCGCGATAATAGTTCGAGCTACTTGAGTCGAGTGCGTGTAAAATTTCACCCTGCGCAGGACTCCACTACTGCCAAAACTTTCATTAAAGATCACTTATTGCCCGTTATTCGAAGCACTGAAGTACCTGGATGCCGTGTCATCCGAGTTATCAATCAGCCCGAGAGGATATCATGATGAGATTTATTTTTCTCTTAGCGGTGGTGTGCGGTGTTTCGTGTATGGGAAAGAAAAAAGCCACCAACGCCGTGCCTACTCCTGTCGATCGCGATACCGGTCTCTTCGATGAGGGTGATTTGGATGATTTACCTGAAGCAGACATTAAATAGTTAAACTTTTGATTCTTTTCATGATACTTACTTATGGGGGATAATTGAGTTCCCCTGTTTTTAAGGGGTGACTATGAGATGATTATTAAAAGTTTTTTGTATAGTGTGTTGAATGCAGTGTTAATGTTAGGGTGTGTGGTCTTAATGGGGTGTCAACAGAATGACGCGATGCTCCAAGGCTTGGTGAAAGCCTCTGAACATGCAATTGAATATGAGGAATCATTTACCTTAACGCAGTATGACGTAACTCAATATGAGTCGTATGCAACGAGAATCTCGCGCGATTCCGCAGTCAAGGTCGAAATTGATTATGGACATGCGACTATTAGAGGTACGGGCACCTACTTTAAATACAAGGGACACTATATGGTAGTCACCGCAGCCCATCTTTTTGCAATGGGTGGCGGCCAAACCTTAGTTGACGAGGCAGTTATTACCACCCCGAATGAAAAGGTGATGGGTAAATTGCTTTATATTGATAAATATGTGGACATAGCTATTTTTGCAGCCCCCAAGTTACAAAGTCGAAAGGCAGCTAAATTCAGCCGCGCCAAGAGTTATCCCATCGGCGCTCCTGTTTATTATTCGGGATTCCCAGGGGCTAACAATCTCCTTACCTTTACGGGCACCCTTTCGGGCGAAGGATATGGGACCGATATCGCCATGCACTCGTTCGCGTGGGGAGGCTCTTCTGGCTCGGGAGTTTTCGATGAACAGGGGCAATTTGTTGGCGTTCTCGTCTCTATCATGGTTGGACCCGGCTATATGGGTCCCCAATTAGTGGGCTCTGTGGTCTATATTGCTCCAGCCGACCTAATCGATAGTGCTTATTTGCGCCAGCAATTAGATAAAGTGGGGAGGATGAAAAATGACGGTTTTTAAATATATATTTTTGTGCGCCAGTTTACTTTTAATTGCGTCGTGCACTGACACGGATTATTCTTTAGTGACGGGGAAAACCGAGACTATTACTGAATATGTGGAAGTGGAGGTAGAACCAGAAATAGAAATCTGGATAGAATCATTCACTCAAGTGGGAGCCTTCGATGAGATGGATATCCTTTGGGTCATCGATGGCTCATGCTCCATGAATGCTCATCACGCGGAATTGGTGGCGGGGGTTGAAGCAATGATGAACAGCTTGCCTACTGATGTAAATTGGCGTTTAAAAATGATTACGGCGGGGGACAACTCTTATCCCGTTCAATCTACTTTGTTTCCCCTAACAAGAGGGGATGATATTGATGATGCCATTGATATGTTGAACGACCTTCCGTATGACGGCGGCGAGGCTGGCTTTGGAGCCGTAGAAAATTATATCAAAACAGATTCATATGCGCAAACGTGGATGAGAAATGACGCCGCCCTCCTGACAATCTTTGTATCTGATGAGCCCGAGCAAAGTGGGATCGACGTTAAAGATTTTACGTGGTGGTATGAGGGGCAGAGAAATAGTGTATATATGGCGTCTATCGTCAACGTCCCAGACGCTGAATCAGTGTGTACTTACACTACGAATGTCATGACCATAGGTCAAAAGTATATTGATGCTACCAATTATTTTGGCGGTGTTGTAGTGGACATCTGCGAGACCGATTGGGCCACCGCAGTGACGGATGCTACGCAAGAAATTGAACCAGTCGAGGACTATAAATTAGCTCATGTGCCCTATGAAAATACTATCGTCGTGTTTATTGAGGGAGCCCCCAATAGTGACTGGCACTACAGTGCACAGGAAAATCGCATCTATTTTGATGTGATGCCTCTTGAGGGCGAGCGCGTGGAAATGGCGTACGCAGTTAAAGAGTATAATTGGCTTTCGGACCACTCAATCGAAGTAGACGCCCAATCGCTTCAAAATAATAATATATCTCCTTGACAAGAAGAGAATATTAAGTTATACTATATAAGTGAACTAATTATATTACTAGGAGTAGTGTTATGTTTAAAACTTTGTATAGAGCAGTGCTGGTACCCGCGTTGCGCCTTTTTGGGTTAGCGCCCGCCCTAGAGAGCCGTCAGTTAATAAGAGAAATTATCCAGTTGGAGCAACAACTTGAAGCCTTTCAGCGCGAATTAGAAGAATTGCGCATGGAAAATAAATCCTTGTGGGATATGTTAGACGAACTCAATAGCGCCAGCACCGTGGGGAAGGGAACTGTAACCGATTTCCTTGAAGAATTGCAAGATACTGTCATGGAAGAAATGCTGAAAGATTTTAAACCAGCGGGCGAAGCCTAATGGCTGCCCTGGCAGACATTTTCCTGTTTGATGTGGACGGAACTTTGACCCCTCCTCGTTGTCATATCGACCCTTCTCTGGAAAGTGTCTTTATGAAGTTGGGGAAATTGTGTACGGTCTACTTGGTATCTGGCAGTGATATCTCTAAAATTAAAGAACAAATGCCCCCCGAAACCCGGGAGGTATGTGCGGGAATATTCGGAAGCTCGGGAAACGAATTGTGGATAGACGACGAATTGGTGTATGCTAATAATTTTGAACCTACGGAACGACTCACCGCCTCCCTGGAAGACGCCCTCCATAACTCTCCTTACCCTTTACGCACTGGCACCCACATTGAAAAGCGACCGGGCATGATAAATTATAGTATCGTAGGTCGCGAGGCCACTCCAGAGCAGCGACTTGAATATTATAGGTGGGATCAGAAAACCCACGAACGCAAGAGGTTAGCCATTTCACTCATGGCGCGCCACCCAGAAGTAGAAGTGAGTATTGGAGGGGAGATTTCTATTGATATTTATCCCCGGGGCAACGATAAGAGTCAGGCAGTGCGATATATCCAGGAGGCTCATTCCCATAAACGCATCTGTTTTTTTGGCGATAAGACCCAGCCGCCTGGAAATGATTATAGTGCTGTGGCTGCATTAGGGGAGACAGACCGTATATATGCAGTGAGGAGTTGGCACCATACCTATGATATTTTAAAATCATATCTTGAGGATAATTATAATGAATGATGAAATAGAAAATATAGATGATATAACGGAAGAGGGCACTGATGACCTCAAGCCCAAGCCTCCTTCTAAATTGGCTCCAAGGGGCATCCAGACTTTCACCGTGTGTCGCCAACACGATGAGACTGGCGTTTCGGGTGAAGGCATCATCATTGAGGGTGTCGTTCTTGGGACTGGGCAGTGCATTATTCACTGGCTCTATCCGCCTCCACGCGGAGGTATAGCCATTTTCGACTCGATGACCGACTTTATTAAGGTCCACATAGAACCCCACCCAGCCAATAAAACCATTATTACTTATCAAGATGGGGAGCAAGAGTTGTATGGTGACTAATTATTGTAAAGCAGGAGAGATAAAATGAAAATCGAACGCGCACGATTGATAGAAATTATTGCCGAAGAATTGCGAGAAGCCAATGATCGCGAGCAGGGCATCGCACCTGTTCCCCGAAGTATTAAAACGCCGCAGCAATATCAAGATTGGGTCCGTTCGGGAGAGGTACCCGACCCCGCCACCCAAACAGTGCCGGACAAAGCAAAAAAAGCCCCCTCACGCGCCGCTGACGCTGGCACGTTTAAGGATCTAGTTCAGATCATTGAAACTAGTTTTGGGAAGCTAGAGAGGCGCATTCGCGCCCTTGAGGAAGCTGTTGGTGTTGGTTCATCTGCCCCTGACGAACGTGCCTACGATACCGAATACGCGGATCTGGAGAAATAATAATATGCTTGAAGAATGGGAAGAATATAAATCTATTTTAAATGAGGTCGAACCTTATCAAAAGTGGGCCAAAAAGCAAAACAGCAAGTTTAAAAAATGGGCAGCATCAGGACCCAAAAGGTATGCATCCCCTTATACTTCTGCTGCGCCGACCACAGCCACCAGCGGCCTGGGGCCTCTGGAGGAAGAAGCTTACGTGCCCCAGATTAAAGACCACTTGAATTCCGACATATGGAGCAGCGACGGAGAGCTAAATCCCGAGATTTCTGAAAAATTGCTACAGATAGCTACTCAGTTTTATAATAAATTAGATTTACCGGCCGAAATCCTCAATATAACTCTGACGGGCTCGCTGGCAAATTATAATTGGACAAGTCATTCGGATATAGACTTGCACATTCTCATTGATTATGCAGCCATAGATGAAAATATTGAGTTGGTGAGAAAATATCTCTCGGAAGTTAAGACAAATTGGAACCGGAGCCACGAAATTTATATCAAAGGCCATGAAATAGAAATTTATGTGCAAAATATCAACGAACCCCACCATTCGACTGGGGTTTACTCCATTATGGATGGGGAGTGGATTCTGACACCGAGCCCGCAGGAGTTTGAAGTGAGCGAGAGAGAGGTGGCCCAAAAGACCGAAGCTCTGCGCGCCACCATCGCGATGATCCAGAAGTTGGATAAAGAAGATAAATTTGAAGAAGCATACGGAGATGCAGACAGACTCCGGCAGAAATTGAGTAATTACCGAAAGGGTGGATTGGAATCCGGCGGTGAATATTCAGTAGAAAATTTAGTTTTCAAAGCCCTCAGAAATGGTGGCGACCTGGAGATTTTGGCCGACTTAAAGCGTTCCGCTTATGATAAGATGATGTCAATCTCTGAACGGTCGAAGGTCACCCGATGACGTGTCTCCACCCCCTTACCAAGTAGGCGATATTATCAGATGGCACACTAATGAGCCGGGGGGCAAGTCTTATTATGGCCTTGTGTTAGAAAAAAGTCAGAATATTCGTTACGGAGAATACATATATCTTCATAATGTAGAAAGTGAAGATTTTTCCAATTTAGAATTAGCACCGGTGCCCCTCCATGCAGTGCGGGTGTATTCCTTCGGAGAGCAGCGCGTCATTTATTTGTATCAGAATCCCGAGGATGTACCTGTGTTTATAGAAAAAGTAGATTTTGTTCCAGAAAATGCTTGACAAATCAGGCGCGAGACACTATAATATAATATAAGCCCAGGATAACTTATGTCAGAATTGAATTTTGAGCCTAGCGAATTAGAGATTGAACATTGTCTGGAGATGTTGCTACCCAGGCTCCAACAGAAGGTCGATGAGTGGTATCACCGTCACTGTGCTACGCCCCAAGTCGTTGGCAAATCGTTTTTATCCGAGATTAAGCCTCCTCTCCTTCGCAAAGAGAAGGGGCGCATTTACTGGAAATTGATTTTAGAAAGTAGAACGGAGTTCGGCGGAAATTCAAGCACTGTCTACGGATTCATCCGGCGCGAGGATGGAGCTATCTTTAGGGCGGCAACGTGGCGTTCTCCCGAAACGCGCACCCAAACCGCTATTCGGGGATATATAACTGACGAGTATCCCGAAGATTATTTTACTAGCACTGGAGTTATTTATGCAAACTGACACTCGTAAACTCATTATTGAACTGCTGAATGCCGAATTAAAGCGAGCAAATCGCCTAGCCACTTTACTTTATCATCGTGAAATAAAGGAAGCGAAGGATGATTTTGTGAGACACATCAAGGCACTCGACGCCAGGGGTGTCCAATGAGGCGAGGCATGGATAGGCTCGGGGAAGGAAATATGGTGTGGACTGTTATATATCGAGCCGCCAATGGTGACACTTGTTATGAGATTGTAACCGGCCCTCACGATATGGAAGAATTCCGTAGTCACGCTAAGAAAAGATACAAACGACTCATCGCCTCTATTAAGGGAAATAATGACGTTGTTACCGAAACTATTTATCCTTGACATTTTTTTGACAATTTATTACTAGACAAAGCCTCGCCGAGGGTGTATAATGTATGTATACTTTAACCCGGAGTCCCAAATGTCAAATCTAGTTGTTAATATATCCGAATTCATCTCGGTGGATGTCTCGCTATTGCGCGCCCAGCGCGATACTTTGGTAGATACACTCGATGCAATCGAGGGGTCCAAACCAGATATGGTGGATGATTTCTTCGGACTCGAACGAGATACAGTCGTTGACAAATTGATTGGTATCGTCAATTTGCTCGATGGCTTGCTAGACGAGGCAGAAGGATTTACCCCTTAATTATTACCACCAATCATTTTACTATAGGAAGAACAAATGCTCAAAACATGCAAACATTGTGATATTGAATTCAGTGTTCACTCGCGCCGCAAGCGTCAAGTGGGCGGCTACATTAACGAATGCCCGGATTGTGTCGAGGAACGCGGGGGCGACCAATCGGCCCCTAAGCACTTCGGTGTGACAGGCTCTTTCGGGGAGGATGTGGCCGTCCTTCGGTTTGAGAATCAGCAATCCCGTGAGAAGTTTAAGAAAGAATATGGCGAGATTAAAACTTTAAAAGATTACTTTTAGGAGAAACATGGAAGCAATAGAATCATATCATTCATACCCATTACCCGACCCGTCTTTTCAGTGGCGGCACGAGGCTCAACTCTATGTGCTGGAAGCCGCCGACTCATCGTGGGTCCTATATTGCGACGGTATGTCGGTGCGCGATACTTTTGGGTATCCCATTCGATTCGAGACGAGTTGGGATGCTAAACGCTATGCGAAGGAAGCGTTAGGTCATGACGAATTAGTCTTGACATTTACTTGACAACTTTTCTCTTGACCAAACCCTCTCCATGGTGTATAATATATCATAACTTAAACAAAGGAGCTTAAATGCTATTCGACCCCACCCTCAAAGACCTCTATTCTGAAACCTCTGAAGAACATTATGGAGATATGTACGGCTACGCCGATGATTACGACGAATTAGATTTAGATGAAGAATGCCCTGACTGGGTGATGGAACAGATAGATGAAGAACTCCCATTTTAACAAGGGCGACGAGGTAACTATTACCTTCAATAAGAAAGCATCATCGCGCACAAAGGGGCGCATTCGGGAACACGGCCCCGAGTTTGTAGTTTTCCAGTCCATTCCAGGCTTTCGAGGGCCAGGGGCACTCCAAGACCGCCCCTGCGCCCTGGTCGGCTCTTTGTCTACGGGCTGGTCAGGCTGGCTACCCTTTGAGGAAATTGAGATAGCGTAATGTATGGGTGGACGCGGGGAATGAGCGCGGGAAATCTAGCTTCCCTTAGCGACTGGGACGGCGAGATTGAATTTGCTCGCTTTATAGTCCTCACTGGGAAAACAGATGCCATCCAAACCCGCGTTCTCGCGTATTGCATTTATTCTACGGACGCACACAAAGTGGGCCGAGTCTATTCCCTTCAGACCTATCGATTGAGGATACTTTATGATATTGCAAAAGGGTGACATTGTTTCTTACTGTATCCGCAGACGAGTCTGTGGAGAGGATGTAGACGACATTCGGAGCACCTACGTCGTCTTAGACGTGGATAGGGTCTGTTCGGGAAAAGCCGAACTTTATTGTATTTATGACGAAACCTATTCGCTCGACCCCCGATTAAGTAAGTTTAGTTATGGCTCGATTGAGAATGGTTGGAATGCCGCCTCACAGGCGAGTTTGGAGAAGCATGGACAATCAGCTTATTGGAGAATAAATTGAGCTTAAAAGCAGGAAATATGATGACAGTCCAGCGCGGAGGATTGGAAGGTTCGAAGGTCATTCTCCTGAATCCGGTGATGAGCACGGGTGACTTAAATCCCAAAAGTCAAAGGTGGTCGTGCTTTATGTTCTTCTCAAGCTGTACCTTTTGGCGAGTAAACGATATCTGTGTAATACGAGGAATAGATTTACTTTCTTTCTCTTGACATTCTCTTGACAATTTAGTTCTTGACGCATGATTAGTCGGAGTGTATAATGTAAATATCAATGGAGCGGTCTTGCCCAAATACAACTTAGGACAAATTGTTAAATATGAGCTAGAAAAAGATAGTTGGTATTTCATTATAACGGAGATATTGTCTCCCCCTAAACACAAAGCCGCCCCTTATTATCGGTGCTATTGCTTCAAGGCTCCTGATAACCATGTGCAGATAAGAGATTTGCACTGTAACATTCAAATGTCGGAGATACTTTTAGATGCAGTTTAAAGCAGGGCAAGTCCTCGATGAGTTTGACAATGGGTCGAACGAGTGGTTAGCAAGATACATTCTTCTCGAAGTGTGCCCAGACCGTTCAGTCCGAGCCCTATGTATGTATGATAAACTCAATCGTGATTATGTGGGGGAAACCGCCGAAATCAATATGAGTTGCATATTGAGGAGTAATACTTTCTTTTGGCGTATCGATGGAGAGCGCGTACCGAGTCGCAAGTGGAGCGAAGAACTATGAAGTTCAAGCTAAAGCCAGGAATGCTTGTGAAAAATCATGGTAATGGTGCCTTGTGTATTGTATTGAGTGTCGGTAAAAATGATTCAAATCTCTCCTACAAGACACAAATGTACGTCTTACAATCTGACCTATTGGTTGATAAGAATAAGAAAATATATTGGATCAATTCCGTCATGGCTGACCAATTATTTGAGATAGTAAATGAAGGTTGAAATAGGACAAATCATTGACCAGTACGCCGACTTCCCTGGAAAAGATTTATATTTGATGGCACGATATATTGTATTGGCCCACCACCCTCCGTCGAATGACATGCCGGGGCATCTGGAATTATATACTTTAAAGGGGTACATTTGGGAAGTGGAGGACGACTCGGCCCCGTCTGGGTCGGCATTGGTAATGCAAACCCCTGGAGATATTGAGCTAATTAACTCTTATTGTATTGTTTCAAAGGAAGAAACTACAAATAACTTTTATTGGGAGATTGTAGATGGAATTTGATAAATTTAGGAAAACAGTTTCACCCGGTGATATAATTGAGTGTATCGGAGGTACGGAGCACCTTTCTTATCATATTGTTGTCGATACCTATACTACCGAATCAGGCTGCTACGCACTAGCTGCCCATACTTTGTATGCGCACCCTACTGAATACATGAAGCCGGGAGAATTGCACCACTTGTATCTCGAAGAATTCGAGGAGAGAAATGATGAGAACGCAGTAGGAATCTTATATAAGCATGGTAACATTTGTCATTAGACCCAAACCAGGGGAGTATATTGAGTGGGTAGAACGCGACGGGCACTTTAACGAGGTCATCGCCCGCTATTTGGTAATTGACCCCCACTGTCCAGTCACAGGTAGTCCACGTGGTCGCTCCCCGAGAAGAGACTTAATAAGGGTATTTTGCCTCTTTCATGATTGGCCCCATGGCAGCATGCTGAATCATAAGGGGGGAAGAAACTGCTTTTTGCATGTAAGCGACCTTCATGACTACGGGGAGGCAGTGCATAATAACTTCTCTCATTTCTGGAGAATCTCCGAAGAAGGCCGATAAATCACTCTTGACATTTTCTTGACAATTTAGTTCTTGACCGGACTCTCTCCAGGGTGTATAATGTATGTATAATTCACACAGGAGTCTATCACATGGGAATCAGAAGCGACGTTGCGCTGGGTATGAAAGTCGAATTTTATCTTGCTTTGAGCGAAGAAAGCCGAAAAACCATTAACGAGTGGTTCGGCAGTCCCACCCAGAGGTCTGATAGGGGTATCCTCTTTTATGCCGAGAGTGTCAAGTGGTATAGTCATAGCTTCGATGATTTAATCGAACTCTACTCCGAAATTCATGAAGTGGCCGCCGAACAGTTTAATCAGGATGAGTGTGTGGTGTTACTGGTAGCAAATCCAGAATACCCGGCCTCCACTGATGGTGATATCGAATTGTGGTATGAGAACCCGTGGGAGTTATATAAGAGCGTTAGCGTTTGTGTGGAGTTTAACACCGAATGAAGTTCCCACATCAAATAGGAGAAATCATTTCAACTCCTGATTTAATCGGGGGAGTAACGGGAATATTAGTCGAAGTCGAGGAATTAAAAGTTCGTGAAAAGCACTTGCATGAATTTCGCGGCGAGTTGTCGAATATCCGCACACATCGCATTAAATTGGCTATCCTACACACAGAGGATAATTCCTGGCAAGCGGGGGAAATAGCTGACTTTTGGCCGCCTTTAGGAGCATCGTGGAAGAAATTATAACTTCAGGCGATATACAAGTAGGTGATATTATTTCGGAGCGAGGTATAATATCGGAGCGTTGGAATCCAGAGTATAGAGATATGGGTGCGCACATGAATGAATTTACTCGCGTCGTGGTATTGTCTAAGACTAGAGTGGAAGATGAGCCTATGGTCTGCACAATGGCATCGCGTTTTTATTTCACCGTTGCTGTTCTGTACGCTATCCCCGAAATACGTGAGGTAATGAACAACGCCCACACTTATAAACTTTCGGACTATGAAATAGACCTAGAAGATTACAGCGATGAGGCAACTTATTGGTGCATAGAAACCGGCGAAGAAGCTCCAGTAACGCCGAGAGAGTGGGTAAGGCTAGGATGAAACTTGAAGATTTAGCAGTAGGTCGCCTCTATCGATGGCAATATGACTATCACGGCGCACCCGTCGGGCATTGGATAATATTGGAGGAACTTCCTACCGACTCGCGCAGTGTGCATAGTAGGGAAGGCGCACCCCATCGAAGGTTCCGCTGGTTTTGCATGCACGGGTCGCCACTAAATACCACTCTCATTTTTGATATGGCCGAAGATAAAGTTCAGAACCTCACTTTAATCTCTTGACATTTTCTTTACAACTTTTATCTTGACCACACCTTCTCCAAGGTGTATAATGTATATGTAATTCAGACAGGAGTCTATCACATGACCGAGCAAGCCAAACGCCTCGAAACTCTTCTCACCCGCACAGATATCACCCCTTCAGAGCGTTCTTTCGGGGAGTCCTTACGCGGGGGCATTAAGAAATACGGTCGCTTGACAAATAATCAGTGGAGCGCATTCCAAAGGATGGAAGCGCGATATGACCCCAAGGTGATTGCCCAGCGGCAGGCTTGGTATGATGCCTGGACCGAAGAGAAGGCTAAAAATATTAAGGTCGCCGCCGAATATTACCTTGCCAACCCGCCTTATTTTGGTGACCTTGCTCGCAAGATTATGGAAGATGATTCATATATCCCTTCCGAAAAGTCTTATCGAAAGATGGTAGAGAATAAATATGTTCAAAAGGTACTGACTACCGTAAATTCTACCCCCGCTTTCGACGTGGGTGCTCTGGTTCAAGTGCGCAAGACTGCCAAAAAAGCCGCTTGGAACCTGCGGGACCGAGTAGCGATGGTTGTATCAAACACCGGACCCGTTCGCAGTTCCGCAAAAGGAGGTAGAACCTACACTATCCTTCCTTTTGGAGAGTCTCAAACAGTCCAGATTGAGGAACGATACCTCAAGCGCAAGCGAGGGTAGTGGAGGTTCCAAGTAGTATTTCGAGGTTAAAACCAGAATAGAACATTCCAGCCCGTTGCTGTATAGGGCTGGCTCCCGATTCTAAGGATTGAAAGTCCTGGCTGGCGAGCCCCAGCAGCCTTTCTATCTCCATTATCGCGGGGGGCGACATGAACAAGGGCGCAATCAACAAATTTATGCAGATAGAAAGCCAGCAATTCGAGCAAACTGGATGGGCCGCCTCCTTTCAGGGCGCGGAACTCTTGAAATACTACTTGGAAACATTATTATTGGAGAACAGAAAAATGAAAGAAGTGTATTTAATAACGTATGAACATAAGCATGGAACCGACCATACCGTAGTTACAACCCAGGCTTTGGCCGAAGCTGCCATGCTCGAATGGGTCAGGGAATGGAGAACCGTTTTCCAAATTCCAGAGGATATAACTGACGAACAAGCATTACAAGATTGGTATGACCTCACAGGATGTACCGAATCGGTCACTTATGAAATTATGCCAGTTATCACCGAAATTAAAACCTCTTGACATTCTCTTGACAACTTTTCTCTTGACTCACCCCTCTCCAGGGTGTATAATGTATATAGAAATTAAGCCACTCACCAACCTAAAATTCTGGAGTCTATCACATGGCATATTCACGCTCACATCACAAAAGAACAGTTAGATGCTCGTATTGTTACGAATCTGGCCACAATCGCTCATCTTGTCCGAAGCACGCGGCCAAAATCGAAGAAATCCGCGCTACCGACCCTAATAGTTGGCAAGTTGCCCGCTATGATGAGAAGAAAGCCAAGCGAGCCCGAAAAGGGAAGGACCGCAAGTGTTCTTATTGTGATACGAAAGGTCACAATCGCGCCACTTGCCCCGAACTCAAAGCGCATATGGCAATTACGAAGGAGCAAAACGCGGAGTACCGCAAAATGGTCTATGGCCGCCTCCAGCACCACGGGCTATTCGCAGGTGCGCTCGTTAATAGTGATAGGAATCGTCAACCCGTAAATCCGCAGGATTATGATTGTAATGCGTATTATCGCCAGCCAATGGTCATTAAGGCGGTGAACTGGATGGGTATCAATTTCTGGAATCACACCTACCAATATTTCGATAACGATGATATCTCCCGCCAATCTCCCTTTATGGCAGTACCTTTGAATAACCTTTCAAAGCCTTGGTTTGATAATCTCGGTTGGCCAATTGATAAGGACCTTTTAACGCATATTTTGGGCGAATCTACTGCTAATGAGTGGCTCGATGGTACTCATTGGCGTGCGGAAGAAGCCAGCTATTACTTTATCGAGGTTCAAAGCCCCGTTCCGACCCAGCAGCCACCAAAAGGCTGGTTGGAAGCGGAAGATAAGGCGATGAAGCTGGCCTATAAGAAACGTAGCTCCTACATGGGACCAATTCGCCGCCATGACCCGGCATAATCGAGACTTGACATTCTCTTGACAACTTTTCTCTTGACCTACGCTCAAATAACGTGTATAATGTATATAGAAATTGAGCGATTCCCCTTACACCCTACTACCTAAATCACAGACCTAGCTGGAGCTATCACATGTCAGTTGCTATCACATTCGCTAACCTTCATTCCATGATTCCCACCCTTCTTTCGGGTGACGAATCCGACCTTTATTCCGTCCTTATCCGAGGTCGTCACGGTATCGGTAAATCATGGATTGCCTATCAAACTGCACGCGGCCTTGCATGGGACGCGACCACCAACAAGACGCGCCCGCTAAAGGGCGACGAAACGTCATTACCGGTTGTGGAGATTCGTGCATCTCAAATGACTGAAGGCGACTTGCTCGGTCTGCCATCACCGCACGATGTAAACGTGAACGGCGAACAAGCCGCTTCCTTACGTCCTTTTGCTTGGCTCGTCAAAGCCTGTACTGAACCCGTTGTTTTGTTCCTCGATGAAGTTGACCGAGCGACCACCGAGGTTCGACAGGGATTTTTCCAACTTGGAGACTCCCGCCAGATTAACGGGTGGAAACTCCACCCCGGCACCGTTGTATTCGGCGCGGTCAATGGCGGCGTTCATGCTGCACAATACCAAGTGGCAGACATGGACCCGGCAGAATTAGACCGCTGGGTCACTTTTGACGTTGAACCGTCTGTTGAGGATTGGCTAACTTGGGGTAAATCCGAGGTTCACGCTATCATTTGGGACTTTATCAATCAGAATAAAGACCACTTGGAACACAAGGGCGAATTTGAGCCCGGTACGGTTTATCCTTCGCGCCGCTCATGGCATCGCCTTAGTAACACACTTGCTAAGGTCGATATGCTCGATAACGAGTCTGCCGACATGGGCCTTCTCTTTAACCTATCTCACGGCTTTGTCGGCTTTGAAGCTGCCGTTGCTCTTCGCGACTTTGTTGAGAACTACGAACGCCAAGTAACCGTCGAGGATATCTTAGACGATGGTAAGATAGATAAAACCAAAGATTTCGGCCTTGTTGACCACGTTGCTCTCATTGAGAAGATGGACGCAAGCGATGTATTCACCGCTTCCATCCCCGAATCTCGCTTGATTAACTTGGTTAATTACTTCGATACCCTTCCGTCAGAAGCCAGGATGAAACTGTTTACTACGCTAACCGCTGCCAATAGTCAGGTATCTGCTGAAAATGGCTCGAACTTCCATAAAGAGCTTGCTAAGCAGGGTAAGGTCGAGGCGTTCATTAAGCTGCTCGGCGGCAAATAATTTAGAGGTGTGATAGCCCCGGTTGAACGGGGCATATGCGCCTCACCGTGTATATGTCCCGTTTTTACCTCCCTTATTCCTCTTGACATTTTCTTTACAATTTTTATGTAGACTTTTACATCTTTAGGGTGTATAATGTATATATAGATTGGAGCTTCCCTTATGACTACTACCGACCCAAAGCCCTTTGACCTTGACCAGCATATTGTTGGCCTTCTAAGGGATGAACCCTTCTTCGCTGCCTTATCTCGACGACTCGAAAAGGTAGCTACAAAGGCGGTTCCTACCGCTGGCGTACGCTTCAACGATGACCGCTGCCGGTTTGAACTGTTCTATAATCCTGATTTTATGGGCGAAATCCACGAACAGGATGAAAAGTATGTTAAAGGCGTGCTTTTGCATGAGTTTTACCATATTATACTTTTACACGTCACTTCGCGCATGCCTGAAGGAAAAATGACGAAGAAATGGAACTATGCCACCGACCTCGCTATTAACAGCGAACTAACTGTGTTTGCGCGTGATATGGATGCGCCGACGGGCTATGTGGTTGAAAGTTCACTTTTACCCTTAGATAAAGCCCTTATTCCGACTGTGGGTCCATTCGCTGAAATGGCCCCCCACCTCTCGGCTGAGGAATATATGACTTTGTTACCTGACAATGGAGAAGAGCCCGACCAAGGCTCTCCAGGGGGCCAAGGTGACGGTGAACCCACCGATGGCGATGGCGACGGGCAAGGCGACGGTGAAGGACAAGGTAAAAAGCCGGGAACGGGGAGCGGTAACGGTTTTGATGACCATTCCGATTGGGGCTCGTCTGATAGTGCTGATGAGAAGCGCAAAATCGCCGAGGAACGCTTAAAAGAGAGCATCAAAGAGGCATATGTCGAGGCTCAATCCAAGGGCTTCGGGTCTGTTTCATCGGCTATGAAACGAACGATTAAAGAGGTTATAACTCCTAAAGTTAATTGGCGTTCGGTCTTGCGCTCCTTTGTTAAAGCCAGTCAGCGTGCCGACCGTACCTCGACAATCAAGAGGTTAAACCGGCGTTATGCTTATATCCACCCAGGCAAAAAAGCCAAGCGTCAGGCGAAAATCGCCGTTTCAATTGACCAATCGGGCAGTGTCTCCGATAGCATGCTTGTTGCCTTCTATTCCGAGCTTGAGAAGTTGGCACAACTGGCAGAATTTACGATTGTCCCCTTCGATACTGTTGTATCCGAAGAGCACATCCACGTCTGGAAGAAAGGCGAGCGACATGAGAAAAAGCGTTATATGTGCGGTGGAACCTGCTTTAACGCCCCGACGAAGTGGGTCAATGAGAATAAATTTGATGGTCACATCGTTTTGACCGATATGGAGGCCCCTAAGCCGGTTCCTAGCAAATGCCAGCGCATGTGGATGACAACTAAGGAATGCGCAGAACGCCCCTACTTCCAGACTAAAGAGCGAGTGATTGCAATCAATGACTAGAACTACCTTCAAAATTGAAGAATTGAAAGCGGGCGATGTCATTACAATGCCCCGACTTGACAGTGAAGACGAGGTTCAAAGGTGGTTAATCGTTGACGAGCCAATGACAAACCTTTTAACCGTTCTCGTATTACTTGACTCTGGCAACCGATACGGTTGGCTTGGCAACCTCATCACCGTCGCCAAAAGCGAGATAATTATTGATAAATGGAGGCTCTTGTGTCAGTAACACACATGGGCGAAGTCCATCACCCGGTGTCGGCAGACTATCCCCGCACCTTCATGCTATCCCAGGTTAAAATCGGTGATATGATGGTAGCTTATCGCAAGGGGCAAGTTAGCCAACAATGGATAATCACTAGCATATCGCCTGACGTGGTAAAGGTGTATGTTTCTTTTTCACACAGTAAGTCATATCTACATGCTGGCCGAGATTTTGAATTCTACAAAAGCAGCTTTCTTAGCTGGCAAACAAAGAATAAGTGGGAGCTTCGGGTAGCCTAATGGGACTTAGAGAGGGCGATATGATTAGGAGCAAAATAAACGGCATTGAAGGTATAATAACCGGCTTCGATACCTCCAAAGGTACTGGCCTATATCATACTATCCTCATATTTTGCACTTACTCCCCTCATAATTCCCGGTACATCAATTGCACGATTCCACTCCGCGCATCTTCCGCGATGATAGAGAGGATATGGCCCCCAAGGTTTGAACGATGAAGAAAAGCGAGCTTCAAAGGGGCGATATAAAGAGGGGCCAAATTATTAAGTCGGCTCACGCCACGTTGTTGGTGCTTCAAGTTTTGGGATTGTCCAGGGTCAACCCCCTAGATGAGCGACTGCGGGTGTACGTGCTTCAGGATATGATAAGTAGAACGCCGAATACTATTGAAGTCTATGTGGTCGACCCTGGACAATGGCGCATTGTAAGTGATATATCGCCCGAGGCCACATTATGAACTATCTACTATGTGACCAAAAGATACCTTCCAGGCCAGTTAATCCGATATATACGCACGGGGGCTATCTATCTGCTAATCGAGGAAGCGAGCATGCCTCGACTAAATCCCGCTTGGAAGGCCGAAAATGGCTACGCCTTCAAAGCCTACGTGGTCTTCACGGGTCGGAGTTGGTCAAATGTGGGCGATGAAATTGAAGTATTCATCTTAAAGAAATCCCAATACTACGAGGTTTTGAGTTAAAATGCAGTTAAAAAGAGGACAATTGGTAAAGAACACTGGCCCCACCACTCTGCGTCTGGCGATTATCACCCGCGTATGGCAGAGTAAACCTGCCTTTTGCCCACAAGTGGAGGTGATGTGGATGTATTATCCAGCCCGCCCTGAAATGGTAGGAACAACCACCCAAATTGACAGTCGCCGCTTTGGTAGTGAGCGTGCATGGACTCTGCATTCGAGTGGTTACGTGATTGTGCAGGATGAAACGGGCGAACCGCCGCCCCCTTGCATGGTGTGAGCGTGATTCGCGAAATTTTTATTCGCCAAATTTTTTCATAAAGGACTTACAAAGTGATATATGGCAGAGCCATTTAATATTAAAGATTATAACGTCGGGGATTTAGTGGGGTTGAAATTCAACTATTTCCTCAAACAGCATCATAAAGACAAGACAAGGGAAATCCACGGCATCCTCTTAGAGTCTGACGTTTCCGAGGGTTGGAAGGTGCTTATCACCTATGACTCGCATGGCCGTGCCCTTGGGACACATGGTCATTATTCGAGTTCATGGCTTTCAAACGCCTCTAAGAGCGACAAGGTGTGGAAGATATCCGAGGCCCTAGAACATGAAAGTAAACTTTAAACCAGGGGATATCGTGACAGACTCTTGGGCAAGAGATTATCCGCCGGAGTCGACGCCTCGCATGATAGTGTTGGAAGTAAGCCATCACACGAGATATGCCAGGGTGTATACCATCTATGAGCCAGCAAAACTTACAAGGGTTACAAGGGCTCTAGGTGGTGAAATGCTAATACCAAACTCCAAAATCGAGAATCCTTATACCGTACGCAGTTGTAACAAATTGATTCGCGTATGTGAGATAAATAAGGTTCGAGGCCAATAAAATTAAAATGGTATAATTACAGTATAAGGAAGGCTATAATGTGAAGGAGCAAATAATAAAGGGTATAACTACTATATCTCCAGGGGATATTATAGCCGAGACTCCTGACAAATCGTCATGCGAGGAATATATCGCTGTATACTTGATTGTGGGCAAATTGATTGAACGTGAAGAATTAGATTTGCACAAGTACCAGCGAACCGTAACGTACTTTAAAACTTATTTATTATACGTTGGGAAGGAATATGATAGTACATGGGCTAAGCACAATAACCCAGGAGATTACTACCTTTTGAGTGAACACGAAGTTTCAAACTATCACGACTGGATAATCCTGTTTAAATCTGATATACCCTGGAAAAAGGGGGTAAATGTGGAAGAAAGTGGATTATCGTGGGATAAGCCCGATTTTTAAAAAAGGTAGATTTAAATTACTGAATAAATGATTTTTAATATGGGAGGGAGAAACGTAGCAATTTGATGGTGGATATAGTACATTCTAACTAGACAATCAAGTAATGTATTGTAATAAATAATTGACAATTAAATGCTTGACAAGCATATAGGAGTTTGAAACAGAATAATATGGAATCACTATTAAAGAATATCTTGCTGCTCTTTGGCGTGTTGTTCATTATCGACTTTGTAAGGGAATATCCAAAGACCTTCGAGAACATAGATACAACCGTCGATATGGTGAAGGATAAAGTAGGTGCAAAATAAACCTAGCATAATCGAGGTTGTAATACTACTATCGCTTAGTGTTGTTATAGCTATTGGATTATTTACTTACAATGCGGGATATTAAAGACATGCCCCTGGAAGGATTTTAAAGGGCCTCTGACGCTTTTCACGCTATAGCATCCGGTTAGTCGTCGCGAACGCTCTGCGAGCGTGTGAGGCCCTTTAAGAGCGTTACAGGGGTATGTAGCGGCCCGTCGTCAGGTTAAGTCGGGTCAGTCGATGCACCGTCATGCGCACCGCCGGTACCCAACGCGCTGGAATTTCTGGCAGAAATATATAATATAGTGTCGGCGATAAAGCCGGTTATAACTTATTAATAAGTCTTGACATTTAGTTGACAAGATATATATGGACAAGGGCGGAAAAAACGAGTATAATATATATATGAAAAGCCGCTCCCCCTCACAATTTCCCCTTACCCGTCGCGTCGCTCCTGTGCTCGCGATATTGGAGTTTGTTCTATGTATATTCTTATCACCGAAAATGGGCCTACAACGCCCCTTAACGCTTGGCAGGTTCGCTGCTGGGCGTGTGCCATGCAGTCGAATGCGCGCCTTAGACCTGACCATCCGGACGACGTCGATTTGGTGCTTGCAATCCAGCTTTTGCAGGAGCACGGCGTCGACGTTAAGCCGTCTGGCCTCACGGTACCGCATCCCGGGGACGTGGCCGAAGGCATGCCTACTCGATAACCCCCTTTCTAACTCTCATATGGAGGATATTCCTTTGCTGACATTCAATTGAGCGCGTTATGACTGGAAGTCGCGCCCCAGCTGATTCCTTACTTTAAACCTTAATTATTCCTTACCCCCTAACAAATCGAGCTATCACAATGTCATCCAATAACTTACCAGGCGATTCTTCCCTTCCAACCGTCATTACCCGCGCTGACGCCATAATTATGTGGCGCAATACGGTATTACCCTATATACGCCGCGAATTCGAGGCCGATGGTGTCCCCGATTATCCCGCTCGTTCCGAGTCTTTCAACAACTGGACTGATATGCTATGTAAAGACGGCGATATCAGCGAGTGGCAATATAATAACTGGACACATCCAGTCGAGTGTGGGAGCTAATTATGTCGGTTGAATCTACCAAATCACTAACCCCTTTCGAACAATCCCAATTGCGCGCAATTCAATTTGCGACGTCATTCCTCTATAATGCAGCTTTAACCGAGACTTTAAAGGCTCTCGATAGTATGCGCGGAGAAAGCTTTGAATTGCTTAAGCAAATGAAGGCTTCCGATGCCGATAATAAGTCGACTTATAGAGAGGCTATTAAGCTTAATATCCAGGACCGAAAATTCCTCTTAGAAACTATATTTACCCAACCCATTGAAAAGGACGTTTAAACCATGCATATCATTAATTACAAAGCAAATCAAACTATAGTTGAAGCCCGTGACGACGCGGGAAAACCCAGTTTCACCGCCCTTTTATCGTATGGCGTCCCACAGTGCGTTATTCTCCATAAGGAAGGTTTAAACTTAGTTACCACTAAGCGTTACTCAAACACTACTAACAAACACCGCAATGCCTATGTGCGCGATATGATGCCTTCGCAGTTCACAACCATCGAGGCCACACCCGCCGAGATTCAGGAAATTACTGGCTTAGAAACTGCATAATCGAGGTTATAAAAATAAAATGTCTATAGACTTATTCTTCACATCCAAAGGTGCCTTTCAGGCATTCGTTAAAAAGCAGCGTAGAACCAAGTTTTTCATGCCCATCGCCCAACGATATACACCTACCACTGATTGTAGGCATTCAAACTGCCTTGTCAGCAAGACACATATCCTGCATTGGTCCGACACTAATTTCTTTAATAGTGACGTTATAAAGGTATCTTTGGACAGGGGCGTATATACCAGTTTTGCCTTCTGTTATCCTATGACTAAGGAGTATGCACAAAACGTAGGTTTAAAGGAGTAAATCATGCGAACGATTTGTCACACACGCGAAAACGATTTGTCAGGATAAAGGCCCACAATGGGGGGGTCCCCCCTCCCCTCCCGCTCGCCGGAAAGTCCCTTCCTAACTGGGTTATCGGCCAGGCCGGCCAGGTCGCCACGCGCTACACACCCAGAAAAATTCCCAGAATAAAAACGCAGCTTTTGCTTTTTGATGCGACTATTTATATACGAAAAGAGGATCCAAACCATGAGAATAACGAAAAGCCAATTGCAAAGAATCATCAAGGAAGAAATCGAGAGAACTTTATTCGAAGATGATT